TGAAAGGTTGTCTGTAATGTTATCCCCTTATGAGAAAGAAACTTACTTTAACTTTAACGAAGCTGAGAAAGACGCAGTTGTGTTTACTTATAATGCTTCTCTTATCAGAAAATTGAAAAATGCTATGGATGAATACCCAGCAATTCAACTTATCCGTGAAAATGAAGATGGCTCTTGCCAATTCGTTGTTCCTAAAAAATGGTGTAAAGTGTCTTTGCCCCGTATTCTTTCAGATGAACAAAAAAGAACTATTGCTGAACGTTTAGCAGCTTCAAGAATCAAGTAGTATTTTATAAAATGGGGTATCATTCGTTTTTAGCCTTTAAAAGATATATACGATAATAGTATTTTTACATTGTAGTGTCTAAGTAGACATTCTATACTCCTATGATGTATAATCTTTTAAAAGTATTGTAGATAATAGGTTTTGAGGGGTGTTTAGTATATGTATGACGTGGGGAGTGTCAATAAACCAAATGACCCCCGCTTTGAAAATGTTCTTTGATGCTAGATTTGCTACCTATGTGTTTTCAAGGCATAAGTACCCAACAGACGAGTTTGAAATTTTAGTTTATCTTTTGTGGTTCTGCTTCTTGTGTTGATTGCTTGTCTCGGTATACACGTCAATATTGACATTAATCCTCCGTTTTTGTAAATAAAGTAAAAATAAGAATTAATTATTCTCAAAAACGATGTAGAAACGATTTTATAGATTTTCTATTAAAAAGAATGTGAAGTTTACTTCATGTCATATACTATGCTGAGTGCGAAGTAAACTTCACAAGTGTTCGATAGATTGTGATTTATAAAATGGTGAACTTTGTTCGCCAGAATGTAACCATGCTAGACGGATTTGCTAGCTGTGTTTACATTTATTCACCGCTTTGTAAAGCGTTTAAAAGATATTCTGAAATACAATGTAGAAACGACTAACGCCGTTTCTAATCTGTCCAGCAAAGCTGTCTGGATGTAGCGTGTTAAATATAAAACTAAGGAGTTCAAAAATGGAATGTATTTTTAAAATCTTTCTTGCGTTTGTTTTATCTTTTGTTACTGTCTCAACGTCTATTTGTTATGCTATTGAGAGGTATAACCAGCAGGTAAATATCAGGTTTTTAAAGAAACTTGTAAAGGTTTCAGATATTTTATTTGTTCTGTTTCTTGTTATATTTTCTATTGCTTATGGAATGGATTTCGTTTTATTTGTACTTCTGTTGTCTGTGGCCATTTCGTTTGTAATTTTGTTTCTCTATTGTGTGTTTATAGATAGACTATGGTGAAGATTATTTTGTTCTGTATTGTTCTTGTTGTGTTGTTCGTGATGTTTAAAGCTGCGCTGTCGTGAATTGTTTGGTGATACATCACTTGTGGTGTAAGTAATGGTTGCGCGAGTTTGTGGTGAGTAGGTTTGTGTGGTGATAGGAGATTAATAAAAACAGTTCGGTAGTCTGGTTTGGTGGAAACTATTGCCTTACAACAAATTTGTGTAATAGGAATTACTTAACGTAGTTTTTAGTGCTGAATATAACTCTACCGCAAAATGCGGTAACGTGGCTATGACGTTGGGTAATAGTAGGCCCTAAAGCTTTTCCATATATGAAAAGATACATATATACACCATATTGAGTGTAACATGCAAATTCGAGTGTTACATTTAAATTCATATATACATCCATTCATATATCTATATATCTATATATACTTGTTCACCGGTAAAACAGAAAAATACAGAATTTTTCCAAAAAAAAAGCAAAAATTAGAAAAATTCCCGATAAAAACAAAAACGGGACAATTCCCAGCAAACAGCCGAAAAATCAATCCTGTTTCAAATATTTTGAAAAGTAAAGCGGATATTTGAAGATATAGTATTCAAAACTAGCTGTTCTATTAGACATACCACGCGCCCGCGTGGTATAATATAGATAATGAAAGAGGGAAAACAAGATAAAGCAAGAACGCAAACAAACAAGGCCGCGCATGAATAAAGATACATACAATTGTATATTGTTCACGGCTCAAACATTCGCGATACACCCGGCGGCGTGTTGTACGCCGTGGAAACACACTGTCTTTGTGAATCATTTAACAAGTACGTTATAATAGACAAATAGGCGACAGTATCCGCTTTGCTTTTTAGTCAAAGTGAACAAAAGGTAAAAACTGGAATTTGTACAATCGAGTACAAAACTTATACAAAAGGGTTGCGAAAAAAAAGTTTGTGTGTTTTCAATATTTGTGAGAACTACACAACAAAATATCCTATGGCGCAAGCGGTTTTTGTGAAAATTACACAAGAAAAACGCCGCTTTATATATATTACCTTATAAGCACGGGCGCGGATGCCGCTTGCGTTTTTCTGGCAACTTGCTATACTGTGATTGTACCGATGAGGTGCGGAACACAAGAAAAGGGGGACGGAACGGCAATAGAATGAACCGGACGCGAAGCGAAACCCGCGAAGCTGGCAGTATTGCCGACGGGGCGCAGAGGGGAAACACCGGGCAAAGAATCCATTGTAAAGGTGGCGAACAAAAAAATGCGATTCATTTTCAGGTGCGCTATTGTGTGCGCGGTTATTATGGCGGGCTTCCTGCTATCCGCGCTTATAAGGTGAAGCGCACGCCGCCCGCTTGCGCGGGCGGGCACGATTCCAAAAGGTGTACGACTTATTAACAATCATTATCAATTGATAGGAGTGCTTAAAAATGACAACTACTAACAACATGACCACAACAACCGCCGCCGCCGCCATCGAAAACACCGCCGCCGCCGCTGAAAAGGCCGCGCCCGCCGTCTGGCCTGTGCGCTATGAGCGCATGACCTTCGGGGAGTATCTGGACGCTATCGCCGCTGGGGAAATCGCAGAGCCAGTATTCCAGCGCGGCGCAGTCTGGACGGAGAAGCAGAACGCGCGACTTCTGGCGTGCCTGCTGGCGGGGCGTGTGATGCCCGCCATCATCGTGGCAACCGTGCCCATGACAGACGGGGAACGGCTGGGGCTTTTGGTGGACGGCAAACAGCGCACAACGGCTTTGACAACGGCTTTAGAGGCCGCAGAGACGGACGGAGACGATGAACGCGCCGAAGCTATAAAGGCCATCGCCGTTGATATCCTCTACACGGATACGCCCAGCCTAACCGCCGCCGCTGAATTTTTCGTGGACCTCAATAGTGGGGCGAAGCTGTCTGCTATTCAGCGCAACAAGGCCGCTTTGAGCGATTCCTGCATGGCGTTTGTCAATTCCTTCCAGAACGAGCTGACGCGGGCGCGTCCTGGCGAAAAATGGGGCAAAGTCAACGCGGATACCGCCGCCGCTATGCTGGCCGCCGCCGTGGTGGACGGCGTGAACGTTGCCACCTCCAGCGCGGGCGCGTCTAAAATTCTGGCAGGCGTAAAGGATGCCCCCGCGTTCCCCGCCTTGCGTTTAGCGCAACTTCTCCGCGCTATCCAGCTTTTGGAAGCCGGAGACGCGCAGACCGTTGCCGATTATAACGCCGCCAAAGCCGCCGCGCTGGCCGCAGTTGGTGAGGATTCCGCGCTGGTTGACGTTTCCGCACCAATCAACTATGGGAACAAGGGCGGGAAAGAAGCCGTGTACTGGTGCAGTCCCGCCCACCTCGTTCCCGTCTGGGTGTGGGCATGCCGCCGTGAGGACGTGGACGCAGACGCGCTGGCCGAGATTATGAAAGCCTTTAATCCGTCCGCAAAAGCGCGGTTCAGCTTTACGCAAACAAAAGGCAAAAGTTCAAAGCGTGTTTCTAAGTCGCTGGCCGATGCCTGGGGCGACACCTCTAATAGCAAGGCCGCAACCTACGCCCGGACGGCTGGCTTTGCGGCGTTCGCGAAATCCTATCTCGAGATGAAGGACGCGCCCGAACTGGCCGCCGATGACATGGAGCAGACCGCAGAACGTGCCGCCGAAGTGGCCGACACTGCCGCCGCCCTTGCGCAAGCTCTGGCCTAAACTGATACCCGCCAGAGGGGCACAAGCCCCTCTGGCACTCTTTGAATAGGAGTGCTAACGATATGTTAACAGACAAAATGCTAGTTGAATCCTACGTTCTAACCGTTCCCGGCCGTCTATGCTGGGCATTGTATCCGTACAAAGCGGTGCAGTTCAAAGCATATGACCTCAACACGGGCGCGGGCCGTGGTATCATCGACATCGCCGCGCTTGATAGCCTGTTGAAAGCGGCAGGACGAGACTACACACTCGAGCCGCCCATGGAATGGGATACGGACGACGAACAAAACACGCGCGGCAAAATATCTGGCGCAGTATCCGCGCGGCGTGTTGCGCACAAATACGGCGGGCAGTGAAGCAGACGGGGGCGGGGGCTGTATTAGCACTCAACCGCAGTGACTGCTAAGCGTCAACCGTAGTGTGCCCCATGGTTTACATTATACGCGGAGTATAATTTTGCTGTGGGGGCTTAGTAGGTATCTCCACCAAATCGAGAGTAAATTTAGCTCCACTACATACCATAACACCAATAATCCCCACCCGACTCTGTGCTACATAGTAGCACGAGGCGCTGTGTATTGCAAAGCAATACAGTATCGGAACACACTTTCACCCCACTACATAACAACAAATTGTCCTATACCCCCCCTGTATTTACACTACGGGTGGGGCTTTTTTTATACTCCTATAATACACCCATATAAAATTCCGTATTGCTAGACTACGAATAAATCCACTTCAGCCCATAAATAGCCATAGCTACAAGTATAACAAGACCTACTAATCCTAAAGACATACAAACGTTAAACACAAGAGTAGCCGCTCCAACAAGAACATAAATAACCAACAAAACACCAAACAAACCACAAATAGCATTGAACATAATAAGTCCTCCAAGTAAATATTATTAGCTGGTAGATGTTCCATCGAACTTTGTTCGCTGGTGCGCTTTCGCCTCTCTACCTTACACCTATATTATACCACACAATCACACTACACGTCAAATAAATCCAATACAAAACACACCATAAAACAAACAATTCACACAATCATCACAATAATTACAACACACACAACAATCACTATGGGTATATTATATCACACTTAGTTCTACTTGTCAACACCCTATTTGTAAACAATTTGTGAATGAAACTGCATTATATATATATATATATTAATATATAATAATATAAATTTATATATCTATATGCTTGTATATAAATTTATAGATATATACGCTTGCATATAAATCTATATATCTATAAACTTGTAATTATAAATTTATATATCTTAACACATGTATATATCTATAAATTTATAAAATTAAAAAATAAAATATAATTTTTCTTTATAAATTTATATATCTATACGCTTGTTTAAGATATATAAATTTATAGATATATAATCTAGTTATATAAATTTATATATCTTAACACCTGTATAGTTATATAAGCGTATAGAAAAAAATAGTATTTTTATTTTAGTATTATACGGTTATAGATATAGAAAGCGTATAGATATATAAGCGTATAAACAAGCGTATAGATATATAAATTTATAATAGGGGTATTGACTTTTTGTTAAGTTTATGATATACTTGGATTATGGCAAATGGTAACGATTGGCGGTAGGGTATTGACTTTTTATCTCAAATGTGGTATAATGCATGTAAAGGAGGCGAAACAATGCCAAACGTTGGCAAAATATTTGAAAACGAGATAAAAGAGAGTATACCGTCCAACATCATGTATTACAGGATAAAAGACCCCGCTCAAGGATTTGGACAAGGAGCAACAACAAGATTCTCGCTTCACAATCAATGTGATGCGCTATTATACAAATATCCAAATCTAATAGCATTGGAGCTTAAAAGCACACAGAACACATCCATTCCATTTTCTTTAACAGAAAACAACAAAAGTATAAAGGCATGTCAAATAGATGGACTATGTAAGTTCTCATTGTTTCATGGAATATCAGCGGGGTTCCTGCTAAACTTTAGAAGAACGGAGCATACTTATTATCTTGACATAGATGATTTTTTGAGATTCATAGTTGATACTGATAAACAAAGCATAAATGAAAAAGACGTGATAGAGTATGATGGTTTATTGATTCCTTCAAAGAAAAAGAGAACAAGAAGCACATATAGTATAGAAATACTCTTTAACAGAGAGGAGGTAGAAGAATAGTGAAGTTATTTATTGACTTTGATAATACGATAGCAAATTCATCAGAAGTGATAGTTGATATGTTAAACGAACACTTCGGTAAGAATGAAAACTTTGAAAAGTTAAGAAAATATGATTTTAGTGATTTATTTCCAGAGTGTTCATATTGGGACATAGAAAAGTTTTTCAATTCAGACGAGATGTTTGAGAGATTGAAAATTTTTCCAAACATGATAGAAACAGTTGATGCTTTCAAAGACTTCTTCGATGAAATTTCAATCGTTACAATTGGAACAAAGGATAATCTAGAAAACAAGAAAAGATTTTTAAAGGAAAATAATTTAGAATTAACATTCTATGGAATAGAGAACAATGGACGAAGTGACAAGAGTAGCGTTGACATGCATAATGGTGTGTTTATTGACGACCACATTGGTTGTTTACATAGCTCTAACGCTAAAATAAAGATACTGATGAAAAACGTCGAAAACGGAGAATGGAACAAGGTTGAGCCAAATGATGATATATACGTTGTAAACAATTGGTACGAAGTATATTCCATCTTTGACTTTATAAAGAAGAACAAGGAGTTGTATTTATGGGAAATATTATAATAGTCGGGAAAAGCGCTTCTGGAAAGAGTACAGTTGCGAACGCATTATCAGACGACTTTAAATATACAAAAGCGGTAACAGCCACGACACGTCCTATGCGCGATGGCGAAGTAGATGGCGTAGACTACTACTTTTTGACAAACGAACAGTTCAATAAAAAACTTAAGAATGGTGAGTTCTTAGAATGGGCTGAATATAGAGGATGGAGATACGGAACCCCGAAAAGTGAGATTGACAAATCAAACAATATGGTTTTCGTTCTAAATCCAAATGGTTTGAAATCTTTCAAAGAACTTGAAATCCCACACATTAGTTTTTATTTGAATGTAGAGAGCGGACTGAGAATTTTGAGACAGCTTGACCGTGGAGATGATAAACAAGAAATTGAGCGTAGATATTTCGCGGATGAAAAAGATTTTCGAGGAATTGAAAAAGAAGTAAACTTTGTTGTAAATAATGATACTGAACTTGATGAATGTATCGACGAAATCCTGTTTGATATTCTATATTACGAGAACCCGCAGTCTCTTGAGGATTTTCTGAACAAGTTGGAATATGTGTTTGACAAAGCGAACGAAACTGATTTAACGGATATTCAATAAAGAATAATTGATGGAGAAGATTTAATTGATAAACAGACAGTTCTATATCTATAAATTTGAGTCTAAATTCTTAGACCAAAACAAATACAATATAAATTTATCATTCAAGCAGGCTAAGGATGGCGACCAAATTATAGCTGTCTCGGATAGTCAGATGCTTAGAAGCATCAGAGATATTCAACAGAGATATATAGATAGATATAAACTTGAGTTGCTTTTCAAAAAGAGGGACGATATAAAGAAGCTCCCATCATCAAAAACAAATGCTTCTTTGATAAGAGAAATCAACAAACAAATCAATATGATGATGTTTGTTCCAGAATATGTATCTGTCATTATCACTCGTCCCTCACACTACAAAAAGTTATTCTATAATGGATTAACAATAAATGGAAAGAAATATATTAGGTTCTCATGTTCGGCTTCACAGGCAAGAGTAAATACGATAATCATGGTTCAGCAAGATATATCGGACGAACTGTATAGACGTTTGAACAATGGTAGACATGATAAGAAATTAAATCCAAGCAAGTTTAACGCATATTTCGGATTGAGTAGTTCGGCAACGATTCCTGTTAGCACACCAAGAGTTTGTGTAGTATCGGATTGCCTTATGAAAAGAAATACTCTTGTAAACTATGTAACAGAGATAGACGAACCATTGTGTGACGATATCATAGAGAGAAAAGAAGTAGAGATTGAATATAACTACTTCGATGGAATGGGACTAATATCACCAGAACAAAGCGAGCGATGGGCACACGAACTTGAACTTGATTGGATTCCATCAGAATGGTGTATCCGTAATGCTTGGATAAAGGGAATGGTTTGTACATTCCCTATCCAAGAGTTCTGTGAAAAGATAAACGGTGGAAACTATCTTATAGAAACGATTTATAAGAACGAAAATGGAACACCAAAGATGGCTGACCTTAGAAACATCGACGTTATAATTAGCGAATCACAATTCAAAATGGCAGGGTGCTATGATAGTTATGAAGAATATGAAAGGAATTGTATAAACAACAAACTTTCGTGGGGAATCTCAAGATATACTCCGAAATATGATTCCAACTGTTTGTATTTGAACTATCAGTCACTTCAAACGTTGAAATTAGATGATGAAGATGTTTCACAACTGTGCGCACCAACGGTAGACTGGATAAAAGGCGTAGCAAGAGACAACATAATGTATACGTCTTTGTTCTTGATGGGAAAGTCTGTTGGAAAGAAAGGTGTTGTGAATTTCATCAATAGTAGTGATAACTATTGGTTGAAATCGTTACTTGTAAACCATAATGTTATAAACGACAAATATGTGTCAGATAAGATTTACGACAATATCGTAAACAAAATCAAAAGCGCATGTATGGGTAAACTTGTTGTAAATGGAAATTATCAAGTTTTGGTTTCTGACCCATACGCAATGATGGAACATGTTTGTGGTCTTGAACCAAATGGACTTCTTGGTGAAAGAGAGTATTATTCAAAATACTGGAACGATAGAAATGTTGATTTAGTGGACAGTATGCGCTCTCCGCTCACATATCGAAGTGAACACAACATATTGAATCTCAAAAACAACGACGAGTTAAATCATTGGTATAGATATCTTGGAACAGGAATCATTGTGAATGTTCATAGCGATGATGTTTTACGATGGGCAGATTCAGATTTCGATATGGATATAGTCGCAACGACATCAAATCCAACAATCATCAAGGGTGTTTATAAAGATGATTTGGCTGTAACATACCAAAAGAAGCTATCGCAGAAAATTGAGTTTACTCAAGAGGATTTATATAAAGCAGACCTACTTGCCTTTGGTTCAGAGATTGGTTCGATAACAAATAAAAGTACATCTATGTATGCCATGTTGCCGATGTACGACCCACAAAGCCCGCAATATGCAGAATTGGAACGACGTCTTATAATGACACGAGTGGCACAAGGTAACGCGATTGATAAAGCAAAAGGTGTTCAGACGAAACAATTCCCGCAACATTGGGCGAACTATCAAAGAATAGAAGATTCAGACAGTGACGAAGTAAAACGCAAGAAAGAGTTCTTTAACAGTATTCTCGTTGAAAAGAAACCATACTTCTTCAAATATCTCTATAAAGACAGTCGTTCGGCATATAATAAGTTTCTACGAGAAGAAGAATCGTATAGACAGATTTATGGAATAGATTTGGACGAGATTAAAGGCAAAAACGAATCGGAGCTTACAGAGAAAGAAAAATATTATCTTGCTTCAATGAATTACAGAAATCCTCTTATTGAATCTGATTGTGAAATGAATAGGATATGCCGTTATATAGAAAGCGTTGATTTCGATATAAAGCGTTTCAATTCAGATAAACCGTATGACTACAAGATATATATGAATGATTCAATAGAGAAGAATATGGCGTTATACAACTCGGTTAAAAAGGCGGTCAAAGATTTCTTCAGATTCCTAAAGGAAGATATTTCAATGAGTGATTATTCTTCTTCTTTGAAATACTTGCCGGAAGAAGAACGAAAGTTGATGAACAAATATGACCTGTTCAAAGATACAATGACCGGAATCTGTTCAAATTCATCGGAGCTTGTGAACTATCTTGTGGAAATATTCTACGTTGACCTGAAATCAAGCAACAAAGATATATTATGGAGAACATTTGGCAAAGTAATGTTCTATAACGTATACAACAAATCATCTAAGAAAGTTCTTATTCCTCAAATTGAAGATGATGGCGAATACGAGTACCTGTTTGATAGTTACAACATCTTGGAGGTAGACTTAATTGGTCAATGAATATAACGAAATATCATATGCTAAAAAGATGCTGAACTCTGGATTCCTCACAAACAGGAGAATGTATGAGCTTAATATCTTAGCAAAATATTTCTATTACATTGGTTATAAGCCTAAAGAAGTAAAAACAAAAGTAATAGAGTTCTGTAATACACATTTTGAAAATTTCAACGAAGCAAAGTATTTTGACAAAATAGAATCCATTCTTGCGAATGCTAAGAAGAATACGATAGTTGAAGTCGGTTCCATTGGCATTACTGATAAAGAGATTGAGTTTATTCAATCCTTGAAAGAAACAAACAAGTTTAATGAGGTTCTATTTTGTCTAATGGTTATAAAGCGTATAAGAGAAAAACTTGGTCAACAGGCTTATCTCAATTGTAAATACAGTAAGTTTTCAAAAATGTGTGGTCTAAGTTCTACAAAAGCAATATATCCAATTCTTAGACGAATGGAAGAACTTGGACTAATCCGTATTTGCCGCAACAGCAACGTTGAAATCCTATTCAACGTCAACACAACGCACGGCAAACCCGTTCTTGCCGTCAACGACTTCGACAACATATGCGCCTATTACCGCAACTATACTGGAAAGTCGCGTTATATTGAATGTCAATCCTGCGGCAAAATGGTGCGTGCTAGAGGAAATAGGCAACGATATTGTAAAGCATGCTATGCTGAAAAACATAGAGAAGTTGCAAGAGAATACGAACGAAAGAAGTATTATGAAGAAAAACCTTGACTTTTAGAAACTCTTTTATTGGCCCTAAAAACACATAGAATATCTATACATTTTTTAGCCTCTATAAGAAAAACTACTCTAAAAATATATAGGAGATATATAATAATATTTTTCTCCAGAAAGGTGTTATACAGTTTGATAAAGATAACGAAGCAGGAATACGAAAACGAGATAGCGAGTTCTGGTTTCAAATGCAGAAATCCGATTTCACACTCTGGTAAGAACAACAAGTATTACTATATTGTTGAAACGGACTATGAGAACTACTTGAGATTTATCAAAAATAAAAATAGATTGGGAGATAAGTAAATGTCCTATATCTTTGACACCAATATGTTCATGGAAGATTTTGATGTGAACAAGTATAAGGGTGAAAAAATATATATACCGATTCCTGTTCTTGAAGAACTAGACAGACACAATCACAGCTCTGACAGAACTCGTTCATATAAAGCTCGCAATGGGCTAAAGGCTATTAGCCGACTAGCTCTATCAAACACTATTGAATATCCAATCGAGGCCGACGGTAGAACTCTTGAAATATTAGATGGCGCAACCAATGATAATAGAATCATTGCTATTTCAAAGACAATTATGTTTCTCGACAGAGAATCTGTTCTTTATACGCATGATTTGAACATGTATCAAAAGGCTGTTGCTATTGGTGTAAGGGCGAAGCATATTGATTATTCTAAAGCGCCAATATACAAAGGATATATCGAAGTTGTTGGTACAACAGATACAATCAATAGGTTCTTCGACGAAATAGACACAAGCACGCTATATCCGAATGAATATATCCTAATCAAAGATGTTTCAACCGGCGAAGAAACTGAAATGCGGTGGACAGGAGAAAGATTCGTTGGACTTTCATTACCTGATTCAAAAGTTGTAAAGGCAAAGAATGCGTTACAGCGTTGTGCGCTTGATTTGCTTATGAACAGAGACATTACAACTGTTGCTGTTCTCGGCGGTTACGGTAGTGGAAAAACATACTTGTGTATGCAGATGGCGTCTTATTTTGTACTTGATAAAAATGAACAAAGTAAGATTCTTGGTATAAGAGAGCCAAACGGTGAGGGTAAAGATATTGGTTACTTAAAGGGGACATTTGAAGATAAAACCATTAGATTCTTCCGCCCCATTGAACAACAACTTAAAGGCCCAAACCAATACGACTATCTTGTACAGTCTGGTAAGATTGAGACAGAAATTCCTTTCTATATGAAAGGCACAACTTATGACAAAACAATTTTCTTAGTTGACGAAGCCGAAGATTTGTCAGAAGCGCAGATTAAACTTGTTGGTACTCGCGTTGGTGAAAACAGTAGAATCTTCTTTTCTGGTGACTTTGCGCAGTCGATTAAAGACAAAACTACTTCTAATCCTCTTGTAAAGATGTGTGAACAGTTGAAAGGCAACAAGATGTTTGGTTGTATTTATCTTGATGAAGATGTTAGAAGTGAAACAAGCAAATTATTTGCTGACTTATTTCAATAATTACGAGGTATATAAATATGGATTTTGAACTCTCGCCAATCTTTATTCCAGAGGAACTGGAAAATGTTAAACTTCCATCGCCAGAGCTACTTTCCTTTTATGAGAATCTCCAAGAAAGGGTAATCTGGATTGATGATGAAATTGGCGACCAGCTTCTTCAATATTCAAAGTATATTCTGAAATGGAATATGGAAGATGAAAAAGCGGGAATTAGGGTGGAAGATAGAAAACCGATTAAATTGATGATTTTTAGTCCCGGTGGCAGTTTATATTCCTGTAATCATTTTGTTGACATTATTGAATTGTCAAAGACTCCTGTGTGGGGTATAAACGTTGGAATGGCAATGAGTGCGGCGTTTTTGATTCTTATTTCATGCCACAAGCGTTTGTGTACTAAAAATTCTGTTGCCTTGATACATCAGGGTTCTAGCGGAATTAGCGGCAATGCCGCAGATGTTATTAGTTCTGCGAAAAATTACGAATCGCAGTTGAATAGACTTAAAGATAGGGTTCTTGAGAAAACCACAATTCCAAGCCGTCTTTACAATGCTAAACTTAAAGAGGATTGGTATTTGGATGCTTCAGAGCAACTCAAGTACGGAATCGTTGAAACGATTGTAGGAGATATATCTGAATTGTTTTAACACGAATGGAGTAAACGGAAATGAAAAGCACTGGTAAATTAATTTCAGAAGTAGCGCAGAGAACAAGGTATTTGAAAGCTCCGGTAACAGAAATCATTCAGGCTCTTGAGGACATTATAAACGAGTCTGTGATTAATGGAGAGACAGTCAAATTTGCTTGTGTAGAGACGGGAGCGAAAAACATCCCAGCACGCGAGGGATTCACTCCAAAAGGCAAATATTACAATACCGAAGCACATACACTCCCGTATGCCAAGGTACGTCCGGCATTCAAAAAAAAATATATGGAGCTGACTTCTAAGAAATGAAAAGCAAGTATGGTATTTTTGATTCTAATAGTAGAAAGATTGTTGGTGTTTTGAATCTTGATGATGGTGCGATTATTGAGATAAACGGAACATCAGTAACACTGGAAGAAGTATTGGCCGACTATAACGGCTGTGATGTTACAATTACTGTTGTTGACAATGCTTCTGGACTAACACAAGAATAAGTGGGGTGCTGTTATGAACGAGATTGAAGTCCGTGTAATACAGCTTTGTATTGAGAAGAAACGTAAAAATGAAAATGCTTTTTATGGTTCAATAGCGGATGTTGTTAGAGAAGAATTTGGTGTTGAATTGTCAACGGAAAGAATCCGTACAATTTCAAGGAAGTATCGAAAAGATAATCACCTTGACGAAAACTTCTTTAAAGTAGATTCAGAGTCGGAAGAAAAGCCAGTTACTGTATCGCTTCTTTCTGATGGCTCTACGGTGAGCGAAAAATCTTTTTCGGTGGCTCATAATACTGAACTGACACCGGAGTTGCTTTTAGAAAAGCACGGATTTGATAAAGACTATTTTGAACTGGTTTCTGCTAAGAACAGCAGATGGAACGTACAGAAAAAGGGTTCTGGCATCGTAGATATGTACAGTTCTAAGATTACTGTTCGTCCGGCAAAAGAGTTTATTTGGAGCCAGTCCAATATTGATAGGGCTTTTAGTAACATTAAAATCAAACCAGCTCCATCCAGAAAACTTGTGCATGTTACACATAACGGTAGATGCTTGGTTGTTCCCATTAGCGACTTACATCTTGGACTTCTTTCTGAAAAGAAAGTAAGCGGTAACGACTATAATCTTGAAATTGCCGAGTCTCTTTATTATTATGTTTTAAACGACGTAGTAAACGAGGTAAATGGACAGTCGTTTGAAAAGGTGATGTTTATTATTGGCAATGACTTCATCAATGCTGATAATATCACAAATACTACCACAAAGGGAACGCCCCAAGATTGTTCAAATCAGTGGCATACTATTATTGATAAAGCCATTGAGTTGTGTATCAACGGTATAAATATGCTTACAGCGATTGCTCCTGTTGATGTGATATATGCTGTTAGTAACCATGACTATCACAGCATGTACGGTATTATGAATACACTTCAAGCATATTACAGGAACGATGAACTTGTAAAAGTATATGGCGACCCATCTGAAAGAAAATACTTTAAGTTTGGTAGCGTAATCGTTGGCGTTGCGCATGATATAAAGCCGGATAAAGCTCTTGAAATCATGTCTGTCGAAGCACATGACATGTGGAGTGAATGTAAATCAATGATTTGGTTCTTAGGGCATTTACATACCCAAATGGCATATAGTAAAAAAGGATATGTTGAGGTTCTTAGACTTCCAACTGTAAGCGGTTGGTCGCGTTGGTCGAATCAGCAAGGCTATGTACAAACTGAAAGAAAGAACCAAGCATTTATCATTGATGAAAATACAGGAATTAAAACGACGATAAACACCGTTATCAAATTATAATAGAGAATGAAGCCCGCCAAGCCTATGAGCATTTGTTGCTTATGCGTATCATGGCGGGCCTTTTGTTTGCGCTGGCGTAACTCAGTTGGTAGAGTAGCTGACTTGTAATCAGCCTGTCGCACGTTCAAATCGTGTCGCCAGCTCCAATATGATATGTTAAACATATCGAGAGAAATAAATGGAGAAAATGGAGGGCATACTATGCCAAAAGAAGTACCAAAGGCCCATCCACCGATGCCAAAACCGTCGGAAAGAACAAAATCTACATCATCTACTGGTGTATATAAACGTAGACGTGGGCCATTAAGTAATGCAGAAATAGCATTACTTGAGAGATATAAAGCTAAGAACAATTTAAGTGCTATTGTTGACAACACAATTGATGAAATTGTTTCTGATAGTATATATGAGATTAAAGAAGCCGTAGACAATATGATAGCTTACGGCGACCCAAATGTATATAGAGTTTTACCAAAAGAATTAGATAAAAAAATGAGAGACTATGGGATGGTTGCTCAAGAATATTTTGGTAAAAAAGGCCCTAGTAAGGACACTACGCCTGTTTTTATAGTTCCAGAGACATATAAGCAGTGTAATGTGTGTTTGAAGTTTAAACCACAAAGAAGTACCGCTGGTATGAATTTTTATACATCATATTCAGACACATCCAATGGCCTTACAAGTATATGCTGTGATTGCGCCAAAAAACTTTTTTCCAAGTATTTAAAAGAATACGGTATTAGAGAGGCTCTTGTTATAATGAGCCAGAAGTTGGATATTGTTGTTATATCTGAAGTGTTAGAACAATATGTGGAGTTCTATAACACGGCAGAAGGCAAAAAGAGCGTGCTTGATGGTGTGTTTTTTAGTGACTATTATCAGGCTACGCTTTTATCATTTTCTGAAGAACAGAAGAAAGACGATTTATCGTTCTGCAAATCAAACCTTCATGGTGAGCCTTTTAGAGATGTAATACCAACATTTGATTTGGCACCAATATATGACGATATTACCGTTAAAAAGTCAAAAGGCGCGGACGACGATGATGAATTGGCGAGAAAGTACCCATCATTATCAAAGTTAAAACAAAAATGGGGTAGCTTTGAAAAGGCTGACTTATATTGGCTTGAGGATAAGTATAATGAGTGGTATGAGAAATGCGAAATTGATGGATTGTCAAGGGAAAAACTTGTAATTCAGCTTTGCTATGAGGAATTATCTATTGTTAGAACTCGTGAAAAGGGTGGAAACGTAAAAGACAAAGTTAGGAGCTTTCAGACACTTATGAAAGACGCTGAACTTACTCCAAAGAAACAGTCCATATCCGGTTCTTCTGAATCACAGTTTACATCTTTGGGCGAGTTTATAAAGGCGGCTGAAGTTAAAGGGCCGATTATATCTAAGAATAAGGCGTTTAAAGATGCTGATAGCTTTGAAAGACTGTGGAAGTCTATTGCTGGGGCAATTTCAAGAACTCTTGGCAGAGACAATGAGTATGTAAGAGACTTTGAGGAAAACTACAAAGATTACACCGTAGACTTTAATCGCGTTACAGAATCCAGCGACTCGACTTCCGACAATTCAGAAGTAGAGGAAGTTGGTGATACTGATGGCGAAGCATAAAATTCAATTCTTCAATGATTGGATTGATTATTGGAGATTAAACATTCATCGTTTCGCCGCAGAGTATCTTGGAATCAAACTTAGTTTATTCCAGCAAGTTGTATTATACTTAATGGATTCTCCAAGTTGTACCAAAGATAACTCACTTATATTCTTCGCTTCTCGTGGTATCGGTAAGTCTTTCTTGACAATGGTATTCTGTATCTGTAAATGTGTCTTGTATCCTAACATAACGATTAAAGTTGCTTCTTCAACAATGCATCAGGCTACAATGTTCGCAAGTAAGTTGTATGAGATACAAAACGGGCGACCGAACGTTGAAAGAGAAATAGACACAATAAGTATTAATCGAGATAGCGCTATTATAAAGTTCAAGAATGGCTCTACAATTGAAGCTGTTGTTTGCGCTGATACGGCTCGTGGCGCTCGTGCTAATATTCTTATCTTAGACGAGAGCCGTCTTATGAGCAAGGCAACGATAAACAACGTTTTGATGCCGTTCCTTACTAAGTCGAATCGTGACCAGCCCTGGGCGATGGACCCACGATATAGAAAGTATATGGAGAGAGAACATAACTCGACTATATATTTGACATCTATTGGATACAAGGACGAATGGAGCTATCAAGACTTTAAGCAATATTGCGAAGATATATCGGCTGGTGATGAATCAAAGGTAGCATTATCATTGCCATATCAGTTTGCCGTTGAGGGTGGAATTATTAGAAAATCTTATATCGAAAACCGATTTAGAGACAGAGGCGCTGACATAACTGGTTTGCGAATGGAGTTTGAGGTTATTCCACACGGCGAATCTGAAAGCGCTATGTTTACATTCGACGAAGTAAATAGCGCGAGACAGCTTAGAGTTCCTCTTATTCCTCCTACGGATGATGAATATATTGAATGTAAGGGAATACTAAAAACATTACCATACTATCAAAAGAAAGAACCAAGAGAGATTCGTGTTTTGAGCATGGATATTGCTGTTGGTGGTGGGCGAAAGAACGACTTGACAGTGTTTACTGTGTTCAGGTGTATTGAGGATTTAGACTACTATGACAAAGAACTTTCATATATTGAAGTTATGAGCGGTGTAAATCTTGACCAACAGGTTATACGAGTAAAACAACTCTTTTATGACCTTGAGTGTGACTATGCGGTTATAGACGCTGGTGGTGCTATTGGTATTGAAACCATAAACTCTTGTGGTAATATTACAAAAGATATGGTTAGAAACCGTAGATATCCCGGCTGGAAAACCATGAACAAGGTTGAAAAGTATGATATGCGTATCGCTGACCCAAATGCCGAACCTGTATTATTTCCAATTCAAATTTCTGGTGCGGGTGCTTCGGCTATGCAGTATAACATGTTGGTTACGGCGCAGCTTGAATTTCAGAGAAAACGTATCTCGCTTTTGGTAGAAGATGATGTTGCTGTACAAGAGTTGAATAAAAGATATAAATACTTGACAATGAAAACGAGTAATGACAATTTGATGCGTGAACGAGCTAATAATATGATTGGCCCATTTGCTAATACAACAAGTTTAGTTGATGAAGCAATTAAGACGCAGATTGTCAAATTGCCTAGTGGAAGATGGGTATACGATGAAAAGAACGGGCGTAAGGATAGAGTTATTAGTATGATTTATGGTTTGTATTTTATAAACCTACTTGAAGAAGATTTAATCTCTTTGACAAAAAGTGTAAACATAAGTGATTATGTATCTTCGAGGAACTATACTAAAAAGAATAATCCTATCAATCCGTTTGGTTCAAACTTAAATAAACTAGCTGGGTTTGGAATGAGAAGATGATTTATAGAATATCTTTTACTGGTGAAGTACCAGATTATCGTGTATTGATGGACACTATGGCTAGAATCGGTGATTATTGTTATAGTGGTAAATCATTCTTTCTTGATACGGATAAAACGTATAAAGAACTAAAGGATATATTTGACGGCTTTATCGAACCGATAGGGCCGTCTTATGATTTGTCAACGTGCTCAGAATTAGTGCGTAAATGGTGCTTAACTAAGATGGGACTTAAAGCACTAAAAGAGTTCGAGGAGAGCGACGAGGGACAAAGTAGAATGAAAGAAATCATGGCATATCTTGATGCCATAGAAGAAAAGAGAAGAAAGGAGGGGGTTAAAGAAGATGGCAAGACAAGTTCAACGAAAAGAACCAGAGCCGCCGCAGCGCCAGAACCAACCGTCAAACCAAAGGGTAAGCGTACAACAGGTTGAGAACAAATGGAAACAGGTGTTTAGTAGCCCAATTGGCGGTGGATTTGGTGGTGTAGCACCGGGCGGATATTTACTTAATATAGGCGCAAGTTTTGTCAACGACCCATATCTCCTTAACCAGAGAATCAAACAGCTTTCGACACTTCCCGCATTTACAGATAGAGAACAAATAGAGGAATCATTAAAGAATCCCGAAAACAATGAGTTCGATTTGCGCGAAGCGACGCATAGCATGATTTATCTCACATATCCTCTTTACAGGCTTCAAATGCTGTATGAGGGTATTTTGAAGTATAGAAGCTATATTGAGCCTAGATACGTCGATAAGAAAGAGATGAATACGCCACGATTCAAGTCCGACTGGAAACTTGTTGATATGTGGCAAAAGAAGCTCAATCCTCAAAAGCAGTTTAGACGAATTGTAGCTGAGGTTATACCAGAAGGTAAAAGGGCGTATTATCTGCGACAGTCTTATAACAGCACCACTGGAAACGAGAATGTGAATTATGTTCACTTTCAAGTTCTTCCAAGTGATTGGTATAAGATAATTAAGCACTCTACTGACAGCTATGAGGTAGTAGCCTTTAACTTTGCTTACTTCTGGCAGGCTGGTACAGAACTTGGACAGTTTCCAGAAATATTTACAAGATATTATGACCAGCTTATGACGGCCACCAGTTTTGATGAAAATGGCAATAAGTGGATTGACCCTAGAAAAACCCCTGATGATGTTGTTGTTGAATACAACCAAGAGACTATGACGTGGTTCTACTGGAAAGAACTTCCGGCTGACGAATGTTTCGTTTTCTCTTTCACGGAATCAGACGACTTACAGGTTTCTCCGTTCGCTTCATTGCTTTTGCAGGCACAAGACTTGGCGTCATATTCACTGTTACAGCAACAGTTGTTGACAGTTCCATTGTACTCAATGTTGCTTGGTGAAATGCCGTTACATGATGATAATAAGTCTGGTAACTATACTGACGACTTTAGATTGTCGCCAGAGGCGGTTAATGCTTTTGAAGCAAAGGTAAACTCTAGTATGCCTCCGGGAACAACGTATAATATCGTTCCGTCTGAAAACAACCAGCTCTATCACTTCCAAGAAATACCGAATGCTAACAAGATATATAATATGGGCTTACAACAGCTTATTAATACATCTGGCGCTTCTACGCTAATGACAACCACAGAAAAACCGTCGGTTGCTCAAGTTGCGGCTGGTAAGATTATCGAAACCAGATATATTGATAGGATGTATGACCAGTTTGCTTGGGCATGTAATATAATCCTTGAGAAGATGTATGAGTTCGGTGATTTGAAGTTCCGTTGGCAGTTCTATATCCATGGTGATGCTTTTAGTGAAAAAGACGAGATTGCCGCAGTTGAAAAGAGTCTGTCTATGGGACAGCTTGAATTGCTTCCAAAATACTTGTCATACCACGATAAGAGCTTAATGGACGCTATAACTGATGCTGATTGGGTTGAAACATCTGGAATATATGATAAGTTTAAACCACTTGTCAATACATTTGGTATGTCGTCAACAACTAAACAGACTGGCACATCTGGTAGGCCAAAAATGGATTTAGATAAGATAGAGAATGATAATACGGCAAATAGTGTTGATTCTGGCACTAATACTTCTGACACTCGCTTCTCTTTAAAACATTGTGTTGTCTGCGGTGGAGATGTGAATGAAGAACATTATCCATTTTGTAGCGAAGAATGTAAAGAATCTTATATAGAGGAACAACGTGACGATTATGAAGAACAGTAAAGAATGCTCTCATGTGGATGCGGATGGAAACTCCACTATTATTTTTTCACATAAGAAATGGACTGGCGTTTATCCGCCTCGCGTAAAGGGTATTTGTAAACTTTGTAAAGAACAAATCGAAATGACGGAAAGCGAATCTAAAGAATTTATAAAAGAGGGTGAGTTATCTTGAAACTGATTTCCGACAGAATGGAATCAGCACTCACTGGACTTTATGGACTGTGTTTTACTGGAAATAGCATTTGTGATAATATGGTTACACAGCTTAGTGTAAAGTTTGTTATGCCAAATACATCAAATCTTATCCATTATAATATGGCACATGAACTTCCGGTGTTGGCTGATTACATTGGTGAATATGCTGCAGCTCGAAATTCATATCTTCATAGGCCAGCAGTAGCCGCTCATATGGAAGAATATGAAAATCTTACAACAATGTTTGCTGAACTCCTTAACTATATGGTTGCTCTTGAAAAAGAAGTAAGCAAGGTTATGGATTTGGCTATTGCCGAAGATGATAAGCAAACACTCAAGAATCTTGACAAATTCATTAGAAAACTTGTTCCCTTGACTGAAATGGCACTTGGTTTCGTGGATTATGTTGAAATGAATGGTGATACACCGCCTCAGTGGATGCAGATGGACTCTAATATCAATAAATTCTTTGGTATTAAGAGAAAGTAAGTCTGCTATTACAATGAAAGGTGGTGATTGAATGCCTAAAGTTTTTTCTGTTCCTGTTGAAAGAATAGATATTGAAGAAATCAATAACGGTGACTTTTTGAAATTAAAGTTATATGCTATTTCAGACACAGTAAATAGAAACAATTCGGAGTTTCTTAGAGAGGGTTTCGAGGAGTCCATTCCAACAATTTACAATAAACCGATTTTGGCTTATTTTAACAAAAATCTAAATGATACCGAAGAACACAATTCTCGTCTTGATATTGACAAGTATGGAAATGAGTTCTATGATTATGACTATGATGGTGCTGAAAAGCCAGTTGGTGTTATTCCAGAAAGCTCCGTCATAACAATAGAAGAAGTCGAGGGTAAAAACTGGGTAGTTATCAATCCTGCTTATATATGGACTGAATATAACAAACGACTTACGGAAGTTATTAAAAGTCAATTAAGTAAAAAGGTTAGCGTAGAGGTTGAACCTGTTGATGTTTGGGTTGATGAAGAATCTGGTATAGAGAAAATTAGAACTTGGAAGTTTTTGGGAATTACTATACTTGGTAAAGACAGGTATGGTAGAGCCATAGAAGAAGGCATAGAGGGTGCCAAATTGGTGCTTGAAGATTATGCCAAATCCAGCAAGTTCAATTCTTATAAAACCAAATTCCAGTTCGCACTTTCTGGCAAAAAAGAAGAATATTCTTCTTCTATACTTGAAAAATATGGTGTTACGGTGTCAACGGAGGATAAGAGCAAAATGGATTTTATTAAAAAAGACGAGTATGGCACTGGTAAACCAATCTCTGTACTTAAATCTAAAGAAGCAGTCTCTAATGATTCTTGGGGCGACGTTGATAAAACAGCTCTTAGAGATACAGTGTTAAAGGCTCGCAATTACAAAACGCTTGTAAAATCGGTATATCTTGATGTTCAAGATGGATGGGAAGATGCTCCATCTGAAAAACTCAAATATCCGGTTATGCAATATAAAAATGGCAAATTCGTTTATAACGCTGGTGGGCTGTTGAGCGCACAACAGTACGGCGAAAAATATGACGAAAGTGTTGCTAAAAAGGCTTTGACAATTCGTAAAAGACTTGGATTAGTAAAGTCAGAAAAGGAGGAAAAAATGAAGAAATTTATTGAAGCAGCCAAAATTTCTGGCTTTGCTTACCTCGGACTGTATGAAGGCAAACTTGCCTTTGCTCAAGAGTGCGATTGTGACAAAGAGGAAATGGCTGAGGAAAAGAAAGAGCTTTCTTTGTTTGAAGTCGATAAAGAAGTTGCCGAGAAGTACGTCGAAGGCGAGGAATTTGCTTGGGACGAGATTACTGGCCGTTCTATTGATTTGACAACTCGTGACGATGGTGATAAACACACCTATGACGACGACGAGGATGAAGATGATAAAGAGGACGACGAGGAAGATAAAGACGGCGACGATGGCGACGACAAAGAAGATGCCGATAAGGAAGAAATGGCTAAGAGAATCGAAGCTCTTGAGGCTGAGAAGTGCGAGATGGAGAAGCGTTGTGAAGCTGCTGAAAATGAGCTGAAAGACATCCGCATGAAACAGTTCAAGGAAGATACCGATGCTATTCTTTCTGATGAAGATGCCGATATGGACGAAAAGACCCACGAGGAACTTGTGAAGATGCGCGACGAGGGCAAGTTCTCTAGCGTGGAAGAGTTCGCCAAAGAAGTTGCTTATAAGAAGTACCTTGCCGAAAAAGAAGAAAAGAAAGAGATGTCTAAAAAGGACACCAAACTTTCTTTTGGTCTTAATAAGAAAACCGAACCAAGCGTGTCTAAAAAGAATGACTTGTTAGACAAACTTGCAAAAATTTAAGGAGGAAAACTAACTATGGCTAATAAAAACTTTTTTCAGCCTGTGAGAATGGAATCTCAGTATGTTGCGACAAAGCTGCAGACTGTTCTGTTCCAAGCCGATGATGAAAACGCCGCTTGCTTCGATGGCGAGCTTGCCGTTCTTGGCGATTTCACACGGGACCCCGTTTATCTTAGCGCTTTTACTGCTGTTAAGGCGGCGGCTTCTGCTCCTGCGGATTTCAATACCCGTATTGCGACTGCTCCTGCGGCGGCCACAGCAGTAGGTGTTGGTGTTATCGACCTGCCCACTGTTCCGATGGCTACTGGCGCTGGTGTGGCTTATCGTATGGGCTTCAAGACAATCGGCCTGACCGCCGAGGCTGGCGTGCCCGTGCGTTTCCGTAAGTTCGTGGTTGACGACACATTTGCTACTGGTGAGGAAAACTGCACTGCTGCTCTGACAGTTGGTAAGTATGCCACTGTTGGCACTGCTGGTAAGTGGGCGCCTGCGGCTGAAGCTCCGTCCACTGCTGGATGCTATGCTAAGGTTATTAGCAAGTACATTGTGTCTCAGGGCGTTGACGGCAAACTTACGGACAATGGTGTGCAGGCTTACATGCTGTGCATCATGGCTAACTAATTAAAGGAAAGGAAAGAGAGGTAATAGAATTATGGCTAATGTTAGACAGTTCTATACTTTAGATACTGCTGGCAAGAACTTCTCTATGCTCGACGAGGAGCAGAAGTCTCTTGTTGAAGGCGGATTTAAGGTTGCCAAACAGTATATGGCCGACCGCGTAAAAGAAACAAAGAAAGACCTCTTTGCTTCTATCAATGATACATCCATTGACAACCGCAAGGAACTCAATGACATGGTTGTTGAGAAAATTGCGAAATACAGTGCGAAACGCGCTGGCGGAATCAACACAGAAAACTTCACTCTGAAAGATGTTGCCAACCCCAACGTTCATAATAACCGTGTGTTCAAAGAGACTTTCGCGGCTGTGCTTGCGCAGATTATGACCCCGGTTGTTCCCGCTATGATTTCTACGTCCTTTATGGACATGGCTGATGTTTCTAACATCGGTTGGGGCGATACGGCTCGCTTCAAGGTTAATTCCAATGATACGTTCTTTGTGACTCGACTGGCAGAGGGCATCCTCAACGGTTCTGTTCAGAGAACTTACAATGATGAAATCACTGTCAACCCGGAACCCTACAACATCACTGTTGCTGTTGACTGGTATCAGGTTGCCGCTGGTTTGTTTGACCTTGGTGAGTTTGTGTACAAAGTTGGTATTTCTTACAATGCCTATATCACGCAGATGATTATTCAGGCTATCGGTGGCAACATCGCGGCCAATGCTGGTACTTCTTACTTCGTTAATGGCTTTGCCACTAACACATTCGTGAAGCTGGCTGAAATCCTGCGTGCCGCTAACAACGGTGCCAAAATCCGTGCTTATGGTACTCTTGCTGCTCTGAGCGCTATCATTCCGTCTGGTACGACAAACGCCAACCTGCAGATGGGCCTTGGCGAGGAATGGGCGCGTATCGGCCATCTGGCAACGTACATGGATGTTGACCTTGTGCGTATTCCGCAGATTCTTCTGCCGAATACTGTCAACACCACTCCGCTGACTGGTATTCCCGATTCTACAATCTATCTGTTCGCAGATGGTGGCTACAAGCCCGTCAAGCTCGTGTTCGAGGGTAGCGCGTTTACGCACGACATCGTTCCGACGGAAGCTCCTGACAAGGAAATGGGCATGAGCCTTACGCTTAGAATGGGTAGCACGTTCGTGGCTGCTTCTAAGTATGGTGCTATTACGGGCGTTGGCGCGTAATTAACCAGTGATAATTGTTATAGGGGACTCTTTTGAGTCCCCTATATATAATAATGGAATAAATGGAACAAAAGGAGAATGGTTATGCCTGCTACTAAAAAACAATCTGTATCGCAGAACGAAGTTTCTAATGATACTCAGACGGTAAAAGAAGCCACTGGAATGAGCGTTGAAGATATGCTTGCTATGATAGCAAATCTTACGGCTCAGGTTAATAAACTCAATTCCCAGCATGGCGGCGAGAGCGTTATGGTTTCAAAGATGGATAGGCCGTGTACTCTAATTCACCTGTGTGAATGCAACCCTATGCTCCCATCAACAATCCGTGTAAACGGCAACGAAATCCGTTTTACGAAGTTTGGCGAGAGACGTACTTTCAGATTTGCTGAAATGCAGGATATTACGTCACGTTATAGAGATTGGTTTGAGCGTGGTGTGTTTACTCTTGGTGAAGATTGTGACGAAATGGTAAATGATTTTGGACTTGATATCATGGACGTTCCAATGTCTGTTGAGCAGTATGCCAAAATCGCAACGTTACCTTTGTCGGAGTATAAGCGCATTGTTGATGGATTGTCACATCCGCAGGCTCTGCGTCTTGCTCAAACGTGGATTAAGCGTTACGAAGCAAACATGCCGGGTTATTCAAATCTTGAGAAAGTCAAGATTTTAAATAAGAAAACAAAAGGCTTTATGAAACAATTTATGTCTGATTTGTTAAGCGACGATACAGAATAATAAGGGGGAACAGTTTGTGGCCGGAACATCATATTTCACTATATATAAAAGAGCCATAACAGAGTTTAAAGACCCTACTTTAAAAAATCTTTTAGACAATGATACTGTTATGTTTAGCCAAGTTATGTATAACTTCCTAGAGAATGCTATTTCTCTTTTCACTAACCCGATTCCGGCGCAAAAACGTGTAAACGACCGAGTACCTCCTAAATTCTATACACAGACTTTCAAAGGTGATGGTAGTACAAATCAATTTACATTGACCGACGCGCCAGAGGCTAGTCTAATAGATGATTGTCTTTTTGAATATACAGTTGATGGAAACAAAGTAGATGGAACATATAGTGCTATTCCGGGTGGTGTGGTTGGAGAGGCTATTGTCGGTAGTACACATACTGAGGGAACACCAACAGTGACTCTTGAGCCTACTCCATATGTGGGTTCTGAAATTGTAATTAACATTTATTATGTTGGTAACTGGAATGTCAATCTCTATCCGATGGAAGAATACATTCTTGCCGAATTTATTATGGCGGCATGGTCGGAGTATATCCAGAATGACAAACTTGATATAGTGAGACTTCTTGGGGACACCGACTTTAAATTAACATCGGTATCATCTGCTACTACTTCAAAGTCGAGTTGGTATGTTGTAAATAGAGAGACTGTTACAAAGCGTATGACAAAATATGCGTGGGACGCAGCTATCCAGAGGTTATACCCATGATAAAAAAATATTATGCTGACCTTGTAAATAGAGTCTTTAACGTATTGTACATTTATGAAAATGACATGTCCGCCTTTGAAGAATATGTGAAGTCGCTAACATTTGAGCTTAGTGGAAATGAGGACTTTTCAGAGATACAACAGATACGATTCAAACTTAATGCTCTACTTTTAAATGACATTTGTCATTCTGATGTTAGAAGAAGTGTATTGAAATCAATCAGTATCTTGGATAGAATATTAAGTAACTGGAAGGAGTGATAATATGGCCCTTGATTTACGAGGAATAAAAGCGGCTACATTTAACACTCCAACCAATTATGTCGAAAGTGTACGATACTACGAGCAAAATTTACAAGATAAAATAAATGACACCTATCAGTATGCTAGTGATACATATGAAATAGGGCAGGAAATTGTCGTTGGTACATTAGATTTTTGTCCTTTGGTTTGTAGGGTTTGTCACGCTATAAATCCAAAAACCGGATTGAATCTTGGAGACGACTTTAAAGATTTAAAGTTTTTTGACGTGTTCTCTCATAGAACTATGGGTGAGAGATATGAGTTCAACGGTTCGGTTTGGATTACTACAAACACAGACAACTATCATTATAATACACAGTCAGCTATTGTGCGTAGGTGTAACAATACACTGAACTATATAGATACCAATGGCAAGATAATACGAGAACCTTGTATTGTTGGGTATTCAGTCAAGTATGCTAATATCTATTATAATACGTCTGTGGAAATACCGCAGGGTACAATAATTATAACAGCCCAGAATAACAGCAATACGCAAGGCATGAATATTAACGATAGGTTTATATTGAACAATCAAGTGTTTAAGATAAAATCTATTAAAGACTATTTGCGCAGCGATACATCGTTGGGTTCTTCTGTGCCTCTGATAGAGTTTGAATTGTATATTGATGCCAAATCACCAGACGATAACTTTGAACTTGGTGTGGCCAATATGAATAAGTATATTGGCATCTATCCTCCGAAACCCAAAGTTCTAAACGAAGTGATAGTGGAGCCAGAATTTAGCAAACTTTATCAAGGAGAAACTCGAACCTATACATGTTACTATTATATCAATAATATAAAGCAACCAAATGAGTTTATATTTGAACCGAAAGGTGCGCATCCAAATCTATATTCGCTTACTGTTATAGACGGCAATACATTCACCGTAACATGTCTTGGAAAATCAACAAATCTATTGGTTGTTAATTGTATTGGTGATATTATTTCATCAGATAGCGCCATAGTGGGCGAAGCTGTTGTAGGCACAGCTTCTGTTGGTAATGATGGAATCGTAGGTAAATTAGAAAAAGAAATTACCATAGATTTGAGGGGGCTATACTGATGCCAGTTTTTGATATGGAAAGGTTGGCCTATAACAAATTCACAGAATTTTCAAACTTGTGCTATAACATACTGGCTTATTTAATGGTACAAAATGAAGATATCTGGAAGCTCTTGAAATATGACACCCCCGATGCTCTATCGAAACCCAACCTTACGCTGGAAGAAAAAAGGAAAATGATTTATGACGGAAACGGAGATTCTGAACACTATAATGTGTATAGAAGTCCGTTTGTAGATGAAGCATTTACCGAACAAACCAGTCAATTAAGGATTTATGCGCTTACTATAAACCCCAAAAATAGAAGTTTGGCTACAATTGATTTGAATATTGATTGTATCACACACACTAAGTTGGTTAATATAGATGGAGGTAAAAGCCGGGTTGAGTTGATGGTTGAAGAAGTATTAAAGACACTCAACGGACAGGAGATAGACGGAGTAGGTAAATTATTTTTCGATGCTAGAGAGGCTATGTATGATGGTGCCAGATTTAGCATTTTTAATAATAGATATTTCTATGGTTGTCAAATAACCATGTCTGTCCACTACGGAGAATTGGAGCCAAACACTTATGGTTGACGATATTCTTCTTCCGTATAGACAACAAGTTTTGAATGATGAGCCAGTTGAGCTTTTTGATGGGCTGACTTTATACCCCGTTAAAATGCGTGATTATATCACATTTAATGTTTGTTCTTCTATTCTTAAAATGAATAAAAATGCGACAAACGACCCAAAAGTAATTTCTATGTCATATTTAGATTATATCCTGTATTTAGCTCAAAAAGACGAGGAAGAAAAAGAACCGGGACGACCAAATTTAACAGAGTTGTTTTTACAAGAACTCTTTTTGTTGGTTACAAACAAAGACGGTATGAGCTTTGGATATGGTGTAGATGAAAAGAAAAAGAGTTTCATCGAAATAGACGGAGTTAGGCTATATAAAAAAGAATTTGAAAAGTTCAGAAAATTTGTACTTTGTCAAAACATCCCCGATTATAAAGAAGAATATATAAACCCGGAATTGGCCGAGGACTTAAAAAAGGCGGATGAAATTAGGAATAAAGGGAAAACTCCAAGTGACATAGAAAAACAAGAAATGGCAGTAGTTATCGGAAGTTCATTAACATTAGAAGATGTTAAAAACATGACAATAAGGAAGTTCCATATTGCTTTAGAGTTAATCGACAAGAAACTTCATTATACTATTGCTAAACAAGCTAGTCTATCTGGCTTTGTTGAGTTCAAACAAGAGATAACACACTATTTGATTGAGGATAATAGAGGTATTGAAGATAGCGTTATTGATTATTCTCAATTTAAAGATAAGTTAAATAGTGCAAATAAATAAGGAGGAAACTTATATGGCAAGATATTTTCTCGCTGGTGCCGCAACAGTCGATATGCTTGTGGGCGACCAGATTGTAGCCACTGCTAATACTCTGCTCGATTCTTCTATCACAATAGGTTCGACAGCAGAAGATGTTCGTGGTGGCCCCGGTGCTAAGTTGTTAGGTAAATACTATCATACAAGCACGTTTGATATTAGCCTCACGGACACAATGTTCAAACTTGAGTACCTTGCGTTCCAAACTGGTTCTGCGATTCAGCAGATTTCTGACGTATTTACATCAGAGCAGGTTACATTGACTGCAGGTGGTGCTGGTACTATTGCTGGTACACCTGCTGACTATCAGGGATACGGCACAATCGGCTGGGTTGCAAAGCCCGGTTCCGACGCTTATACAAAAGTGACATTTACTGACAAGGCTTTCACCGTTCCCGATGCCGCTGAGGGTGATGTTTATTGTGTTAAGTATGTCAACACTGACAATGCAGCTCGTCAGATTACGGTTTCTTCGTCTTTTATTCCGAGCGAAGTTACGCTTGTTATGAAAGCAAGTCTGTATCGTGGTGGCGGACGTGACAAGAATGATGTAAACAGTTCTTCTAAGGTGGGCAATGTTCAGATTCTTGTTCCTCGCTTCCAGTTTAATGGCTCTATGGAAATCTCTATGTCAGCGACTGGTGTTGCCAACTCTCCGATTGCTGGTTCTGCTCTTGATAATCCGTCGGCGGATTGCTCTGAGGGTGGATACTATGCTATTATTACAGAGCAAATCGCGGGTGCTTCTTGGTATGACAACGTGTTCGCTCTGGCAATTGAGGACAGTGATGTTGAGCTTACAGCCCCATCTGGAACACAGACACTTAGCGTATACGCTCTGCCTGTTGCTGGTGCCGCGTTTAAACCGCCTTATAAGGATTTAACGTTTACTTCTGCCGCCGATGCTACTGCTTCGGTTACTGCTGAAGGTGTTGTTACGGGTAAGGCTACTGGCAATACCACAATTACAGTTGCTATCAAGAATAAGGCCGGTATTGAAGCAGTTGCCAATGTGACTGTTACTGGTGGCTAATTGATAGTTAGGAGCTGATAATTATGGCATATACACCTACTGTTTGGAAAAACGGTGATGTCATTACCGCCGAACTTTTAAATCATCTTGAAACTGGTGTACAAAACGAGCAAGTTGGGCCAGAAGGCCCAGCAGGCCATACTGGTGCGGCGGCTGGTTTTGGTACGCCTACCGCTACGGTAGATGCTAATGTTGGTACGCCTGCTGTTGAAATTACAGCAACAGGTGACGATACAGCAAAGGTGTTTGCTTTTGCGTTTAGCAATTTAAAGGGTGAACCGGGTGCAACAGGTGCTACTGGTGCGACTGGTGCCTCTGTAACAGCAATTGAGCTTTATAAGGACGAGTCTGGCGCTATCACTGGTGGTAAGGCCACCTTGTCTGATGCGAGTGAAATTACTATCACTGTTACAACTACTCCAACGGTTTAATTGTTTATGGGACTACTCATATTGAGTAGTCCCATATTTTTACATAAGGGTGATTAACATGTGCCCATATGCGGTAGATAAATCTGATTTTTTACATAAGAACTTAGTTTGTACATTGGACAACAAAACTTGTGGATTGTGGAGATATTGTCCAACACTCAAGAAACCAATTATGAGTGATAATTACAATAAGTACGGTTGTCGTACAAAAAATGAATTTGAAAATAGTCAGAAAGATGGTGATAAGAATGGACAAAGATAAGGTTGTTTTGGAGGATGTTGAGGTAGTCGAGAAGCCTAGAAAAGCAACTCCAAAAACTAAGAAAATTATTGCTAAGGTAAATTACTCAAAGCCCTCTAAAAACTTAACTTCTGTGTCATATGAAAGCAATGGCGCTATCTGTTCTGTTTTTATAAAAGGAATTTATACTGGTATAGTAGAAATTGAATATATAGGCGACGCTTTTGATAATAGCAAAATTGTAAGGGTTAAATAAGGAGGGATTAGATGTTTATTACTGTGGCGGGAACACCTGCTGGATACGGATATTTTGATATTACAGCAACTCCTAATGAAAATATCATCCCGGCAATGGTAGCCGAGATTAGGGCGAATGACATTAACAAGGATTTGGGTGCGCCAATTTCGGTTGGCACAATGGCTATTCAGGTTAAAGCAGCAGCAAAGGTTAGTATTAATGGGCGAAATCCTGTGCTGGTAGAGCCAGATATTGGCCTTACTTTTGATGCTCGTGGAGTTTTCTCGGTAGTGTTTGATACAGCAGTAGCATATAATATTACTATTTCATATTAATGGGGTGATATTATGTTACCTCAATATGGTTTCCGTGTAATTTATTATAACATTATTCGAGGATTTAATAATCTCAACACCGAATCAGGTGGTGGAAATGGGCCGGGAGACGATGCAGTTGTTGGACGCGCTATCGTTGGTTCGGCGGTTGTTGGATATGTTTCTCCGAGCATTGGAACCGCTATTGTTGGTACGTCTGAAGTAACGTAATAATCGTTATGTTTTATCAACAATATAGGGGGTGGTTCCGGTGATAGATATTTTAAAAGAGCTTTCTCAAATTGCTGGCTACTTGACTGGTTTAATGGCCCTTTTTGCTCTTATAATTCCAAAGTCAAGAAATTTTCTAGTTAAATGGTTGAAGAAAAATCTTGAGATTGACAAGGTTAATAAATCTCTAGAAGTTGAAATAGAGAAAAGCCACGACAGAGAAAAGGCAATAGAGAATATAAGTAAATCTCTTGATGCTCATGTACAACGGTACAAAGAATATACAGAGAAAGCTGCTGAAAGAGACATCTTCTTCCTTAGAGCGCAAATAGATAACATATATCATAAATTTATGCCACTTGGGTATATCACAGCCAGAGCAAAGAGTGACGTAGCCAAAGCGTGGGAGCTTTACGTCGCAATGGGCGGCAACAGCTATGCGAAAGAAGAAGTAGAAGAACTTTTGGCATTACCAACAAGATTTTAATGGTAATAAGGGGACACGTCTAACGTGTTCCCTTATTTTTACGGAAATAAAAGGAAAAGGTGGTGAAACCATGGCCAGAAAGACATTTAAAAAGGTTATTACAAACGACGACCTTATCTCACAGATAAATGATAAAAACAAACGGCTTGTAGAAAGATTCTTGAGAAACTTTGCCACGAAAAGGTCAGAGGCGTCAGTGAAAGTATATCAGTCAAACTTTAATATATTCTTTTGCTGGAATCTTCTGAATAACGACAACAAATTCTTCACAGATATTAGAAAATCTGAAATGATGGATTTCTTTGACTATGGTTCTTCGGAATTGAAGTGGAGTCCAAATAGATATGCTAATGTTTGGAGTTCGCTCAACAGTCTAAGTACATTTATTGAGAATGTGTTAGACGATGATTACCCTGATTTTAGAAATCAGGTAAGAAAAATAGAAAAGCAACCAAAGGCGAATGTAAGAAAGAAAACAATTCTTACCGATATTCAGATTCAGAATCTGTTAGATTATTTATCTAAGAAGAATCCTCAACAAGCATGTTTGCTTGCTCTTGCTTGTTTCTCAGGTGCTAGAATAAGTGAATTATTTAGATTTACAACCGATTTAATTGATTTGAATAATTTGGCATATGAAGATTTGTTTATTGAAACATCCGAAGAAATAAAAACTAAGGGCAGGGGAAAACTCGGTAAGGGATTATATAAATATATACTCAAGGCACCATTTGAACCATATTATGTAAAATGGCTTGAGGAACGTGAAAAGATTATGAAAGAACTTGGTGTTTCTCATAATCATTTATTCATTAAAAGGGATGGTAGTCCAGCCACTCCTGATACCGCGAGAGTTTGGATTAGGAACTGGGAAAAGTATTTGACGGAGGAAGAACCGAGCAACACATCACATAGTCCAGTCGATTTATACGCACACGCTTTCAGACACTATCTTTGTACATATTTAGCAAAGATAGGGCTTGAACAAGAGCTAGTTGTTGAAATATTCGGTTGGAGTTCTTCGGATATGTTTAATATTTATAATGATATGACCGCCAAAGACAAAAAATGGAAAGGGCTAGAAAAGCTCAAACGAGCCGTTGAGGTATAAAAGGTGAATTTTATGGACAAAAATATTAAGCTCAAAGAGATTCTTGAAGATGTAAAAGCCGGAAATGATTTCGGCAAAAAGATAAAAGTACGCACATATATTCCTATTCTTGAAAAGGGAACGATTTGTCGTAAGTATATGTTTGGCGTGAGCATGCTTGATGCTTCGCTTCTAGACCCTGTGCTTTTGGAAACAGAGTGTGAGATTAAGTGGAAGTTTGAAGTATTGTTTGAATATACAAACATAGAAGTCGAAGATGATGATAAAACTTTCGATAACTATGACATGCTAATGAGTTGTGGCGTATTTGATTTCATTCGTAAAAAGTGTGAGTGGGATTGCTCTAAGATGGGAGACTTTATCAAATCGGCAATGGGCATTAATGATATGACTGTTGTTACACAGATTCTTAGAAGTGCCAATGGTGACGAGATTAAGAGCGCTATCAATGAACTCAAAGAGGTTGTTGGGGATAAAAGTATTGTTGAGGGACTTACTAAACTCCTTGCTTTCAACGACCCAATTATGAATGAAGCCATCGAAAAAGAAAAAGCGGAAGCATTGATTCGTAAAGCAAAGAAACTTAGTGCGGAAGATGGGAGGAAGTAAAAAGAGTTAGAAAGGGGTGTTCTTTTGGCTAAATATATATCTACTGGTGGTAAAACTTTTATAGACGACGAAGATAAACTTATAGCTTATCTCGAAAAAGGAGCCAAAGGTTTTACCACGGCAATTGCCAAAGATACAGCTAAAAGACTAAAAAAGAACACCGCAGAACTGATATATAGAGATTTCACTCCAAAAGTTTATGACAGGACAATGGAATTGTTAAATTCTGTTGTTGGCCCCGGTTTTAACGGAGGAACGTCCACAAAAAAAACCATTGATGGTTTTGAAGCAGAAGTTGGTTTTGATTTAGATAAGATTACGGCGTATCCTCCCTCCGGCGGCATGTGGGGTAAACATGCTACTTGGTCGGGCGAAAAGTTTATTGAAGAACTTATTGAGGGATTTGAAGAAACGGGTTTTCATACATATGTTAATGGCCGACTTCTTTATGAACGCGAACCCGTTGGAATGATTCAAACTACAATTGACGAAGTAGAAGCGGCATTGGATGGAATCGACAGAGAAGTGCCAGATTTTGATACTATTGAGAATACAATATCAGTTAAATTAAATAGGTAAAGGTGGTGAGAGTTAATGGCAAAAAGAATTGATATTCTTTTCGGTTCTCGAATTGACGAGAGCGGCGCTAAAAAGGATATACAAAGAATCAAAACAATATTCAAAAGTTCTGATTTAAAAATTGTTCCGCAAATTGATAATAGTGTTCTAAAGGAGTTCCAAAGAAACTTAAAAGTAACCATAGACGAAGCTACTAAATTAAAGACTCTCACTTCCGGTTTTACGCAGAATGGCGTAAAATATAGTGTTACGCAGAAAGAGTCCTCTGCTAATCAGTGGTCTAAGCCAACCGTGTCAATAGACTATATAGAATCTATGGACACTCTTGAGAAAAAGCTAAAGAGTCTTTACAGGACAGCCATTGAGACGCAGACTAATATAAATAACGCCACTAAGACAGGTGCTGATACATATAAGAAGTATTGGGAAGCGTCTTTAAATTCTATTGAAGAAGAAATTAAAAAGACTGAAAGCTCCTTATCTTCTTTTGGTGTAAATGCCACAGACGATAGAACAATACAGCGTCTTTCTGATAAATTAGATAATGCCAAAACAGAACAGGGTGCTATTGAGCAAAAGAAAGCGTTTGACGACCTTGAAGTTGCATTGTCAAACTTAACTGTCGCTGAGACAAAACTTGAAAAAGCACAGGCTTATCATAGCAGTAGCGAAACAATTACCGCACTTCAAGAGCAGGTAAACTTGTGGAAACAGCAAGTAACAGAAATTACAAATGCGGCGAACGCTACTGATGAGCTTAAAAAGAAAGCGGCCTCTGGGCTTCAAGAATCATCTACAACAGCAAAGGCCGCAGGTTCTGTCGCTTCTGAAAAACAGGGTATTAAAGATTTAGAAGAATATTCAAGAGTATTAAAACAGATTACAAAGCGTAAGATTGAATTAGCCGACGCAGAAAAATCTGTTGAATCAAGCACACAAAAGTCCAATCAGGCCGTTGAAAGCTATGTGAATGAGCTTAAACAAGAAATATTAATGCTCACAACAAAGCTCGACTTGCTCGAAAAAGGAATGACTGGCACAGACGCTCTCACAGAGGCAACTAATAATAGAGCATTGGCGGAACAGCGTGTAAAAACAGCCATTGCTGAATCGAATACCAAAGGCAAAGAGCAATTAACACTCGTTGATAAACTTAAATCTAGCTTTAAAGATTATTTTAATAACTTTATGAGCTATGGTTTGGTTAATAATGCTATGAATGCCATGACGACAGCCATTCGTCAATCTATTGATACCGTGATTGAATTGAACACAGCAATGACTGACGTTCAGATGGTTACTGGTGAAAGCGCTGAACAAACGGCTGAATTAGCACATCAATATAGCCAAATGGCCAAAGAGCTTGGGGCAACCACTACTGAAGTTGCCAATGGAGCGGCGGAATGGCTGAGGCAAGGCAAGAGCGTAGCCGAAACAAACCAGCTTCTTGAATCTTCAATGATTCTGTCAAAAGTTGGCGCTATCGAATCTTCACAGGCGACAGAGCTTCTTACTTCTACACTTAACGGGTACAAAAAAGAAGCAAATGAAGCAATGCATGTTGTTGACGCTATGTCGGCGGTTGACTTGGCTGCAGCTACTTCCGTTGAAGAACTTGCTGTTGCCCTCCAAAGTACCGCTAACATGGCTCGTGTTAATGGTGTTGGGTTTGAACAACTTCTTGGCATGGTTGGCGCTGTTTCTGAGGCTTCAAGGCGTAGCGCTAGTGTTGTCGGTAACAGCTTCAAAACAATTTTTTCTCGTCTTACCAACGTTGCTGCTGGTAAAATGACAGACGACTTAGGCGAGCCTCTTAACGACGTTGAACAAGTATTTAACGGGCTTAATATAAAGCTTAGAGATTCTAGTGGCGAGTTCCGTAATATGTATGATGTTATTAGTGAACTCGCTAATAAGTGGACGAAACTTGACAACGTAGAACAAAACTGGGTTGCTACAAGTGTCGCCGGTACGCGCCAGCGTGAGACATTCTTGACGTTGATGGAAAACTGGGATAGAGCGGTTACATTGTCAACTACGGCTTTGAATTCCGAAGGCATGGCTATGGACAAGATGTCGATTTATCTCGAAAGCATCGAAGCGAACCTGAACAAGCTAAAAGCCGCTGTTGAGGACTTGTTGTATAGCGAAGAAATTGTAAACGTAATCAACCTCGTTATTAAAGCAATAACACGGCTTGTAGAGGGAATATCTTGGCTTATAGATAAGCTTGGAGGAGTCAATTCGGCTGTTTTGGCTACTGTTGCTATTTTCTTAAAACTTAAAAGTGCCATAAATATAGCTAAAGACACTGAAAAAGTGTCGGGCGCTTTAAAAGTTTTTTCTGAAATTGCTGGTAGCGGAAATAAAACCATAAAAGTATTAACTTCAACATTTTCGGCGTTTAAAGACGGAGTATTAGCAGGTAAAGATGCTATAAATATAGCTGGTGCAGCCCTTTGGGCTTCTCCGTTTGTCAAAGTGGCAGTTGTATTGGCTGGGATTACAGCTATTGTTGCTGCGTTTGACGCTTTAATAACGACAACAGAAGAATACGAAGATATACTTGCTGAAACACAGTCTAAGCTTCAAGAAGTAAGTGATAAACGAAACGCCCTTGAACAAAAAGCTGAAGTTGAGCAACTTACAGAAGCTGAAAAAGAGTATTTAGAAGTATTAAAAGCTGAAGAAACGCTTCTTGAAAGACAAGAAAAACGTGATAGACAGAACACTTATAATTCTGCGGCAAAAGATGTTGAGCGTGGCGGCGAAGGGTTCTGGGCGAGAGCCAAAGAGGCGGCATTTATGTCGTCTCAAAACCCTGTCAACGAAATGGGCCTGCCAATTCCAAACAAAGCTCCGGTTGTTGAATACAACGTGGCCATCGAGGAACTTACTGGCAATATTGAGGAATATAAGGAAGTCACAGACCAACTTAATAACTCAAATGGCAAGTCTCTTGAAGAATACGAGGCATTACAAGAGAGGCAACAAGAGTTAAGTCAAGTATTTCTTGAACACATCAAGCGTATATCTGAAGCGAACACTTACGGGCTAGAACTAACTGACACTGATAAACAACTCGCTGAAATGATGGAGAAAGCTGGAATCACAGCAGAAGCTCTGTCAGAAGCAATGGGCAATGTTGCTAATGAGCTTGGCGAAACCGGAGATGACTTAGTCAGAATTACATCGGAGGTTTCTGGCTTACAATCCGCTTATGACAACTTAATATCTGTAAACGAAGAAGTAGCAAACACTGGAGTTATTTCAATTGAAACTCTTGATGCTCTTGTTTCAAGATATCCAGCACTCAATGATGAAGTAACAAACTATCTTCTTGGACTTGCTTCAACAGAAGATGTGTTGGCGGAATTACAGTTGGCCTATCAGGATGACGAAGCAAATGCTTATGCTAATATCATAAACAAATTGAAAATGCAACAAAACTATTATAGTTTGTTGTCTACAATGGATTCGGCTTTAATGCAACAATTTGCCGCTGATTACGGTATTGATATTGGCAATCATGGCACATATGCTCAGTCAAAAGAAAAGATAGAAACTGATTTACTTCAGAGAATTTCGTCAATGTGGGCACAGTTCTATAAATCACAGGCATTGACGATGGACAACGTTATTAAGGCTGCTAATGGGGCATTGAAACCAGATGGTGGTTCACTTCTGCCCACCTCAGAACTTAATGCTTTGAAGAATGTTGTAAACTCTTATAACAATGCTATTCAGGGACTTAATAACGTATATGATGAATCAATAAAATTAAGGCTTGACGGATATAAACAAATAAGTTCTGCTGCTAAAGACGCAGCAAAATCTGGTGGTTCTGCATCTAAGCAACAAAGCGAAGCCGAAAAAGCATATAATGACTTATTGCAAATGACAATCAAAATGCTCAAAAAGAAAAAAGAGCTAGAAAAAGAAGCTCTTAAAGAGCAGCTTGATGGTTATAAAAAGGTTATTGATGCCCAGAAAGATTTGCTTGATTTACAAGACGACGAATACAACCATAAACGCGAAGTCGAGGACCAAAATAAGAATATTTCTTCTCTTGAGGCTCAAATAGCAGAACTTCAATTCGACACAAGCGCTGAGGGAACAAAGAAGCGCCTTGAACTTGAAGAAGAACTGGCCGAAGCTAAACGTGATTTAGAGGATTACCAGCACGATTACTCTATCGACCAGCAAAAAGACGCTCTTGATAGAGAAGAAGAACGTTTTGAGGAATATATCAACGGGCAAATTGACGAAATTGATAGATACCTCGATAAGACTGGCGAAATCACAGCGGAAGCAATTCGTCTTATCAATGAACGTAGCGAAGCGTTGTTCAATGACCTTATTCAGTATAATAGAGCTTACGGCGATAGTCTGGACCAGACCGTGATTGATGCATGGAACGGTGCGATAGGGAAAGTCAACGAGTATAAAGAAGCGTGTGACAGAGCATATGAATCAGCAAGCAGAGCCGCTTCTTTGGGCGGTGGCAGTAGCTATACACCGTCTAGCCCTAGCTCTGGAAATTCTGGCGTCGGTATGGCCGCTATGCGTCCGGGAAACAGTCCAGTTGTTGATAGAACTCCTAAATATTATATTTATAAAACTGGTACAACAACTCCTATTAGCGGTGCTTTAAGCCTTGAAGAAGCGCAAAGAGTGTGGGGGTATATTCCGGACCCTAAAAACTATTACTGGCAAAAATTTGAGGGCATTACAAAGAAAAATCTGGTATATGGTGTTAAACCTTATCACACTGGTTTAGACGCTGGATTTGTTGGCGGACTTAAAGGCAATGAGGAGTTTATAAAGGCGCTCAAAGGTGAGGCGTTCATAACAAAAGAACAGCAAAATAGATTTATGAATAAAATTCTTCCAGATATTGTATCGACTGGTGCGAGTAGTCTTGGTTCAATGTCTTTTGGAAATCTTCTCAATATTGAAGTACAGGGGAATCTTGATTCTTCTGTTGTTCCAAGAATTGAAGATATTACTAAAGATGTTGTCAAGCAAATTAACCAGACAATGTTTAGGGGAGGATACAAGAGGAACACAAGTGTTGTTCCAATCTAAGGTGGTGGGTTAATGTCATTTTGGGCTAGGTCATTCGTTTTTGACGGAATCCCAAGTGAAACTTACGGCCTGTTTTTGATTAGTGAGGGAGGAGCCGGTGTGTTACAAAATACCGGCTCTAACTCTGTTGAGCCATACACGCAAGAAATATACAGGAGAGCAAAACCATATTTCTTTGGTGTACAACAGACACCCGTTCTAACATTCAGCCTAAGTTTTGCTAGTTTAACACCCGTTGACGCATTGCAGCAACAATCTATACAAAAATGGTTGTTTGGACATAACTCATATAAAAAGTTACAAATAATGCAATGCGACATGGAATCTGTATATTTCAATTGTATATTGAATAACCCCACAATTACAACTGTGGGAAACTTTGCTTATACTTTTAAATGTGATGTTACATGTGATGCTCCGTGGGCTTGGGAATATCCAAAGTCAGCTAGTTATGGCCCATTTGATGTTGAAGGTACTTTTACATTCAATAATATATCAGACGATAATTATTATATGTTGCCTATATTCACAGTGACATTATCTAGTTCTGAAGATGAATTTCAGCTACTTAATCAAACTGACGATAACAAAGGATGTACTTTTACGGGACTCTCTCCCAAAGAAACGCTTACAATAGATAGTAGTAGGTATTTGATTACATCTAGTACAGGACTATTGAGGGTTGGGAATATGACTGGTATACTTCCAAGACTGGTTCCCGGCCTCAATAAGCTACAAGTTATCGGAAGTGTAGACGATATAAAAATAGACTATCAGAACGCAAGGAAAGTAAGCGGATAATAACCAGAAAGGAGGATATCATGTTACAAAAATTCAATTATTTTGGAGAACACGAGAATTATGTGATAAGGCTGTGTAATCCAAATAAAGAACAAATCTGTTTTTTGAACCAAAGTCATACGCATGAACTCTCACTTAGATTCAACGAAATGTCGGAGTTCCATATAACAATTCCATATTTGATTGATGGAGAAGTATTTCCATATTATGACAGAGTTCTAAGCAAAAAACTAATCCTGATTGATGATATTGGATACTTCTTAATCACTGAAGTAAATGAAACTGATGATGGTATCGTTAAACAGAAAACTGTAACAGCATATTCTTTGGAAACAGAACTTGCGTTTAAAAAGTTAAATCTATTTGATGGAACTTATAAATTCTATGACCCATTCAACGTTGAAAATACCTTGATGGGCAAGATTCTTTCAACGTCTAACTGGACAATCGGACAAATTGATGCTGATTTGTGGAATCTGTATCGCACATTTGAGATTCCAGATAGTACGGTATATGAGTTTTTGATGAATGATGTTGAAAACTCATATGAATGTGTGTTCTTGTTTGATTCTTTTACCAGAACAGTATCCGCATACACATTACAGAATCTAATAAAGAACACCGATATTATATTAAGCTACAATAACCTTATTCAAAACATTGATATATCTGAAAAATCAGATGAAATTGTTACTGCTTTGAGTGTGTATGGTGGCAATAATCTTGGTATATCAGCAGTAAACCCACTTGGTAGCAATACAATATATGATTATAGCTATTTTGCTACGACTGAGTGGATGAATCAAGATTTAATAGATGCTATTAAAGCGTGGGAGGCTGCTATAACAGCAAAGCAACCACAATATGCCACCCTATTGACTCAATATAAAGATAAAAACAATGAGTTAGTAACGGCAAAATCTGATTTAGCGGACTTAAAAACAGAGCGAGATACAATTGAGGGCGTTGTAAAGGTTATGATTGAGGGCGACCTCAAGAATACACCTGAATATACTGCCAAAGTTAATGAGTTAAACGCAGCTAACGCGGCTGTAACAGCGCAAGAGAACAAGATTACTGGTATAAATGGCGAACTTGAAACCATAAACAACTCCTTAAAGCAAATTAACGACTCTTTGTCTTTCGCAAATAACTTCACAGAAGCACAATACAATGAACTCAAAACATATACTATTGAAAACACATATCAAAATGAGAGTTTCATTACAACGACTGAAATGGATAATAGTGAAATTCAAGACGTAGCGATGTCTTTGTATACACAAGGACAATATGTACTTTCAAGAGTAGCACAGCCACGTTTTGAATTCACAGTCGACAGTGTAAACTTCTTATTCTTAAAAGAATTTCAGAAGTTCAGCTCACAACTTGAACTCGGGTGTATTGTCAATATTGAAAAAGACGAAGGACAACGTATAACACCAGTCTTACTTGAACTCAATGTTCAACTTGACGACCCCACAAACTTCTCATTAGTATTCGGTAATCGTTATAGACTGGATTCTGGTGCGTATACGTTTAGAGATTTATTTGGTGATGCTATTAAGGCGGGTTCTAGCGTCAAATTCGATGCTGGTAAATGGGGCGAATATGTAAACAGTGGAATGAACAACACTGTTTCAGAGTTTATCAATTCGGCTCTTGATACTTCAAAGAACAACGTTATCAATGCTACAAACCAAGAAATTGTTATTAACCAGAATGGATTGCGTGGAAGAAACCAGACTGATAGTGGAGATTATAGCCCTAATCAAGTATGGCTTACTTCCAATACTCTTGCGTTCACAAGCAACAACTGGCAAACGGCAGGACTTGCTTTGGGGCAAATAAATCTCAATGGGCAGAACGTTTTCGGACTTGTAGCAGACGCAATTGTGGGAAAACTTATCGCTGGTAATCAATTACAGATAACCAACGATAATAACAACTTCGTATTGGATTCCAACGGTGCTGTACTCAATAATGCTTCTTTTACTATTGTATCAGACAATGGTAAAAGCCAAATTAAGTTAAACCCAACTGATGGAATTAGCATACAGACAAGGCCAAATACGAGTTCTAACTGGGCCAATCAGTTCTATGTTGATACAAACGGAAACCTCGTGATTAATGGCAAAATAACTGCCACAAGCGGCTCTATTGGCGGATGGCAAATAGGTACTGATAGACTGTATAATACAGCTAGTGGCGACTATATTGCGTCTAATGGATATGGTAAATTGAGTTTACTTTCTTGGACACCAAGTTCTGCTACGTTTAATGGAAGAATTTATGCTTCAAACCTTGGCGACCAAATTAAAACTGGAAATATCGCCGATGGTTCTGTAACGTCTGCTAAGTTAGACACTTTGTACGCTACTAAGGCATTTGTTGACGAAATGAACGTAGAATTGGCTAATGTACACACACTAGCAGCAAATGCGGCTACAATTCAGCAGCTTAACGCTACAAATGCTACTATCGCGAACCTTGACCTCACAAATTTGAAATTTCAAGGACGCGCAGCAAGCTGGACTAATAGAAATTTTGTGTCAAATATAGTTTTACAACCGCTTCCAGTTGTGACATATGTTAATTTCAAAGAACAAACATTTGAAGTTACATACACAAACTGTATATCATCAATGACAGGTTCAGTTGGTGCGTGGGTTATTAGCGGTTGACAACAAATCATCCGCTTACAACCCAACCAGAACCACCATATGTAAGTCCTACAACTACTTTTTCTTCGGAATATGTTGGTGTGCCGCCTGAACTTATGCTGGAAACATATCTAATAGTATGTGTTTGTATGCCGGTCACAAAGGTCGTAAAGCTCCAACCAGCAGCTCTACCTTGAAATTTCAATTTTATTGACTATATTATAACGGAGGAACCGGAAAATGAAAGAAAAATTGCAATCTATATATAATGCTCTTAACACTATTCAAGTAAGCGGCAAACAGAATTGCGCTATTGTCGCTGGTGTTATGAATGTTATTGAAGAACTGTTTGTCGAATGCGACAACTATCAACTAAAGGAGCCAGACTTGAAAGAGGGAGAATACAATGGCTAATGGCGTATTCTGTATAGAAGTTAATCAGCTAGGTGAATTTGCCATGATTGCTGGCGACTCTGAAACGCTTGAATTTTCTTATTTCTATAAGGACGGAACTCCTTTGGATTTGAGCAGTTCAACAGCGCGTTGGAGACTGTGTTATGTAGGGCAACCCGACGTAGCCGTTTTAGATTTGCCGGGAGAAATATTCGGTGGTAATAACTTCGTTGTAAAACTTAGCAGTTCAAATACTGAAAACCTGTCTGGTAAATTCATACAACAGCCTGTTCTTGTAGACTACAAAGGCGACGAGTATGTATATCAGCAGGGCGTTATCACAATTATTCCAAAAATCAGAGCATGAAAGTAAATATTTCACAGTATATGGGTTAGTATTGCTCTAGCCCATATACTATAACCTATAAATAAACTAAGGAGTGATTTCTTTGGCTATTACAACTTATCAGGCCAATAGACTCAATAACTATCTGTTTGGCTCTACATCGTTTACGCCGAACGGTACGTATTATATTGGGCTTTCTACTACTGCTATAAATGCGGCTGGTACTGGTGTTACAGAGCCGACTGGTGGCGGATACCAGAGAGTAGCAGTCACAAATAACAAAACCAACTTCACAGATTCTACTGGCGGTATTGTACAGAATAAGGTACAGTTTGAGTTCCCAGAAAGTACAACAGCATGGGGAACTATCACACATGTATTTATTGCTGATTCAGCTACAACTGGTGGCGGCAACGTGCTTTATTACGATGCTTTGACTACGCCTAGAACGGTTCAGACAGCTACGATTCTTTTGTTTGCTATCAACTCAATGAAGATTCAGCTTGTGTAATCCTAGAACGGAGGCGATTAAATGAAGCCGTTCAAAATATATGCCAATGCCAAACGTTCATTTACAATAATAGCAGCTACATTTCCTAGACTGGTAACTTTGTTGTTCAATAACATCAACACAATAAAGATTATATCTTCTTTGAAAGCTAAGTTACTGTCAAAGGTTACTATTAAGACACAATATTTGTTTTCAGTAGTAGCTAATCGTGTCAAACTTAGAATGTTAATGGCAAATAAAGTTACCCCGATAAAAACCAATTTAATTGTCTCTTTCAAGTCGATAGTATCAAATCTCATTACTATTACCATGACAAGCAATATTGTAGCAAGTATGAAAATGCTTGTCAAGGCTACCACAACCATACCAGTAATGTTGAAAATAACAGCACAGCCATTAGTTGGTAGATTTAGATTACTTGGTGAGCTAGACCCAAAAACGCTTGGCGAGATGGACGGTATTACGCTTGGAGACTTGGATTTTATTACGTCATAATAATTATACTTATAAGCCGCACCTTGTTATTGCCACGAACAAAGGCGACATGGTAAAGAAATAGAAAAGGAGTGGTACAATGGCTACAACGCCAAATTATAGCTTTTCAGTGTATAACAGCACTGACACTGATGTAAGGTTCTTGGATTTCCGTGTTGCCACCGCTGGCAGTCAGAGTACAAGTAACTTTTATGTTATAGATACTGTGCTTAAACAACATTCTGATGCTATTGATAGCATAAATGCTACACCATCAGCATTTGTTGTAAAAGGTACATATTCTGCTGGTTCGTTATATACTGCTAGTGTAGCGAACTATCCCGGATATAAAAACGAACAGCTAATTGTTCTTTCGTTGAATCAAAAGAACACTGGGGCTGTACAAATCAATATTAATGGAACCACGAATAAAGATGTTATGAAATATGGTTCCGATGGTGTACTTAAAGCAGTAGATGCTGGTGATTTTGTTGCCAATAGCCCTGTGTTGTGTTTGTATGATGGAACACAATTTGTTGTTATTGGAATTACCAGCGCTTCTTCTATCACTGTAACGGGCGAAGCTGGGGATATCTTACAAATAGCTGACGATGGTACGATTGAAAGCTCTGGCAAAAAAGCCGCCCAACCCAATGGTATCGCTACGCTTGATGAAAACGGCAACGTTGTACAGGTGGCCAATATGGCAAACAGTGCCGCTGCTGTGTATAGTGGCGCTCCCGTCTCCATCGCCTACGCGGGGGCGCAGCGTATCGCGTCCATCACGGCCTACGGCGAAAGCACACAGGGTGGTACAACAGAAGCGCCGAAAGCATTAGATGGTATTAACAGGATTTTTGCCTCTGGAAAAAATCTATTGTCTTATACAAATACGAGTTCTGTTGAATCTGGCATTACTAAAACCGTTAATCAAGATAGAAGCATCACACTGAGCGGAACTGCAACTAGAAGAGTGGTTGTATATCTTGAAAAACAAGATACTAGAAATACACTTCCCGCTGGTTCATATACTCTGGGTATTGGGACTGAATTACCATCTGGGTGTGGTGTTCTTTTGGGCGACTATACAGACGACGGTAAGTACGTAAATAATATTGTCAGAATCCCAGTTGGACAATCATCAGCAAGCTTTACAACGACCCAAAAAACGTATAATTTAGATAGCTATTTCGATATCAAAAGTGGAACTACGGTTGATATAACCATCTACCCAATGCTCAACCTCGGCAGTACGGCATTGCCCTACGAGCCATATCAGGGCAGCGTGACACCTCTCCCCATTCCGCGCCCGCTGCGGCGTGTAGGAGATGTCAAGGATAAGTGCGTGACGCGGCAAAAGCATGAAGGTGCCGAAAAGCTTGTTGTGACGTACAATGTGGGTTACATTGCCAGCTATGCGGGCGAAAGTATCACAACGGCGTGGATATCCAGCACGGGAGCACTTTCCACAGGCGCAGAAGTTGCCTATGTGCTCAGTTCTCCCGAAGTGTACGCTACGGACCCGCTGGACATTGACAACGCCGCCGGTCCGCTCACTGTTGTAACAGGCGGCCAAGTTGAAGTCAAAATGACAGATTTTGTAACCGATAGAACACCAGCATTTCTCAATAAACTTGACAAAACTGGTGATGGTTCTGACGTTACTGTTACTTTCACAGAGGCTGCTACCGATACCGACATAGCTTCTGGCGATAAATTGTCTATTTTATTTGGCAAAATACTCAAACGATTCACAAATATACTTAACGGAACCACCAAGGTTGGGTATGCCACTAAAGCTGACACAGATAATCTTGGTAATCAAATAACAGAGACATACGCGAACTCTTTGGACGTTGCCAACAATACAATTGTTCTAAAGAATAAAACTGGTGAAAGTCTTTCGACAATAACTGTTCCTTATGCTAATAGTGCGGGAAATGTAGCAGAGTCAATTAAAAAGATGGGCATAGCGGTACAAACTGCTTCACCATATGCTTGGTTCCTCAACTACACTGGAACTGGTAATAGAGATGGAGCTAGAAAGTATTACGCTGCTGTATACGCCGACACAGCTACAAACGCTACAAACGCCAGCAATGCCGCTAATGCTACTAATGCTGGAAATGCCAGTAAAATAAACGGTCACGCACTGAATATGGCTCTTAATGGAACCAGTTTATCAATTACATGGTAAGGATGTGTTATTATGGCTTTATCATTTAATGGCACAAATGTACCAGTAAGCGGAAACGTAACATATAATGGAACTGGTTGTAGCACGGTAACATACAATGGAACCCAAGTTTGGAAACGAGCACCAGAATGGTTATATAACAGCGGAAATCAATATACCGAATTTACTGGTGGCTGGAATGCTCAAGCTGCCTATTATTTAGGTGGCTCTGCTGGTACAAACTATTACAGAAACCAAACTGCGTCTACTCCGGCATTCAACGCATCAAATATTTCAGTAACGTGTACTGGCAATTATCTTGGTGGTGGTAGTGTTATTACCAACTGGAAAGTTGATTTATCGGCAATTTCATCATTGACCGCAAGTATTAATGTTTTTGACCAATACGAAACGTATTCGTATTTCTATATACATATACTTAATTCATGGCCAACGATAAATGCTGATAATACAAGCGTAGCGGCAACTTATGTAACTGGTGTTTCGAAGACAACCAGCGTAACTCTAAATACTTCGGGACTTAGTGGAGGTTACTATGTATTGATGGGTTTTTCAAATAATAACTTTCGTAGTTTCACTGGTTATATTTATAGTCTAAAGTGTAATTTCTAATATTGATACGGAGTATAAGATATGAAATTAAATAAAATCGCTGGGTTAGTTGCCCCCCCCCCTATAAAAGCTGACACGATGGGAGGGATATAGATGGCGTTATCTTTTAACAACACAAATATCCCTCCGTCTGGTAATGTTATATTTAATGGAACCCATTGTAAAACTGTAACGTACAATGGTACTGAGGTTTGGAAAAAAGAATATACTGTATATCCAGGCGCTCCTGTTGCTAATACTCAAAACCTTGGATATGCCGCATACTTTACTGTTACAAACAGTGGCACAGACATTAAGGTCGACGCATTTGGCGGCACAGAACGAGGATATGGGCGTGTTATGCTTGGTGGGTTCAGCACAATAGGATATTCACAGATATATTTTGCTAATCTAAGAGCATATATTACAAACAGTTTTTCCCATATTAAAGTAGCATTGAGTGATATAAACGGCAATGTTGTTCAACAGCTTATCTATTCAGAAGCGAATGGATTTGATGCAACTTATACGGCCAGCACAAAGTTCAATATAAACTCACCAAATGGGAACTATTATTTGATGTTAGAGGTTGAATCTGGCGCTACTCACTTGGGTAAAAACGCAACAATATTAATGAACGGTTGTTATCTGGTTTAAAGGAGAGACAATTATGATAAAAGTAACACTTAAAAATGGCAAAGAATATGAGGTTCTTGAACCTACTACGGTATATCCAAGCGGCTTGCCGAATATTCGTAGCAAAATGGAAATTTACATTGATGAAAGCGCAATGACATTAGAAGCTCTCGAAAAGGCGTTTTCGGACGAGTCCGCAACGGAGGAACTCCGCATCACCAAAACAGGAGACGGCGGCGATGTCGCTTATGAGTGTTTATATCGTCACTATTGCATTGTGACTAGTATTGGTAAGAAACTCGTTTCAACTACAAGTCACGAAACAGGAGAAACCACAGAAGTAATGTGTCTGTATGTTACTCTGGAACAGAGGACATATGTTGAGCAGAAACTGTATGAAATGGGTGTCTCCTAAATGACATATAGAAAGGATGCCTAGCTATGTTGAATGAAATTTTAAACGCTGTATTAGATAGCTTAGTAATGGTATCATCTTTTGGAATCTTTATGTTGTTTTGTGCTTTTTCCAATAGTATCTTAGGTTCGGTTATCGCGTCTAAGACAAATGAGTTCCAGTGGAAAACACTTCTTACTGGCGTTGTTAGGAATATCGGCGTTGTTCTCGGCGTCGATATTCTTGCCGCTGGGCTTTCTGGAATTACAAAACTCATAGAAATATACAATGTTGCTCCACAATATTCTGAGAGTATACAAGGTGTTAGCGTATTAGCCATAGTAGCAATCATTATCACATTATCATATACAGTTTACGGGAAACAGGCTCTTGATAAAATCAAAAGTCTTGGTAATTTGAAAGACGAAGATATAGTCGTGATTGACAAAGCCGAGGGCTGGGAACAGAGAGGGACGTGACTTATGCTTAGTTTTTCTGTAAACAAACAAAGACTTACTAGAAATGATTGTCAAAAGGTAGTTGGGGGTACATATAATTATTTATATGCTATGTTTGACTTTTCATATGATTGGGAAGAAGTAGCGCAGAATGCCGTATTCAATAATACGACTGAGGACAAAAACTTTACAGTTCCAATTGTTGGCAATGTGTGTTTGGTTCCATGGGAGGTTATTACTTCTCCTAATTTCACAGTATCATTGTATGGGTTTACAGATACTAAGCGAATTACGACAAATGAAGTAATGGTTCCGGTTAAACCAGCACTATATAATGCCGAGAATATTCCAAGTCCTCCGCCTACACCAACCGACTATGAAGCATACGTCAAACTTGTAAATGAATATAAAGAACAAGCCGATGCTCAATATCAAGAGCTGAAAGATACAAAGACCGAAACAATTACAAAAGAGACTGCTATTGAGTTTCCAAACATAGGAAGCGAAAAGAATATATATATCGAAACTTCTACAAATAGGACATATAGATGGTCAGATACCGATTTAAAGTATTATTGTGTAGGCTCTGATTATAGTGAGATAGATATTATATCAGGAGGGAAAGCTCGTGGCTAATACAACATTAGATGTAAAAATTCAAATAAGAAATGATACTAAAAATAACTGGACTACACAAAACCCCGTTCTTTTAAAGGGTGAAATGGGTGTAGAAACAGATACTAGAAAATTTAAATTCGGTGACGGAGTAAGCGATTGGAAAACGCTTGAATATGCGAGCGCTACTGGCGCAATTATTATGAATAAGGCTCCGACACCTACGGATTCTGGATATGATGTTGGCGCAATGTGGGTTGATACAGCCGCCAATAAAGCGTATCTGCTGTTTAATAACACAACAAAACAAGCCGTGTGGAAACAGCTTGTTACTCCCGATGATTTGAGCGGCCTTGGCGCTGGCGACATGTTGAAATCGCAGTTTGCCAACAACCCAAAGGCCGAACAGGGATATGTAAACGCGGCAATTGTAGCCGACACAGCAAATGCTACCACAGGCACGCTTACTGCTGGTTCTAAGACATTTAATGGTTCTGCCAATGTTACGGTTACAGCAGATGATTTAGGTGCTCTTACAGCCGTTCCTAGTGAATATGTAAAGAATACTGATTATGGCACAGCAGAAACTGGCGGTGTTGTTAAGTCTACTGCCAAGGGTACAGATACAGTAACAATCGGTGCTGACGGCACAATGACAATCGGTAAGGCATCAGAGGCTGTGGCGGCTGATACTGCTACCACATTGGCTACTGGACGTACAATTTCTGTTGCTGGTGATGCTACTGGTACATCTCCTGTGTTTGACGGTAGTGCTAACGTAACAATTCCTCTTGTGCTTGCTAACAGCGGTGTTGTGGCTGGTACTTTCACAAAGGTTACAGTTGATGCCAAAGGACGAGTAACAGAGGGCGTTGCAAATCTTACAGCGGCTGACATTCCTGAGCTTACTCTTTCTAAGATTTCTGATGCTGGAACAGCGGCGGCAAAGGACTTTGGTACTGCCGAAGGCAATGTGCCTGTTCTTGGCGCTGGTGGAAAACTTAGCGAAGCTGTTATCCCAGCCATTGCTATTACGGATACGTTTGTTGTCGATAGCCAATCCGCGATGCTTGCTCTTGGGGCACAGCAGGGCGACGTGGCTGTTCGTACTGATGTAAATAAAACGTTTATTCTTAAAGTTGCTCCTGCTACTACGTTGGCGAACTGGGTAGAACTTGAAACACCAACTGACGCCGTTACGAGTGTAAACGGACTTACTGGAGCTGTTACGCTTACAACGTCCGAGGTTGCTGAGGGTAGAAACTTGTACTTTACAACAGCGAGAGCAAACGCGAACTGGGTTACTCACGCTTCTACTGAATTGACAGACTCTGATACGCTTTTAAGAACAACTGATACCTTTATTCTTAATGGCGGGAACGCATAATTACCATTAAGAAAGGGGAGGTATTAAATGGCTAATATAACCTTAGATGCCAGACAGCAACAAAAGCATGATACTTCCACTAACTTTAATAATGCCAACAAACTTTACCTTGAGGGCGAGTTTTTGGTTGAGACTGATACTGGCAAGGTGAAGATTGGCGATGGAACATTAGGCTATAAATCTTTACCATACACAATAGGGACAAGGGTGCCAGAGGGAGCTAAATTCACTGACACAACTTATACGGCTGGTACTGGATTATCCCTTAATGGCACCTCTTTTTCAATAAGCAATAGCGGCGTAACTGCTGGTTCTTACGGCCCATCACAAGATAGTAGTGTGGGGTTCGGAGATTCTATTGATGTACCATATATAAGTGTGAATAGCAGGGGACAGATAACATCGGCTGATAGTAGAAGTATAACACTACCATCCAAACCCACTCCTACTTCCATAGGAGCTGAACCAGCATTTGCTAAGAATACGGCGTTCAACAAGAATTTCGGAAGTGCCGCTGGCACTGTATGTCAGGGAAATGATTCCAGACTATCTAATGCTCGTCCAGCATCTGACGTATCAGCATGGGCAAAAGAGCCGAATAAACCGACATATACCCCAACTGAAGTCGGAGTTATCGGTACAGCCCCAACATCTGGACAAGTGGCGGTTTTTGATGGAACGACTGGTAAAATTAAATCAACAGGGTTTACAATAGCTTCGTCTGTACCATCTGGCGCTAAGTTCACAGACACAACATATTCCGCAGCGACATCAACAGCGTTGGGACTTGTTAAGGTTGGATATACGGAAAGTGGCAGAAACTATCCAGTAGAACTTGATGCTGATGATAAGATGTTTGTAAATGTTCCATGGACAGATACAAATACAACATATTCTCAAGCTACATCTAGCACACTTGGATTAATTAAGATAGGGTACACTGAAAGTGGGAAGAATTACCCTATTGAACTTAATACTTCTGGGCAAGCGTATGTTAATGTGCCTTGGGAGGATACGACATATTCCGTATTCACAGGCGCTACAACAACAGCAGCAGGTACAAGCGGATTGGTTCCCGCTCCGACTTCTGGCCAATCAACAAGGTACCTTGGTTCAACCGGAGAATGGAGTATACCCACTGGAACTATTTATAATGGAAGCACAGCAATATCTGTTAAACCGTCTACGACTGATGGAGAATACAATATATATTTAGTTGCGTTATTTCCGGGCACCACAAGCCAAAGCGTTGGACCAAGCGCTTCAGGAACAATTAATTTTGGCTCTGCTTTTAATGTGCCATATATAACGATAGACCAATATGGCAGAATCACAGCATTAGCGAATAGGAGTATGATTCTTAGCGGGGCATTAGCAAGCAGCTCTGCTCCTGGTTTGTGTCCAAAGTTAGATTCGGCACATCCATCATATTATCTAAATGCTAATGGAAGTTGGAGTCTCCCAAGAGGCAGAGTATATGGTGTAAAAGGGAATGCAGAAACTGCCTATCGAGAAGGTCAGGTAAACCTAACAGCCGCTAATATTGGTGCCCTTCCAATTACAGGCGGCACAGTGTCTGGCGCGACTACATTTAGTGACACTGTGACGCTTAGCACCGCTGGAAGCATAACATATGATGATGGTTTTTATGATGGGTGACGACTATGGGAATTAAAATATTAAGACAAACAATATCATCAACATCCACAGAGCCGTTGCCCCCCCCCCACCACAGAATATGGAATAATTGCGTGTGACAGGGCCGGAAGTATGTATGTGGGTGACAGCTCTAACAGTCCAGTCGAGCAAATGAGTGTTAAAAAATATTCTCAAACATCCAATCCGAACTTATTAATTAATACAAACTTCTTTAATCTTGTGAATCAGCGCAATCAAACCCGTTATGATAACACAACAAATGTTGTTGAAAACTCGGTTGACAGATGGCAAGTACTAGGTGGGACATTTAATGTTGCAACTAGGACTTACACATCGAATGATACGTTGGCAGGGTATGGTAATCAGTTCAGACAATATATACCGCTAGGAGATATATCAATTGGTGATACTATAACTGTAAGTTCAGTTATAAATAATATTAAATATGTATTCACAACAACAGTACCAGAATATGGAACTACTGTAACAAATGCTCCGTTTCTATTAGAAACTACATGGGGCGGCTTTAAAATGATATCACAAGAAAATAGAAATGCTACGCTTTTATCATTAGTCGTAAATGTATCACAATCTATAACTGTTGACTGGATAAAGATGGAGTTTGGAAGTTTCGCTACGCCATATGTGGCTAAAGGATACAACGAAGAACTAACTGCCTGTCTGAGATATTACCAGCGCCTTAATATGAATTTTAGAGGGGAAGCATTTAATGTTGGCGATGGAGAAAAGTATTTTACAACGATTTCATTTTATCCAATGAGGGTAGTGCCAACAATTACTATTGCTAGTGCACATTATTGGGGTGGATTTTCTGGATTAACATGTTCTATTCCACAGACAGACGGGGTTTATAACGATAGGACGTTACAGCTCGCTGTAAATGCAACTGCCTCCAATCCCGGTGGTGCTTTCACAGCTGTAATTGTTTTAGAAGCAGAATTATAAAATATGAGTTTTATGAGCCGTTTAAAGGGTGTTTTTGACGTAAAAATGGGCCAAAAAGAGCAAAATTTACGTAAAAATACCCCGAAAACGGCCAAAATTACAACAAATGGACATACTAATCAAACATGTTGTTTTATTACAAGTGACACTCAAACAACATTAAGTGCTGAAGTATAACGAGGTATATAAAATGGAAGATAAATATATTGTATATGTTCGTGTAAATGAACTTGGATATATAGTAGAGATAAATAGTAGCGCTTTTATCAGTGATACTACTGGATGGATAGAAATTGATAGCGGATATGGAGACAAACACCATCACGCACAAGGAAACTATTTCCCACAGCCACTCTATGATGTTCGAGGATGCGCCAACTATAAACTTGAAAACAACATTCCAGTAGAGCGTAGCGATGAAGAAAAAGAAGCCGAAATAGCAAACCGCCCAGCTCCAATGCCGAGTTATAACGATAGAGTTGCTGCTTTAGAAGAAGCAATGCTTGTAATGTTGTCTAGGGGTGTTTCAAATGTTTGATTTCTTTAAAATTCAATATACTATGGGAAATATAACAAAGGAACAATTATATTCTTATGTGCCTTTGTGGATTTCGGAGTCCGAATATAAACAAATAGTTGGCGAAAACTAATTTGCCAAAAGGGTGAATATCTATGTCAATAAAAGTTCTTAGGCAGAGTACCGATGCTACGGTAACGGCTGCCCCCCCCCTATTGAGCTACGGACAAATTGCCATTGATAAAGACGGAGTTATATATACCGGAAATAGTTCTGACGAAGTAGTAAGTAAAGTTAATTATGCTAATGAGGCGTTGAAAGCAACTCAAGATTCTGCTGGTAATCCTATTGTATCATCCTATGCCGCAGCACTTGACACAAGTGGAAATACAATAAGGCTTAAATATAAAAACGGTGATGTGGCCGCTACTATTACAGCGCCATATGCTACATCTGCTGGAACCGCTACCAATGCTACTGGTGTTACAGGGAATATTAGAGGCGAAACTATATCAAAAGCGAACAACGACCACTATGCTTGGTGGCTTAGTTATAGTGGAACTGGTAGTTATGGCGGAGCAAGAAAATATTTTGCGTGTATACATGCCGATAGTGCTGATTCAGCTCGTTCATCTAATATAGTTATGTCTTATAATGGCAACCTGTGGATTTCCTACTCGTAAGGCGGTGTATACATGGGATTATTTTATAATAACACAAATGTTGCTACTTCTCAGAACGTATATCTAAATAATCAAGCATCCGACCAAGTGTTTTATAACAATACTTTAGTGTGGAAAAGAGACGCACAAGTATATCCCGGCTCTACATGGTATGTGCGTGGTAGTAAAACAAATGAAACAAATACTGCTCCTCCGACTATAATTGAAAGAGAAGTATCAGGTAACGTTGCTAATGACGCGGCAGTATATGCTGTTGTTAATCTTACCCCATATAACTATGTGAATTTTGATTATTCAGTTTACTATGTTAGTCCATATGCGACTGGAATGGTTGGAATTGGCAACTTTGATAATTATAGTATAAACGGTGGTTGGCCTACCGTTACGGGTATAGGTTGGGACAACTCAATTAATACATATCACAACGACCCAAACGGACAGGGTTGGGGTAATGGGGCTGTTTCAAAGCGTTTTACACTCACGGTAAATGTAGCAAGTCTACAAAACAGCTGGGCACTTGGTATATTTTGTCGTAGTAGTAGCACAACTCAAGCAACTATACACCTTGTATTGAACAAATGCTGGTGTACTACATAACGAGGTATATATAATGGTAAAAATTAAACTTTCTAATGGCGATGAATATGAAGTGTTGCCTATGACGGCTGTTTACCCTAGCTATTCGTCTACGGTAAGAAGTCATATAGAAATACACATGGACAAATCTTCAATGTCTGATACAGAATTTATTGCTTTATTCTCTAATCAAGAACTAACAAAAACAATTCAAATCATAAACACTGAATCAAACAGCACTATCACATATGAAAGATACAATGAACCTGTATCAATTGGTATTGGTAGATATGATAGTGTAAATGTTGCTACTGGTGAAGTAGTTACAGAATATCATTTAATTGCTAATTTGGAGCAATTAACATATCAGGAAGCTGATATAAAAGCAATGAAAGAGCTTATTACCAAAATGAGCAAATAATATAATTACTATACAGCTACGTATAAAGGAGAACAACATGTCTATTTATACTGGAAGAACGCAAGTTCCGTATTATTATAGCTGTTATGGATATACGAGAGGAAACGGAAAGACTTGGCATGGCGGTATAGATTTGGTTGGATTGGACAGTACAACTATATTGATGCCAGATTATAGTGGAAAATCTATTAGTGGCACAGTCGTTTCCTCTCGTAAAGTAGATAAAAGCACAGGTGATTTAACTTGGGAATGGGGCTGGTATGTATGCGTACAGCTAGACGCTAACCAAACTCCTGACGCCGTGAACTTTATCTATTTTTGCCATAACGAAAAAAACTTAGTATCAGTTGGACAAAAAGTGAAAACTGGTGACGCTATTGCTATTATGGGAAACAGCGGAAACGCCGCACTCGCTAATCCACCAATCAAACATTGCCATCTTGAAGTGAGAGCAACAAGAAGTGGGAAAGGGCTTGACCCAACAAAATATGCTGGATGTTCTAACTCTGTTGGAATATATAATTCGTCAAATGACAATTCTAATACAAACACCGAAATAAAAGGCATTGACGTATCCAAATATCAAGGCGCTATAAACTGGCCACAAGTAAAAGCGGCTGGATACAATTTTGCTTTTATCAGAGTTGGATATTGTAACTATGATGGTACAATAAATGAGGGATACGACTCATATTATCAGACGAATATGGCTGGCGCAATAGCCGCAGGAATAAATGTTGGTGTATATGTGTATTCATATGCTAAAACTGTTAGTTCCGCAAAGGTGTGTGCGCAAGCCGTTGCTGAAAAGGTAAAGCCTTATACTATTACAATGCCTATTGCTTTCGATTGTGAAGATAGTGCTTTGTATTCACAGATAGGTAAACAAACAAATACAGACATATGTAAGGCATTTTTGAGCGAAACGAAAAATCTTGGATACTATCCTATATTATATACATACACAAACTTCGCTAAAACACTTTTAGATATGAGCCAATTGAGCGCATATGATTTGTGGCTTGCTGATTACACAGGGAATCCGTCATATACAGGCCCATATACAATATGGCAGTATAGTTCTAAAGGTTCAGTATCGGGAATATCTGGTAATGTTGATATGAACATTGCTTATAAAGATTATCCGTCTATAATTAGCGGAGGTTCGACAGGTGGTGGAGACGTGGAAAATTTGTCTGTTCTAAGATATAGAGTAAAAATAGAAAATAAGTGTCAAGGCTTCGGCTCAAAGAACGTAGATGATGTTATAAAGATTGGAGATTCTGATTATCTACCAATTGGCGATTATAAGATTATCAGCAAAGAGAACACAGTAGGAGAACAGGGATTCTATTGGTGTGAAATTAGACTTCCAGACGGAGGTTCTTGTTATGCTGTGTACAATCTTCCAGATGATAGATGTGAAATTATTGATGCTACTATTGATGTAGCTGTTGATAATAAGTCTTTGAAGATTATAACCCCAAACAAGAATCAGGCTTTCATGTCTCGAAACACAAGTGACGTTGTAAAATTTGGAGATAGCGATTATATTCCAGTTGGAACTTATCCTCTTATTACGATGGATACTGAGGTTCACGAGGAAGAACTTTACTGGTGTCAGTTTAGATATACAAACGGTAATTCTTACTATGCTGTATATAATTTACCAGATGTAAGATGTGAAATAATTGACACTCCGGTTGACCCGGAACCTACACCGGAGCCAACCCCGGAACCCGAACCGGAACCGACTCCTGAACCAGAGCCTACGCCTGAACCAGAACCAGAAACTCCAACGAGCGAACTTGTAAAGCAAATTGAAGAACTTATGAAACAGCTTGAAGATTTGATGAAACAGGTTGATGAAGCGCTGGCTAAAGTCAATGTCTTAGAAGAAAAGAATAAAGAATTAGTTACTGAAAATGAAGCCCTCAAGAAATATATTGAAGAAATAGAAGCTGAAAACAAGAGCTTATTAGAAGAAAATGAGCGTCTAAAAGACAAAATTGCCGAAGCACAGGCGGCTTTAGCATAAAAATAAAAGGCTAACCCGTATGGGTTAGCCTTTTTTACACGCCATAATTTTACATACCAAATGGTACTTCTTCTTCTCTTTTTGAGAATGATACTTTATACGGTAGGACACCAATCGTTTTCTTATTCGTTTTTACTGGAACTTTTTCTCCATTTTCATTCTCATAAGATGATTCAAATTTTCCATTTTCGCTGTAAACAATACAGTTCCCAATTTCAAATTCCAAATCATATTTCCAGAAATCATCAGCATAATTTTCTGGCGCTATACCATCAGGTATATCAAGGTTTTTCCAAAATGTTTCAAGCAAATTGCTTACTATAAAATCATCACAATCGCCATCATTATAAATTACTGCGCATCTTGTAGCATTAAATTCGGCATCATTGTTGAATTTGATAGTCAAAGAGCGCTGTATTGATTCATCGTTCGGAGTTTGAATTCCCTCAAATGGTAATTCAGAATGTATTGCGCTCTCCAACATAGATAGTGTGTCACGCTTTTCGTATGCCAAATCAAAATCTTTTATAAAAAACGAATCATCTGGCATATTTTCAGCGTTTCCATAAAGCTCTTTTACAAATTTAATTGACCTCATTCTTGTACCTCTGCTTTAAAGTATAGTTTACAATGGCAAAAACCATCACTATCTTGGTTTAAGAACTCCTCGCATTGGCAAATATTCTCTTGTAGTTTGCCGAGTTTACAAGGACAATACCCATCATTATTTTTCAAAGCAGCCCTTATTTTTTCTTCGTGTTCTTTATCTTGTGTAACAAATATTTGTAGCATGATTAACCTTTCAATTAGCTTATCTTTTCGGCATATTGATTTTGTGACGCCAGCTTTATACCTAGCACATTATCAATATGACTTTTATCGTTTGGGATATATCTCCCATATTTAATTATTATATTCTTAAATTGTCTCAGCTTTTCTATACACGGCTCTATCTCATCTTTGTTAAAACCAGTATAAATAACTATATCATCTTCGCTAAAATCCCTAAACTCAACAATAAAACTATAAATTTCAGCAAACTGTTCAAACGGTTCAAGCCCACCAAACACAACTGCTTTATGGAATATGCTTTGTTTATATATGTCAATAAGCTCTTTATTTGTAAACTCCCTCACTGGCGATTTAGCCAGTGAGGAGTTTTGACACACAGATATATCAAGATTTTGCCCGATACAGCATTTCCAATTACAAAAACAAGTTGATATAAACATTGATGGTTTTTTATAGTTTACAAAATCATCTACAACTACACTTTTTGTTCTCATTACAGTTCACTCATTCTTTCGATACTGAGCCAGTCTCTCATTTTGAACTCTGACTTTCTTTCTTTGCTATATGTTTTTTCAGGTGTTAAGAACCCAACAATTCTCTGATATGTTGTAACCTTTTCTCCGCCGCACGTCGGACATGTATCACCATAGAACCCATGATTATGTTCACATGCACTAATTCGTGTACAAAAAGCAAAATATACAACGCCAGCATCTGCTATTTTATTCAAAAGCTCCCAAGCAGTATCAAAATTTTCCATAGGAGAATCAAGATTTATATGAGCGATACTACCACCAGAACACGCTTTATCCATTATAGCGCTCAATTTTACTTTCTCGCTTATTGTAGTCTTAACGCCAAGAGGAATCCATTGATTGCCGTATAGAGGAAGCTCATATTTTTCATCTGGGAAGAAAAGTTTATCTTTTTCCATAAGAACAGCGGCGGCTCTTTCTGCTGGTACCTGTTCGATGTTGATTGAGTAATCTGTGTTTTTGGCAAACTCGTCTTTTACTTCTGTTATTGTTTTAAGAATCTCTTTTGCGAACTCAATTCCATCTTCTGAATAATATGTGTATCCAAGAGAGTCGGTTTCTGTCATACCATAATGAGACAATACTTCGTAAATTCCAATAATACCAATTGTGGAATACTGAGAACTCATATTGATTAACTTATATGTATAGTTAGGCAACAGTCCTTTTTCAATATTACGCTTAATAATATCTCTTATAATATCAAGAGTTTTACAACAAAGCAGAGTTTCTTCTTTAAGGGATTCAATATATCGTTCTTTAGTGGTACTTTCATATGCAATTCGAGCAAGATTTATTGTGTTTACTTTCACAGAACCAACTTCGAGGGCCGTTCCGCCGATTGAGTTAAAATACCCTAGGTTTTTAATATCAGAAACGAGACGACAGTTATGTGTTATCACGCCGTTTGGAAGTGTGAAATATGGCTCATAATCGCTATCCATTTCAAAGCAATATACATACTCATCATTGTATTCAACAGGTTCTATGCTCTTAACTTTGAAATAAACCGAATTATTCTTCCACTTATAGATGTCTCTTTGCTTTCTTTTATAGGTTTCGTACCATCTAATACAATACACAGGATAGTTTCTATTGAACTTTTGGCCTCTAATTTCAACAACTTCTTCTCCTGTTCTATCAGATACATCAATAATCGTGTTTATACCAAGAGATGTAAATATCGCCTCTACGCATTCGATAAGGTTTTTTGATGTGCTATAAATTCTATTATTATTTCCACCATCAGTCAAATAATATCCATCTATAATACCTTTTCTAAAGTTTACAGACTGCAACAAACAATCCATATTCATAGATTTTTCAAAGGAGTATTTACCAATAACAAATCTTCTTATAAATTCAGATACAGCATTACTAGATATATACACAGGATACACATTATTATGTGGTGTGTGAAGTTTTACACGAGCATCCCCGTCTATTTTTGACACAGCCTTATTAAGAATCTTGATGGACTTTTCATACTTTTCTTGATTAATAGACATGGTTGTGGCGGTTGTATTATTTGGACTATCTTCTTTGTCCATACTTCCGTCACCAAGATACATACCGATTAAGAATCCTTGTTCATATGTAAGCTCATCGTCAACCTCATGTATCGAGTTTAGCGGCTTTGTATTGAACATTATATAATCATCTGTTGTAAGTTCAGATGTTGGTTTATCTCCGTCGATTGTTGGAGTGATATGATTGTCAGTCATAATAAGCTCTTTATTATTGGCTGTTACAACTTTATACATATCTCTTTTATTCAGCCTTATTGTACGTCCCTGCACCCAATTGCCATTATGGAATATCGTAAAATTTCTTTTTGTTTCTCTATACGGCGACTCATAAAGCTCTTTAAATGTTGATAAGATAGCACCATTGCTTGACTTTGTAAGAACCTTTTGGTTGCCACTAAAACAGCAGTTACTCAAGCTAGTAACATCTTCGCTAATAAAAAAGTTGCTATCGGCCCATTTCATATTATGGTTACAACACCACTTAGCGAAATCTTCATCTACAAACTTTCCGTTTTTTCTAAGTAATGAATATGTCAAAACAGGGAATGTCATCATATTCTTAGACCTAATATCGCTGACAACTTTCATAAATGCTTTTTCATATTCTATAAACTCGTCAGTATACATTACCATAGGGGTTCCATCTGGGAACTCTTTGCCGCCAAAGATTGCTTCAAAATACGGTTTATCGAAAATTGAGAAGTTTGTAAAAGCACTCTGATTTACTCTTAGGTATGGCTGATTTAGTTTGTATACAATCCTCTGGAACTCTTGGTCGCGATAATATTCTGGATTATTTATAATAAAGTTTGTCTCACAGTCTTTTTTCCAGAAGTAGAATGAATATACAAGAAAGCTAGGAAGCCCACAAGCACCTGATGTTCTATTGGAGTTCCAGCTTACAAACTCACCAACAAAATCTGTATATGTAGTGAGATGTTTCGGCGGCTGAGCATTGAAGTTGTCTACAAAAAATAATCCTTTTGTAACAAGACTTTCAAGGTCATAAGCATAACAATAAGGGATGAATGTTGAACTCGCCGCATCGTGAAGATAATAATGGCCAACCCATTCTTCTTCAAGCCACTTATCAGCAGTTGCCTTGCCATACTTCTTTTTGAACTCATAGTAAATCTTGTTAAAAGCAAGTAATTTAGAATGCGGCTTACTCATTTCAACTGTTAAAGAACAAATATCCTTTGTGCCAACATTGGCATTACCATCAATACTCGCATCTGCGACAGTCTTTTTATCAATAAAGTTGTCTATAAATGAATTATAGCTCAACTGACAGTCTGAAAATCCATTTAACTGCTTTAGTTCCTCACCATACTTTTCTGACAATTTATTAAACTCCGCAACAAACTGTCTATCCAACTTAATTGAAAAATCCACTGAACATTACCCCTTCTTGTTCGTATTCTTAACCCACTCTAAAGCCTCTGAAAAATTATATATATTCCCATTGACTGAAAGCATGGGCATGCTTTTAAAACCCATCTTAATCATTTCTTCTTCATCTGAAAACGTAGTATATTCAATCCCGTACATATTTAGAAACTTTTCCAATATCATACATTGCGGACAATGATTTGAGTATAGAATTATATCCATAAAATCTCCATTTTGTGTTTGTATTTATTAGTCACCATAAGCGATAATATTGTTTACAGCATAAGAATGTGTCTTATCTACACACAAATTATATACCATTTCAACAACATCATACGAAGCGCTTATACTTACTATTTCACTATAACTATTTACATCGTCGTCTTTCATATTCGCCAACAGAATGTGGTGGTCAAACGTAATGTTTTTAGCTTCTAACCATCCAGATTCAAAAGTAAGAAATTTATGTTCTGGTGTACACGTTACAGATTCATCAATATTTTTTATTGTAAAAGTAAGCAAGTCACCACTGTGTATATGGCTATTAACTTTATTTACCATGTTATAAGTCAAATCATGTGAAAGAACCATATCACCGACTTTTATATCTTCAATATTTACAATTCCACGATTCGTTATAACTTTGTGTCCAGCCATGAAACAATCAAAATTATCTATCATCTTCACCACCTTATTGCTTGTCAACCCAAGCCAACGCCGCATGATAATTATACAAAGTACCATCAACACTCAATACATATGAACTATCAGCGGCTGGAACTTCTGTGTACTCCACATGTTTAATGTCAAGAAATGCTTTTATATCCTTGTACATCAAAGAATCATCGTTATACAATATTACCATCTGTACTACCAAACCCTCCATCTCTAATTCCGTTAGAAGAATCATCAGCGGTAGTAAAATAGTTTAGGAAAATACCTTGACAGAATCCTTTACCAGCTTCAACAGTTAGAGTTTTATTTGTTCTACTGTCATTGATTAGAGTAGCCATAATATGGCCTTCGTTTGAAGAATAGTAATAATCGCTGTCCACTATTCCAATAGTGTTATTTAATTGAAGTCTGTTTTTAGTGCCAAGTCCACTTCTTGGAACAATAAACAATACAATGTTATCTGGCATATAACATCTGATTCCAGTTGGAATTTTGATTTCTTTACCGGGTTCCAATGTAAATGTAAATGGTGCTTTGAAATCATATCCAGCAGAACCTTTTGTAGCTCTTTGAGGAATTGAAAGTGATTCATAAGCTGATTTAATAAGTTCGTCCTTGTATTCAGTGTCTATGATTTCCGACATAGCATCATAGAACTGTTCATAGCTTACTTTTTCAAATCTAGGATACATTTAAACGCTCCAATCGAATCATTTGTCAAAATATAATCTATCTATATTACCACAGTCTGAACAAGTAACAATTACACAATTTTCTTCAGCGTCATATTCTAACTCATACTTGTTTGAATCGCACATGTTACAATAAATGTCAATATCAAATGTGCCATTATCAAATTCCATTGTTTTCGCTCCTTTCGTGTGAAGTAATGCTATTATACCACATTCTGAACCAAAAGTCAATACCCTATCTGTAAACAATATATGTAATAATTGTAAACAATTTATGAACGTAATAATATTTGTCTAGTATTTCTTGCTATGATTGTATTATAACATATCACGTTTTATCTGTCAATACCCTATTTAAATCTATATATCTATACGCTTGTATATAAATTTATAGATATATAGACTGTCTATATAAATTTATATATCTTAACACCTGTATAGATATATAAATCTATATAACTAAAAATTAAAATTAAATATTTTCTATATAAATTTATATATCTATAAACAAGTTATATAAATTTATATATCTTAACACTTGTATATATCTATAAATTTATAAATATAAAATAAAAATACTAACTTTTAATATAAATCTATATATCTATACGCTTGTATATAAATTTATAGATATATACGCTTTTAACAAATTTATAGATATATAAATTTATATAAAAAGATTATTTTATTTTTTAATTATATAAATTTATAGATATTAACACTTGTATAGATATATAAATTTATATAACTAGATTATATATCTATAAATTTATAATAATAAGCGTATAGATATATAAATTAATATATTATAATATATTAATATAATTATATAATATATAGGGGGGGGTGTTGACATTTGGATTCGGATGTGTTATAATACGTTCAGAGCAAGAGAGATACAGTGAATTATGAACAAATATTAACAAATTGTTCACTGAAAGTTCACAAATATGGTGTTGACAAACGGAAAGAAGTGTGGTATAATAGTTTCACAGTCAAAACGCTTGACATATAAAAAACGACTAAAACAAGGAGACAAAACGAATGGCAGTAGAGTACATTGTTAATTCCGAAAAGCGGACTGTTGTTGCCATCCTAAAGGGCACAGAGCTTGATGCTCATAAAGCTATTGTCCGGCAGGTTGGAGAAGCAGAAGAAAGTTTTTTCGGATTTAACAGCAATTGGACGACGCTGATTCCCGATTGTTTCGTGGGAAAAGCGAAATGCGACCCTCGTGATGAATTTTCTATTGACGAGGGCAAGAAGATAGCGAAAGCACGTTGTATGGAAAAATACTATCGAGCAAAAGATTCCGCTATCAAACAATGGTACAAGAACGCATGTGTAAAAATGAAACGTGTCGAAAGACTTGTAAATGAGATTGATACCGCAAGATTATTCTCTCAAAGACGTAAGAAAGCAGAGGCGATTGAGAAATATAAGTCAGCAGTATCCGCGCTTGAAGAAGCGCAAGAGGAACTTAATAAGTTTTTGAGTAAGTAATTTATTTTATAATACGAGGTAATAATAATGGCAGTAGGATTTAGTTTTCAAAAAGCAAAACGAGAAAAAATTTGGGTAAAAGTTCTTCTTAATGGCCCATCTGGTAGCGGCAAAACGTATACCGCTCTTAGGTTGGCAACTGGTATGTTTTCAAAAGTTGGTGGTGCTGGTGTAGCCGCTATCGACACGGAAAACGGACGTATTCGTTATTATGCTAATGAATTTGATTTCTTCGATTTACAGTTGACTGAACCGTATACTTCTGAATCTTATATTGAGGCAATTAGTGCGGCTGTTGACAACGGTTTTAAAGTTCTTGTTATTGATAGTCTGAGCCACGAATGGAAATGGTTGAATGAAGTACACGATAAGATGCCGGGTTCGAGCTTCCAGAACTGGGCAAAGCTGAAACCGAGACACGCAAGGTTGATGGAAAAGATTCTTCAGTCACCAATTCATATAGTGGCTACATCGCGCGGAAAAGACGACTATATTATGGAGGATAAGAACGGAAAACAGGTTCCAAAAAAGGTTGGAGTTGGTTCACAGCAGGAAAAAGATATTGAATACAACTATACAGCAACTTTCAACATCGACCAAGAAACTCATGTCGCTACTGTGGCAAAAGACAACACCCACATTTTTGAGGGCAGATATGATGTACTTAATGAAAAAGACGGAGAAAGATTAATTGATTGGGCTAACACTGGCGAGGGAGAAATGCCAAAAGAACCCGTAAAGGCACCAACTCCTTTTGAAATTCCAAAATCAGATATTGATTCAGCCCTTAGAGAAATTAACTCAATCTTTGCGAATAAAATTGAAGCTGGTGTAGATAAGGAACTCCTGTACGCTATTGTTTCTAAGCACCATACAAGTAAGAACTTTACATCAATAAAAGATGTTGATGTGGCAAATACGATTATTAATGAACTGAAAGAGGTTAAATAATTTATGAGTCTGCAGATTAAAGATAGTTACGCAACAATTTTCGAGCCGGAAGTCCATGAAAAGTTTGTAGCATGTAATTTGAGTACAGGTAGAAAGCTCAAAGAAGTAGACGATTACGGACGTCCTAAGTATGCTAATTCTTCTTGGAGAGCCACTTTTGTTGGAAACGCTCTTGCTGGTGCTAAAGCGTTGAAGGAAAAAGACAGAATCAAAATTGTTTCTGGTACTATCACACATGAAAAAAGTGATAAGACTGATGCTAATGGTAACGCGAGATATTTCTACAACGTAACCGTATTTGATTTTGAAACTGTGGCAAGCGCTACTGCGGCGGCATCAAAGCCGACAGGTGATAATTTAGACAGTGAACAGCCGGATTTGCCGTTCTAAGATGTGTTGATAATATATGGCCGAGAGGTTTCACAGCTTCTCGGCCTCCTTCACAAGGAGTGATTAAGTGATTCTACTTGAACAAGAAATAAGACATGATATTATAGATGATATGGTTTGGTCGTTTTCAAGGCTAAATGGATTTTATACATGTAAGAGAGCGTGGTATTACACATATATAATGAAAAGGAGTGAACGAGAGAACTTTTTTTCACAGTATGGTACATTTGCTCATTCAGTGTTTGAGAAGTATAACAAAGGAGAGCTAGAAATATATGAATTAGCAAGTTATTATAACGACAACTATTACGCGAATGTAACTGAAGAAGCGCCACCAAATAAATATGTTGACTTAAATGAATCATATTTCAATAAAGGATACGATTATTTCGTAAATATCAAAGATAATCCCGATGAAGAAATAATTGGGGCAGAGGTAAAGTTTGAATTTACAATCGACGTTATGGATAAACCTAGAAAGTTTATTGGATTTATTGATAAAGTATCAAGAGATAAGAACGGATTTATAGTTACTGATTATAAATCTAAGGGCAAATTCAAAAACAAGGAAGAATTACACGACTACACAAGACAATTATACATCTATGCCATAGCATTGAAAGAAATGTATGGAGAGTATCCTTATAAACTTGTTTTTGAGCAATTCAAAGAGAATATAACACAAGAAATATGTTTCAATGAAAAAGATTTAGAGGAAACATATGATTGGATTAGAAATACAATAAGACTTATATATGACGAAATAGATTTTCCAAAAACACAAAACGATTTCTTTTGTTCGTATTTGTGTTCAGCGAGAGATACATGTATTACTGATACAATTTGACATTTTTCAACCTTTGTGATATAATAAGGACGGATGAAGTATGATAAGCAGAGAGAAAATAGAACAAGCAAAGGAAATGTTAGGCACAACCGCGTTTGAACTAATGGCCGACGAGATTCCTCTTGAAGATGTCGATAAAGAAAAATTGGTGTGTAAATCGCCGTTCAAACAGGAAAGAACAGCATCGGCTCATTGGTTCAAAGAGGGAAATTGTCTAAAATGTTTCGCTACTGGATTAACTATGGATTACATAGATTTCAGTATGAAGTATAAAAATAAATCATTTTTAGAAGCAGTTGAAGAATTATTTATGGTCGCCGGTATGAAATATGACCCAAGTGACTTTGAATTTGACGAAGAAGATAAAGATGTTTTCAAAGACTTTAAATGCTCTAAAGATGAAGTAAATACCGACAGAAGTATTGCCGAAAAATATCTAAAATCAAGAGGAATATCAGAAAGTACATTAGACCTTTGTAACGTAAAACAGGATTCTCATGGTAATATCGCTTATCAGTTTTATAATACGACAGGTAAACTTATACAGACTAAATATAGGGTATCTAGCGCACACAGAAACTCTGATAAAGGCGCAAAATGGTTCTGGCAACAAAACGCTGGCGTATGTGCTTTGCTGTATGGTGTAAATAGGATAAACTACGATACACCGCTTGTTATAGTCGAGGGTTTAAATGATAGACTTGCTTGTGTAGAAGCAGGATATATAAATACAGTTTCAATTCCCGGTGGTGCGGGAGATAAAAACTGGATTGACTTCAATTTTGATGTTCTTGAAAAATGTAAAGAAATAATACTTTGGTTTGATGATGATAAAGCCGGACAAGACGCAATAAAAGAGTGCGTACAAAGGCTTGGGGTTTATAGAACAAAAGTAGTACCAAAAAATGATGTAGTACAGGCAGAAGTAGAGGCTTACTTTAGAAAAGTAGTAAAAAATATAGATTTAGACGAAAATAAAGACTATAAAAAAGTAGATGCCAATAATGTGCTTGTAGCATGTGGTCCATCGGCGGTCATTGACATGATTGCCAGTGCTAAACTTGAGGATAACCCACAAGTTAAACGTTTGATGGACGTTGAAGAAGTACAGCTACAAGATATGCCAAGAATATCAAGTGGATTTTCTGCTATGGATAGAGTATTTTCTGGAAGTTTTGAAAACTCACTTACAATATTGACGGGTAAATCTGGTAATGGTAAATCAAGTATTCTTAACACAATGTTTGTTGCCGCTCCATTAGAAGCAGGAGAAAAGGTGTTCATATATAGTGGTGAAATACCAAGTGGTATTCTTCTCGGAAATGTGATTAAGCCGTTGGCATCTAGCAGACATATAGTGGAGTTTGACAACAGTAACGAAGGACGTCCAAATGGATATGCCGTATCAAAACAAGCTGCTAAAGCAATTAAAGAGTTTTATAGAGACTCTGTATATGTGTATAACGACAATAATGAATTTGACACAAACTCGAAGTCAATCTTACAAGCAATGGAGTATTCTTACAAACGATATGGTGTAAAGAACTTCATTGTTGACTCTCTCCTGACTGTTGATTGTTCGCAGGAATATGGTGATGATAAATACGAAAAGCAGAAGAATTTCGTAATAAATCTAAAAACATTTACAAATAATTTTCCCGTTAGAGTTGCTTTGGTTGCCCACAGTAGAAAACTTGCCGCTGGCGTAAAGGAAATTGGTGGAGACGATATTGCTGGTTCAAGTGATATTCTTAAATGTTGTAATAGAGCTTTTAGTGTCGAAATTCTGTGGGACGACCCAGATGGGTATAATACATTAATAAGATGTATCAAAGACAGAGAAACAGGACTTATTGATAAAGAAGTTAAACTGTATTTCGACAAAAAGAGTTATCGAGTGTATTCAGATTCCAAAGAACATGATTATTCTTATAAATGGGAACGAAAAAGTACAATCACATATCCAGAGGATGTTAGGAGTAGACTGGTGAGCAATATAAAGTATCCAGATAAGACGGTAGAAGTGCTTGGAGAAATTAAAAAATGATGAAAGATATCTTTATATATCACCTACATAGCGATTATAGTAGCTGTACAACGAATATTGACTCTGTAACTAAAATAGAAATGTATGTTGACATGGCGAAAAAGTGTGGAATGTCGGCTCTGGCGTTTAGCGAACATGGCAATATACTTAATTGGGCAACTAAAAAGTCTTTGATTGAAGCCGCTGGCATGAAATATGTTCATGCCATTGAGCTTTATATGACAGAAAACAAAGATAATAAGGTTCGAGATAACTACCATATGATAGCAATTGCCAAGAATTGGGACGGCGTTAAAGAAATAAATCGTATGGTTACAATATCCAATAATAGAAAAGATGGCCATTTTTATTACTCTCCAAGAATTACGCTTGATGAAATGGAGTCGTTGAGTGAAAATATAATCTTGACAAGCGCCTGTTTAGGTGGCCCATTAAATGATGGAACCGATGAAGTAAAACAAAGAGTAATAGAATATTTCACAAAACATAGAGATAGATGCTTTTTTGAAATTCAACACCATTGTGTAGACGAACAGTGTAGATATAATTTGTATCTACAAGATTTATCGCATAAGACTGGCGTAAGACTGATTGCTGGAACTGATACACATTCACTCAATGAAAAACTGGCAAAAGCAAGAGTTATTTTACAAAAGTCTAAAAAGGTTTATTTCGAGGGTGAAGATGGTTGGGATTTAACCTTTAAAACATATGATGAACTTGTGGAGGCATATAGGAAACAGGGCGTATTAGATGAAGAAATAGTAAAAGAAGCAATAGCGAACACATGTGTTGTCAGAGATAGTGTTGAGGAGTTCGCGTTGGATACTTCGCCCAAATATCCAAAATTATATAAAGATTCTGAAAAAGCCTTTAAAGAAACTGTTTATAAGGCAGTTGAAACACATCCATATGCTCTCAAAAATCATTCAAAAGAGGAACTTTTGAAAAGGGTGGATGCCGAGCTTGAAGTCTATCATAAGACAAACATGGAAGATTTTATGTTGTTCCAAACATATGTTAGAAACTGGGAACACGAAAATGGAGTGTTTGTTGGCCCCGGACGAGGTTCTGTTTCTGGAAGTATGATAGCGTATCTTCTTGGGATAACCGAAATGGATAGCATCAAATTCAATTTGAATTTTTTTAGATTTGCCAATCCTGATAGACAGAGTAACGCTGATTAATATATAGTCAGCTATACCAGTAATGGTATATAAAAAAACCGTTAAATTGCGGGGAAGTCCTTAGAGCATTAACAACCAAACTATATTGGTGACAATATAGTGGCGAATAGTAACGGATTCGGTATGGTAACATCGTTAATGATTGGATAATCAAACGCAGCGAAACCTCTCAACAAAGAGGGACGTTCAACGACTATAATACGGCTCCTACAAGTAGTGTTGAGGATGAAGGTATAGTCTACTCCCCTTATAAATATCGGGAAACCGAGGGTATCGAGGATAGATTCGGACTACTATGACCCCGACAGAGCAAAAACAAGAAACTTTCTATTGACAAATGACTTGATTAAATCTTCAGAGATTGCCGCCTTTGGTACAGTGGCTGTTCGTGGTGCTATTGATTATGTATGTAAAGCTCTTGGTTATTCTTTGGACGACGCTAGAGATATCAAAAAGAGACTTTCTATAAATGATAAAAAAGAAGAATTTGCTGACGATAAACTAAAAAAAGATTATCCAGATATATTTGAATATGTTGACTTGATAGCTGGGACGATTGTATCAGTTGGTACGCATCCCGCTGGCGTACTTTGCGCAACAAGGAACATAGAAGAAGAAATAGGATTGTTTACCCTTTCTACAACTGACCACCCCGTTTCATCTTTGGATATGTATGGGCTTGATGCTGGCTGGTGGACGAAATTAGACTGCTTAGGCTAAATATCTTGGCCTAGTAAAAGCGGGTTATATGCTGGAAACTCCTTAGAGCTTATACCACACCAACAGAGTTTTGTATTCTTTGTTGTAGTAAAAGTGTATAAGATTGGACAATCAGCAGGCAAGATAATATCGGCCTCAACGACTAACGCGCATAGCGCGACTATAATGTGAGTAATTGCATTATAGAACCCCGCTGAAATGATATAGTCTGAACTTTATAGAAATATAAAGAGGTAGGCAGAAATGACCTATCAATAGTAGTTATAGTCGCATTATAATATTATAAGAAAGGAGTGATAATATTGAATAAAACGGTAGAGGATAAAGAGTGTATAGATGAAATTTTAAGAATATATGATGAAAATGGCAGAATAGACATAAACTTGTGGAAAAAGTTTTCAAAGTATAATATAAGCTATGCTCATATGTGCCATAGGCTTGGTGGAATAAAAAAAATATTATCTGATAATGGAAGAAAATATATATATTATAATGAGCCGAGCAAAGAATGTATCATTAGTAGGGTTTATGATGCCTATAAACAAGAGGGCAAAGTAACCAAGGATATATGCCAGAAATATGGTGTGAGTAGTAGTAGCATAAGGAACCACTTTGGAAACCACGGGATTATGTATAGAGAACTTGGTATAAAAAATACAAATCCTAAGAATATAACAAAAGAAGAATTGTTTTATGATATAAAACAGTTTATAAACAAATATGATAGCGCTTCATCTACTCTTTATAGAAAATACGGCAACTATGGTGAAACGATTGTAAATAATTATGGTGGATGGGAAGAAATACTTAAAGAATTAAATATTTCTTCTAATCGAAATAGTCAAGCAGAGTGTCTTATTGAATCTATATTGAAAGATAAAAATATTGAATATAATCTTCATAAAGGCTTTGACTGGCTTATTTCTCCATCAGGAACAAAAATGTTTGTTGATTTTTATTTACCGAAATTAAATTGTATTATTGAGTATGATGGTCAACAACATTATATGTTTGTAGAGTATTATCACAAAACGATTGATAAGTTCATCGAGTGTCAAAAGAGAGATAAAGAAAAAGAACGTCTTGTGAAAGAGCATGGCATAGATTTTTATAGGATATTATATAGCGACGATATAATATCTGAGTTGAACAAAATAATTTCAAATTATTAAAACTACTATATTAACAAAATTGTGGATAACGTGGGTATTATAAATGAGACATGTAAGTTGGCTGGAATAGAAAGAATCAATCCCGACAATATAGACTTGGATGATTGGGCTGTATGGAAAGATATTAGAGACGATAATTCTTGTATATTCCAATATGAATCAGATTTTGGTGGGCAGTTGTTGCGTCAATTATTTTCTGACGAAACAATAAAAATTATAAAAGAAAAAATGCCATCTATTTCGTATTTGAAGCTGTTTAGTTTTGGAAACGCATTAATTCGACCATGTGGAGCATCTATCAGAGAAAACGCATCCGCAGGAATTTTTAATGAGACTGGCGTTGAGGCGATAGATAGATTATTGGCACCCGAACTTGGTTATTGTATCATTCAAGAAGATATTATGAAGTTCTTGATGAAGTTTTGCGGATACAGTCTTAACATGGCTGATAAAGCGAGAAAAGCAATAGCGAAGAAAAAGGGCACTGAGCAGTTGCTTCCAGAAATCAGAAATGGTTTCATAAAAACATCGAAAGACAAATATCATCTTACTGATAGTGATTGTCAGAGAATCATAGAACCAATACTACAATGTATCTTAGATGCCACTCGTTATGCGTTCTCTTGGAACCATTCTGATAGTTACTCTTTCATAGGTTACGCTTGTGGGTGGCTTAGGCATTATTATCCACTAGAGTTTATAGCAACATGTTTTAACGTTTGGTCAGACAAAGAAGATAAAACCAAAGTAGTATATGAAATGGCAAAACGTCGTGGAGTAAGGATATTTCAACCACAATTTAGACATTCCCGTTCAAACTATTATATGGACAAAGAACATTTTGCCATATATAAAGGAATAGCCTCTATCAAATATCTTAGCCCAGATACAGCAGAATATCTGTTTAGTCTAAGAAACGAAAAGTATGATGGGTTCATAGATTTATTGGCTTCGCTTGATAGCAAGTATATAAACTCTAGACAAATAGAAATTCTTATCAAACTTGATTTTTTCAAAGAATTTGGAAATTCCAGATATTTATTAAACGTATATAGATTCTATGAGCAATTTGGAAAATCAAAAATGATTGGTAAAGACAAGTTCGATGGTGCCGACGTATTTGAGGGGATATTCAAAAGACACAGCCGTGAAACAGCTAAAAAGTATGTTGACTTAGATATGAAAGCAATACTAAAAGAAGTTGAAGAATATCTACAAGTTATACACAACAGCGATTTCTCTATCATTGAAAAAATCGTGTGGCAACAAGAATATGTTGGATATATCGACTTCAGAACGAATGAAGAAGCCGATAGAACTAAACTATTGCTCTTAGATGTTAGGCAATTGAACAGCAAAAAGACTGGTAAAGTGTGGGCATATTCATTTGAAACATTATCTATCGGGACTGGAAAGAAAGCAGAAATTCTTGTTTATCCAAACGTTTACGAATCCTGTCGTGTCGTGAAAAATAATGTTATAAAAGTAAACCCACGTTCACTGTCTGTAAAGGAATATAATGGTAGAAAAAGCTGGTATCTCAATAAATATGAACAAATAATCATGTAATTGTTGAATATGTCTCCTACTTGACAAATCCTTTGTTCTGTGGTATAATAGTAACAAGGTGAGAGCGGGAGACATATATGTATAGTAATGACCAACTCTGTTTCAGTTGCGCTAAAGCGTGTGGAAACTGCTCTTGGAGTTCACAACTTATTCCAGTCGATGGATGGATAGCTGAAAATACAGTTTTACCAAACGGAATTGAAAGTTTTGCCATCTCTAAGTGTCCAGAATACGAATTTGATGGATTATGTACTAGATGTATACATTTCGACGACAAATTCACAAATCCAAAGATGTGGTATATGGTTTGTAAAAAGAATGTTAAAGGGAATGGTAACGGGGACTGTATGGGTTATAGAAACAAGTATACGACTTTAAAAAATTGATTTTAAGGACGATGTAAAAATGCAGTATATGGGCGGTAAGCAATTAATAAGTACCCGAATTTCTGAAATAATTAACCATGAAATTAGTGGAATGGGCGGGGCGACATTCGTCAGCTTATTTTGTGGAGCATGTTCAATTGAGAGTAAAATAAAAGCTGATACAAAGATATTAAATGATAAACATGAGTATCTTATAGAAATGTTTAAGGCGCTACAAAACGGCTATAAATTGCCTGATGAAATTACAAAAGAACAATACGAATACATTAAAAACAACTTAGACGAAGATAAGGCGCTATCTGGTTTTGTTGGATTCGCTTGCTCCTTCGGTGGGAAGTGGTTTGGAGGATACGCACGAGACGATAAGAGAGGCAGGAACTATACGCAAACGGGAAAACGTGGACTTATAAAAAAGATGGCTGGTTTACAAAATGCTACATTTATAAGTATGGATTATAAGGAAGTCACTATCCCAAACGGGAGTGTAGTATATGCCGACCCACCGTATGCCAATACAACCGCATATGGGAGTAAGTTCAAGATTGATTACGATGATTTCTGGGATTACATGAGAGAAATCAGTAAAAATAACATCGTATTTATTAGCGAAGAACACGCACCAGATGATTTTGAGTGTGTATGGCAAAAAGAAGTTGTTAGAACTCTAGATAAGAACTTACAAAATCGTCCCAAAAAGATAGAAAAGCTATTTAAGTACAGGAACGCCTGAGTATATGAGGTAGTTATGACAAAGTATTTTGTTACTGGCGACTGTCATGGGCAGTATGACAAAATAAAGTTTTTCATTTCACAGCAAAATCCAGATGATGAACTTTATATATTTATACTTGGTGATGTTGGTTTGAACTGGCATCTAAGATATGGATTAGACGACGATAAAAAGAAATATCTTTCAAAGCTCAATGCTAAAATTGTTTGTTTGCGTGGAAACCATGACGCAAACCATGAGAATCTCACAGACATATATACCGTCAAAAAGATGTGGGGCGGCGATATGTATTGTGAGGAAAAATATCCGAACATCTTCTTTGTAAAAGATGGAGAGATATATACAATCAATGACAAAAAGATATTCTGTTGTGGTGGAGCATATTCAGTAGATAAATTTTATCGTTTGAGACACCGTTATATATGGTTCGAGGACGAGCAACCAACGGATAGTAACAAGAAAAATGCGTATCTTAATCTACAAAACAATGATTATAAAGTAGATATTGTTTTAACGCATACATGCCCATATTTTGCTATACCAGAATATACATTTCTTCCCGGAATCGACCAAAACACAGTGGACAAATCGACAGAAATGTGGTTTGAATCATTATGTAACGATGGGCTTCAATTCAAAAAGTGGTATTGTGGGCATTATCACATTGACGAGGAATATAGGGGTGTAGAATTTTTATATCATAGTTTCTTGCCTCTTGATATTTAGGTGATAGTATTATGTTGATAGTTTGTTTTGGTATATGTTTCGCGTTGTTTGCTTATGTCGCTTTCAAGTTTTTCGATATTATAACTGATTATAAACACTAAATAATTTCGTGTTCCTAGTTGACATACTATATGATTTGTGTTATAATATATATAATACATTATTATATAGGGGGCGCGTCTGGTATGAAAATCGTAGAAAAGAAAATGAACTTGTTTGATACACCTAATCGTTTTATGCTTGCTCACTGTGTAAGTGCTGATTTTACTCTTGGTGCTGGTATAGCAAAAGAGTTTGAACGTCGATATCATATCAAGTCGCGCCTCGATGGTTCTAAAACAGAAGTTCCTGCTTGTATGTCTCTTGTGTTAGAAGATAAGAGAATTATACACAACATTGTAACTAAGAAAAGATATTTTGAGAAACCAACATATATGACGCTCAATGGTGGAATAGAGTTTCTCAAACAAAATTTAGACGTGTTCGACCCAGAATGTTTGTTGCCGTTGGCAATCCCAAAGATTGGGTGCGGGCTAGACAAACTGGAATGGGATAAAGTTAGAATAATTCTTGAGGAGAACTTCAAGGATACTGATAGAAATATATTGGTTTGTTATTTATGAAATATTTTCTTATGGTATTTTCTGGGATACTTATGTTCGGTTGTATCCTTGTTGGGCTAGACAGATATCCAGAAATTTCTCTTGTTATACTGCCAATATATGCCATTGGCTCTGTTTTATACTTTTTAAAAGATAGGAGTGGTTGAGTGGTAACAGAACTTGAGTTAGACGACTATTTTCGGAAAATTGAACAACTGAACGCCAATTCAGAAGAAAAATTAGACGAAAATGAACTGGTGAAAATTAAGGTGTATTTAAAGGCACTTTTTGCGAAAAATCAGCCCGAAAAGCCTAAAAAATGCGCGTTTTTGCCCCAAAAATGGCAAAAATGTCCTAGTTGTGAACACGTCATAAAAGTCCAATTTTATTGTCCTTTTTGTGGCCAAAGAGTGCGCGAAAGGCACTTTGAAACGATTTCTGAGCAGTTGACGTTCGGGCCGGTAGATGGATGGGGTGTAAGTTCGTGAACTTTATAGAAACGACAGGGTTCATTGAATATCAGTCAAGATGCGATTGGAAGTACGGAAAGTTTCCATCTTCATACAATGGATGCGGATGGATTGCTTTTTACAATTTGACGCGACTGATTTTCAATGACAAAGATTTTGTAAAAGTAGCATCTGAAACTTTAAACTCGTTTGAGAAAACGGTTGACCTTAAAGGTATTCTTGGTACTTCTGTTTTTGACATGTTACGTCATTTAAAGGAGAAGTATAACTCTAAATATGTGGACTGTAAAATGAGAGTTATGCGGAGATACCGCTCGGCAAATATTCCAAGGTTCGGAATTATTTATTATTTTACAGGCCATTCATTCCATTATGTTATGTTTGAAAACAATGGGTTTAATTTTGTTTTCCATAACGTAGAGAGCAAAGTTGAGACTCGTTCTATGGACGAATTTGAAAAGAAATATATCAAGTGTCCGTTTTACATTATGTTTGAATTAAATGAGGTATAATATGACAAAGTATAAAGTTCGTGTAGACACAAAAAGCGATATCACAGGAATCATGGGAGTCATTGATAAATCTGACGGAGATGTATTTCTACTGAATCAAGCAAATGAAGATGGAACAGAGTTCCGTGTGAACGCAAAGAGTCTGCTTGGTTTTACTCTAGCATTGTGCGAGTGGCCAGAGAAATGGATTAAGTGTGACCCGTCTTTGTATGAGCCGCTGAAAGACTTTATCATTGATTGATGAAAATTGAAGATGTAAAACTTCCTCGTGGTGAACGTGCTGTACTAACCTACCATATTGGTGGGGAAGTACAGTATGTCATAGCTACCCACATACTTGACACAACTTGGTATTGGCGGTATAATATAGTAGATGGGAAGCTCGTAAAAGATAAAGGTAAAAGTAGAAATCCGAAAGATTTAGAATGGTGAGCTAATGGAATCTATACTAATATTTTTTGCTGTGTTATTTATTATAGCACTTGTATTGGCATTTTATTTTGGTGTATCGGCGTTTTTCTCTTGGCTCATATGCCTTGCTTGGAACGCCTTCTTTGTACCTGCATTTTCTCCGCTTCCATTTTGGGGAGTAACAATTATACTTTTTATTTTTGAAATTTTTATAGTGCTTATGAGGCGCGAAAGGGACTGAAGTGTATGTATCGTTTTGTAGTTGAAATTGAAGAAGATATTGACATGGATGATGTTTTGGACAACATCGAAGAAGCACTTGAAGCGTCTGGCGTAGAGACATACACGGTAACTGGTGGAGACGTTGGTTGATATTGGAAACAGTTGGCAAGGATTTTTTGATTCTGAAACTGAGAAAGAGTATTATCAGAATCTTAGAAGATTTTTGTCACAGGAGTACAAAACACAAACAATATATCCACCGCCAGAGGAAATATTTAATGCTTTTAAGATAACACCTTTTGAGAAAGTAAAGGTAGTAGTCTTAGGACAAGACCCTTACCATACGCCAAACACCGCAATGGGTTTGGCATTTTCTGTAAAACCTCATTGCGTAATACCGCCATCTTTGCGGAATATTTATCAAGAAATTGATAATGAATATGGTGAACATTGTCTAAAGAACGGTGATTTAACACCGTGGGCGCAACAAGGTGTTTTTCTGCTTAATACTACTTTAACGGTAAGACAAGGGAAACCAGCTTCTCACTTTGGTAGAGGTTGGGAAAGATTCACAAATGAAGTGATTTCACTTTTAAATGCCGACAACGTTCCAAAAGTGTTTATGTTATGGGGAAGAAACGCAAAAGATAAGCGGAATCTCATAACAAATGAGCGTCATTTAGTGCTTGAAGCGGCGCATCCAAGTCCGTTTTCGGCTTACAATGGATTTTTTGGATGTAATCATTTCAGGCTTGCGAATCAGTTTTTGCGAGATAACGATATAGACGAGGTAGTTTGGTAATGGATTTTAGCAATACAGATGTTTGGGGGTTTGAACACGCAATTCGTGGAATGAGAAATCCTCTTGAATCACATATTAAGAGCGATAGCTGGCTTGACAAAGACGGAAAAGTTGTCATTGGGCCTAACGACTTGGATTTGATGAAACGTCTTATTCGCGGCGGTTCTGAGCATAGAAAATTTATGCGTCAAATTATGGTAAGTGTTGATATAAGCGCGGCCTTATATTATTGGAAGGAATTTGATACCTACAAAATCGGAACAACGGCCAATAGCACCAGCACTATGCATCGCATTATGTCAAGGCCAATTACTTTGTCATGTTTTGAATTTGACGATTATAACAATTATTTGGAACTTAGCACCACAAATATCACGCATGGTGGAGAATCATCGTTCACTATAAATGATGCTTGGACGGATATTTTAAGTGTATGTAATATGTTAAGGGACAAATATCTTGTAACCAAAGACAAGCGATACTGGAAAGAATTGATTCGTATTCTTCCAGAATCATGGATTCAGCGGCGCACTGTAACTATGAATTATGAGAATCTTTATTCAATTGTGCGTCAACGTAAAGGGCACAAGTTGGTGGAATGGGAGAGATTCATCAATTGGGTGAAAACTCTGCCATATGCCGATGATTTGGTGTTTTTAGACTGTATAAAGGAGAACGAAACATGAGAGAATATATAAAGATTGAAACATTATTCAATCGACGCGAAGATGGAAGTAAAAAACTAATAGAGGGAGACTTCCGAAACGAAACCGTTGAGTTTCTTAAGGATTTACCTTGGCAGTTTAGCGAGAAAATTGATGGAACAAATATACAGATTAGATGGGACGGCCATAAAGTATGGTATGGAGGAAGAACAGAGCGAGCATCTATACCATCACACCTTATGAATAAGCTGATTGAACTGTTTGGTAGTAGTGATACCGAGCAGTTGTTTGAACAAAAATTTGGCGAAGCCGAAGTGATTCTTTATGGTGAGGGATACGGCGCAAAGATTCAACGCGGGGAATCATATAGAAAAGACGTGTCTTTTATTCTGTTTGATGTATTAATTGGTAATATATGGCTCAAAAGAGAGTCGGTTGAAGATATCGCTAGGGCTTTTGGAATTGATGTCGTTCCGATTGTCCTTATTGGCACACTTCAAGACGCTGTTGATTTTGTAAAAACACATCCAAAATCTACCATGGGAACAGCCGATATGGAGGGCATAGTTGGACGTCCGACGGTTGAGCTGAAAGATAGAATGGGAAAACGGTTGATTGTGAAAGTAAAAGTAAAGGATTTTGAGTAATAAATCCTATTTTTATCACTACATAAAATAACGGTTTTATTTGACAATTCACTGTTCGTCATGGTATAATATATACAGTGGAAAACGAAAGTGTCTAACAAAAATCACACGCCTGTTGGATTGTGTTACACAAAATTTCTTGTTTTTACTATGGTTTTTAGCATCAAAAATAAGTGGCAAAATTTGACGTAAAAACAGCTCAAAACAGGCAAAATTTACACAAAAACAGCTCGAAAACATCGTTTTTTACACAAAAAAGGTTCGAAAACAGGTGTGTGATTTTAGACACAATTATTACAATTTGGTTACAATATTTTTGGGGATGTGATTACTAAATTTTCTTGTTTGGTGTATCTATTTCCTACTGAGTTGGTAGGAATGCCAGAATATGGCAAAAGTGATGTTTTTGTCACTTGATAAAATCCGCATTTTATTGTAAAATATGAGTATAAATCGTGGGCGGTAACTCTGCCCACATTTTGTTCCCGTGATGGAATTGGCAGACATATGCGGCTAAGAACCGTAGTTTTGTGGGTTCAAATCCCACCGGGAACACCATCTTGTAAATATTCGTAAGCTGAGGGTGTGAACAATGAGCAGAAAATACGGAATGTTCGACATTGATAAAAAATACAACGATTTTTCCTGCGATTATAGTGAGCAGACAGGGAGGTTATTGGCTGAAATTTTTGATGGATATATCAAAGATGGGTACAAAATTTGCGTTGATATGGATGGTGAGACAGTAGATATACGTCAATATCATGGACATTTCGGGAATAATTTTGAATCCGCTTTTGCTAAAGACGAAGATGGTGAAGATGGATTTGAATGGTGTTTATATGATTTTCAAATTATTAGCACAAAACCATTCATTTTCATAGCCGATAGAATGAAGTTTATACCATATTTGGAGAGAAAAAGATGAATCTAGTAGTAGGACACAGATATTCTTTTGACCATATCGTAAGAGAATATTGTAAGGCAAATAAGATGGCAATGTCTGATTTGCGTTTTGAGTTTTTCTATAAAGATACATGTTACCCAGAATTTGACGCGAAACCATACGGTTCAATAATAAACGGCAAACAATGCTTTTCAAAAATAACTTCTAGATACGACCGTAGAGGCTTTTGGGCCATCGGCCATCCAAGTCTTATAAGTTTAGAACCTCTTACCATCGGACAAGATGGTATAACCTTTGCTGGTTACTTTGTAAAACGTCATAGCAGAATTAAAAATGCGCCAAAATAATGGCGCAAACTTGTGCCAATAGCATAATCGGATGATGCAACTGCCTTCTAAGCAGTAGAGTGGGGGTTCGAGTCCCTCTTGGCACACCATTTATGGCGGGCTGGCGAAATTGGCAGACGCAAGGGACTTAAAATCCCTTGGTAGAAATACCATACGGGTTCGATTCCCGTGCCCGCTACCATTTTAAGGAGTGATTTATATGTCGGTATTATTTCGTGGTAAAAAAGACGAATATTATGGTTCAGAATTTGCTGTTTTAATAGAGAAGTATAATGATTTAAACAAAATCCTTTTGGATGATGTTGACAAGAAGAATTATGGAGAGTATAATTGTCATTTGGACAAAGATGGAAGCAGATTTGTAGTTACAAAGCCCATAGATAAAGAGAGAAGTATGCCTATATGGTATCTCCATACTGTTCATATAAAGAATAAAGAACCTCTAACGATTTCATGTGACGGACGTGCTTTTGTGATGTATACTGCTCCGTCAAAATCAAAGGGAATTTGACAAAACTGATACATTGTGGTATAATATGGGTATGCATCAGTAGCTCAATTGGTAGGGCACCTGCCCTCCAAGCAGGATATTGCGGGTTCAAGTCCCGTCTGATGCTCCACACTCAACGTAGCACAGCCGTAAAGCATTTGGGGTAGATGCCATCGTCGAACGAGGTTCGAGTCCTCGTGGGGTTGTGTGGTTGTTGAGTAAAGACGAAAAGGATGTTCAAATATTAGGCTTAGTTTTATTCTAAGCCTAATTCTATTTCGTTATGTAAAAACGAGGAGGGCAAATATAACAAAAGAAATAGGACGGTAATGCGATGAAAGAATTTATTTGCCCTGTATGTGGGTATCATACCCAAGGAACCGAAAGAAATGAAGAAGTTTTAAATGTTATGAATCTCATTGGAGCAGTTGCTGGCGGCCCAGAGTATAAAGCATACTGCGAAAACTGTGGCAACACTTTTCCTATTGTAGACGACATCTATGAGATTGTAGAAATCACAAATGTAGACGGTACAGCAAAAACAGATGAAAGAGCATTGGCAAGAATTGGACGTAAAGTAATTATCGGTGAGCTGGAAGTTGGAAAACGAGCTGTTTTGCCATATGTGCCAGAATATACTAGGTTTTTATATACGTCTACTGTTACTGAAATTGTTTCAACGGCTGATGGATGGTATATTATTGTTACAACACTGAATAGTGTGTATAAATTGAAGTGTGTTGAGACAGTCAAAAATGTTTGACAAGTTCTTGGTTTTGTGATATAATAGATTCATCAAGTCAAGGACGGTAAACATGTATGAATGAACGATTCCTCGATTGTCTGGTAAATGGAGATTGTTTCAAAGTTTTGCCAGACATTGAGGATTGTAGCATTGATTTGATTCTTACTGACCCGCCTTACAATACAACAAATTGTGAGTGGGAGTGCGAAATTGATATTGACGGTTTATTCACACATTACAAAAGGATTATAAAAGATAATGGCACAATAGTCATGTTTGGAAACAATCCTTTCTCCGCAAATGTAATTGTGAGGAACCAAGATATTTATAGGTATAGTTGCGTTTGGGTAAAACCGAACGCAACATCGCCTAACCTAGCTAAAACTCAACCTATGCGTAGGTATGAGGACATCATGGTCTTTTATAAGAAGAAGAACATCTACAATCCTGTAATGTCTGAGGGTAAACCATACGTTTGGAAAAGCAAGCGTAGTGGCGGAGAAGCTACACAAATAGCTTACAAACAGGACAAAGAAATCATAAACACAGGGCAACGCTATCCCACAAATGTGTTTGAGTTTAAACAAGAGAGAGGACTTCATCCAACACAGAAACCAGTGGCATTATTTGAGTATATAATTAAGTTGTACACAAATCCAGAAATGGTTGTATTAGATACATTTATGGGGAGTGGTACAACACCAGTAGCTTGTCTAAATACTAATAGGCATTTTATTGGCATTGAGATGGATAATACTATTTATTCTATCGCTGATAATCGTGTAGCTGAACATGCGAAATTGTTTGACACGGTAGAGTAGATTGTGTTATAATATATGTGGTGAGAAACTTATTGGAGGTCAAAAAATGGATTTAAGACTCGTAGGAGAATGGGACGGTACACCGGAAAAATATGACCGATTCTCTGAAAAACTCTTAGAGCCAGTGTGTCGTGAGTTCTTCAAGGACGATACGTTGGTTGTGCTTTACAACCATCATCTTCCTGAGATGGAAGTCACGGACGAAACGCTCGAAGTGTGTTTCAGGGATTTTATTTCGGCCAATGTGGATGAAAACAGAAACAAGGTGTTTATCGTCAACTGGGGTTGGCATCATAGGAACGATGGTGGTGCTAACATCCGTCCTTACATGGACTCGTTGCGTCTGTGTAACAGTGATGCTGTTTCATTCTCTGGAAAGGATTTGAAACCCAACGAGTATGCGTTCAAAAACAAGAACGGTATTACGTTGGCAACATGGAGAATTACAGACAAGGGCTACTCGGTTTTGTATTTTCTGTGGGATGCTTTCCATGTAACTTCAGATTCAGCTGTTTCTGAATGGAAAAAGGAAATTCTTCCGTTCGCCATCAACCAGTTCGCGGCAGGAGTTTTCCTCGAAAAGTATGGTGAAATGGTGTTAGAGGGCAAACAGGATAAACGTCTTGTTGGCAGAACGTTTACTTCAATTTCTGACAAGGCGCGACAGGTTGTTGGAAAAGATGGAGAAAAAGCAGTCATTGAGGAAATGATTGACAAAGCTCCTGTAAAAGAAATTACGTTGTTCTTGAATCAGGTTGCCAACTGTAAGAACACTCAAAACGCACGGCGTAGCAGTAAGGTAATCTTTGTGACAAAAGAGCAGGTAAGAAAGTGGCTTCTGCCTTGGGCAGAAAAGAAGTGGCCGTATTATGTTATGTTCGGCCATCAGTTCTCAATTTCTCACGATATACACATCGCTCTGCGTCCCGATAAGGATGAAGTTCTTATCAAATCTATGCTTGGTGACTTCAAGCGCAAGTTCATCAAGTATGCTCCGATTCTCGACATGTTCAGCACGCAAGAGTTTTTGAGTAACACTGTCCGTTCGCACGACCAGCTTACAAAGTATAGGCCGGTAAAGAGCGGAGAGAAACTATCTAGGTATCTTTCCAGTTTCTTCGATGATAAAGAGTTTGATGTTGAACTTTCAAAGTTCATCCAGAATAAAGAAGTTCATTCTGTCGCTCATATCAGCATCAACCCCATGGACTTTATGACTGCCAGTGTAACAAAACACGATTGGCACTCTTGTCATGCTCTGCATGATGGAGAATACGCTCTTGGAAGTCTGAGTTATATGTTCGACGAGGGAAGTTTGATTGCGTTCATGGCGTCTGACCGTGAATACACATACGACCTCGATAGTAAGGGTAAACCGTTCGCTTGGAATAGTAAATCTTGGCGTCAGATGGTGTATGGTTCTATCAAGGATAACATGTTCATCTTTAGCCGAGAATATCCTCAGCATTATCAGAACGACGCAATTACAACTGAGGTTCGCACGATGCTTGAGCATACTATTGCTGAGTTCTGTGATATTCCGAGCGTTTGGGTGAAGAAGAACAACGGCGCAAAGAACAGCATGGGGACTATCTATACGAATGCTAAGAATGCGAAGCATTACGATGATATCCCGAGAAATCAGACGGTTCTGATTCGTCACAAGATGAATATGGACATTTCTGGGCCTATCGTAATTGGCTCCTGCCCAGCATGTCCGATTTCTGGAAAGCTCCTTACAAATTCCAATAGAGTCGTTTTCGATTCTTCGGTTTTGTAAGACTTAGATAGGAGTTCAATATGAAAATTTTATCTGGCGCAAGCCACCCAGCAGTTTATGTAGACGATACCGTTTTCGATAAGTTGTCGAAATATGCTTTGGCACTTACACAGAGAGCAACTATCGTTTGCGATTGTATCGTGGATGATGTTGCGGGTACAGTTCAAGTTATCGAGGCAAATATTGTCGAACAGACAGTGGATTACCTCAAAAACTCCTCGAAGTATGAGGAAATCAATCAGTATATCGGATACCGTGAGGATAAAAACTACGGTACGATATTTGCTCAGTGTATGATTCGCAATACATTGGGCGCGACACATGATGCTTTCGAAGAAAAGGACTTTACATACTTTGAAAAGCTGTGTGAAGTTACAGACTGGTTGTTGGTTGGTGAAATCACAAAACCGTCTGATGGAAGCGAAGCGTCGTTGCATCTTTGGTACATGGATTTGGAAAACAGAATCGCATATGGGTATTCTGACCCCGGCATAAAATCCGTAGACGGATTTGACGGGCAATGGAAACGTAGTTCTTATGGTTATTACGACCAGAAAGAAATTGAGTCTGAGGTTAAGCGATTTTGTAAAACCAAAACATCGACATATGGCGGCACAACGTACTATGGTACAAGTGGTTATTCGTCACATAATTATTCAACTCCGGCAACTCCTCCGGCCAAAAGCAAGCTCAACAAAGACGACCCCGACATTTCCAAAATCGTTTAAGAGAGGGAAATGATATGGGTAAGAAGAATTTTGAAGCATATTATGGCCCCGAAAAGGAAATTTTGAGTATGAAAATGGCGGCTTTTCTGCTCTTGAATGGATGTAAACTGAATCATACTCGGAAAGACCTCGTAAAGCCACATCGTTTCATTTACTTCTTCGCCAAAACTCCACAACTTGATATGCTTATGAGCAAATACACCGAATATCGAGACGCACTCGGTGAAATCAAGAACGATACTTTCGAGAAGTATATTCGTGGCGTTGACTTTGGCGTAGAAGAAATGGCCGCAGGAGATAAAGGAGAGCAAAAATGAAAGGTTTTAACTTCGATGGGTATAGGCTCATTGTAGAATGTCGTGAAAACGACCTCGTTGAATATCTTGGACGTCAGATTCCAAAGATTTATGGCGAAGATAATTGTACTGTAACACAGGACTATATTTTCGCAAAAGGCACAATTCCAGTTATTCTGTGTGCCCATATGGACACAGTGTTCAACAAGCCGCCCGAAACTGTTCTGTACGACCCAAAGCAGGAGCTTATTTGGTCGCCAGAGGGTATTGGCGGAGATGATAGGAATGGTATTTATACTATTCTGAAAATCATTTCTGGACGTGAAAAAGATAAACTCCCGTCTGTGCTGTTTACAACACAGGAAGAAAAAGGTTGTATTGGCGCAAGAAAAGCGGCAAAACCTTTAAAAGCAAAGGTTGGAGAAATCAATTTCGCAATCCAAATTGACAGACAGGGTTCTACTGATGCGGTTTTTTATCAGTGTAAGAACCGTGAGTTCATAGACTATATCTGTTCGTTTGGATATAAAGAAACTCCGGGTTCTCGGACAGATATCTGTGAGATTTGTCCAGAGTGGGACATTGCTGGCGTGAATTTCTCTTGTGGATACATCCACAATCATACCGATAAAGAGATTGTAAATGTCAAAGATATGTTCCAGACAATCAACATGATTGAGAAAATTCTGGACGACGAGGGAAATAAAAAGCATTTCCCTTTCGTGGTAAAATCTACCACAAGAACAAAAGAAGAAAAGGGCGGCGGCGCAAAAGGTAACGTGTCGAAGCTCCTTACAGACGATGAAGATTTGGATTCGTTTCCCAGCGGTACGTTTCCTGATACTCCTAATACGGATGATGCTCTGCTGATTGCCATGTTTGGAGATAAAAAATAACATCGTTTTTATTTAAATACCGTAGGAACTACGGGAATTAACGCCTATGGAGATTAAGTAAGACTTAGAAATAAGCAGAGTCGATGAAGTAGGAATCCACGAAGTCTTTAGATTCGTGGTAGTTCACTTGACAAGTTTCCCGACATTATGGTATAATATATGTAGTGGATGGGGAAACACAAATTAGTGTCCGTTATATTCACATAAATTTTATTAAACAAGGAGACAAACATTTATGGCAAAGACGATTAAGACGAACAACGACCTCAAGGTGGCTATGATTCTGACCGTCAAGAACGGCGACAAGTATGTTGTCGTGGCAGACGATAACGGCCATCACGACGTTATCAATCTTATGAACGGCAAGTCCAACGACATCGAAGTTGGTACGGACAAGATTGCCGTGTGCGGCGGCACCAAGGGTAGCCGTGACGTTGTAAAGGTTGAGGAGTTTGAGGCTGTTCCCACCCGTAACCGCCTGTCCGAAGCTCTCAAGTACATGACGGGACGTTGCTTCACCGAGTGTCTTTCTACGGTTTGGACGGCAGAGGACCCGCGTCTGACTGCCGCAAAGGCAAAGGCCGCAGAAGCTGAAAAAGCTCTGGCGGCGGCACGCGCAGAAATCGCACGTTATAGCTAATCAAGGCTATAACTGAATCACAAGCTGGGGCGGAGATTCCGCCCCAGCTTCAATTTTTGATAATAACAAAAAGGGGGCGTTCTTATGAACCTCATACTGTTTAGCAGTTTCTTTGGGGATAAAAAGGTACATGATTTCATCATGGAAAAGTCGAAAAATTGTGACCCTAAAATTTGTGTAATCCCGTCATTTACAAATTTTTATGGTGTTACATCCACAGGAGAATATCGCGCTCTTGTAAAAATGGGATTCAATCACGAAAACATATCTATGTTCGACGTTGGCTATTTATGGGATGAAACAAAAGTCGATTCACTGATGAACAACGATGTTATCATCCTTGGTGGTGGCAATACATTCCTTTTTCAGTGGCTGTTGCGCACACATGGTATGCTTAATATATTGAATAAATTTGCGTCTAATGGTGGTATTCTTATCGGTGAAAGTGCTGGCAGTATTATGATGTCTAAAACCGTTGAAATTGCGCGGTTTGCTGACCCAGACATCGTAGGCTCTGGCAATACCAATGGAATTGGCCTTGTGAATTTTAACATGAAGCCGCACTTTGGTTCATGGATTAAGAACCTAGGAGATTTTGTCGATTGGAGTCGCATGCATGACGGAGATTTATATTGCCTATTTGATGGCGGATATATTATTGTTGACGATGGAGCAACAACACCATATGGTGATTATATCCGATTTAACAACGGTAAAGTAAAAGACTTTTGTCTGAGAGGGCACTATGACTACTAAGTATGGCGTAGGCCAAGTCTATGACGGGATGGCACAAATTGAGTTTGTTATGCCAAATGAAGATTGGGCAAATGAACTTTGTCTTGTACTTAATAGGTTGTACTTTGGAGACGAACAATTTGCAATTTATATGGAGCAGGACAATCCACTCGAATATTTTTACAATGATGATGGGTACGCTGTGTGGCCCATCGACTGTTACGACGAGAAAGATGATACAAAAGAATCAGCCATTTCAAGCATAGTAAACGCACTTATGGAGGATGGTTATTTTGGTGAAAGATAAATACTCTTTGGGTTCAAGAGAGAAGTTCGTTGAAGCATTCAACGCCTCTAAAGACTGGCAGAAGTGTGATGCTATTGCTAATAGAGGGTATATCGAAAAAGACAATATCCTTTATTTCTATCTCAAAGGCAAAGAGCGCACAAAGATAAATTATGAAGAATATTGTATTATGTCACATTTGACAAAACAATCATAAGTGTGATATAATATAAGTATACTAAGAGAAAGGCAGGATTGATGATATTGTATAAGTGGCAGTTGCCCGGCGCATTGCGTAGTGGCATGGTTTTGACTGTAAAAAGTATGGATGAACTTACAAAAGAGTTCGGCAGTTTAGAGGGAGTGCCCGGTGGTTTTACCACACACATGCGCATATATTGTGGACACAAATTTCGTGTAACACCAGAAGTAAAAGATAGAATCGTAAAGACAAACGAATTTATCTCAATTCGTCTTTTCCAAAAAGACGGGTTTTGTTTTTCGGCGGCAATGCTGAAGCCCAATAAAAAAGAGCTGTGTGAACGTGTAGAGGACGCCATTGTTATTAATGGCGCTGGAGACTTTGACAAAGCAATTATTGAAGAAATGCTGTCAAAAGTTGATTTTGACATGGCAAGAAAAATGATTGCTCATGGTACATGGGAGAATGCTTCACCAGAGGAAATCCCAATGGACTATGTAAAAAAGATGTTGACGAATTGGGCAACCAATAAGAAGTGGCTTTATCTCTTAATGGGGCGCAATCTGTCAGTTAAGAAAACATTCCAAGTCAACAAAACAGAATGTGAAATGGAGGCTTTGATTGATAATTTTGTCAGTGAGTTTCCAGTATATGGATTTCATGTAAGACAGTTTTCGACTAGGGAAATTCTTGATAACAAGATTTATAGAGTTCCCCGCCTTTACTCTAAGTATTGTGATATATGTCGAACCGGAATGAAAGTATCAAAGTTCTTTTCACAGCTCTTGAATGACGATATGTTTGATATTGCTTTGTCTAAAATCATGCAGAACACCAAGATTGATGCTGTTATTGAAATTTCCATTGACCCAATGGACTATTTTACAATGTCAATCACAAAACACAAATGGGTGTCATGTTTTGATATTGGGAAAGGTAGTTTTTCAAACTGCGCATTTTCTATAACGCAAGATGCCTTTACAGCGATTGCGTTTAAACATAACGACAAAAAACATGATTATACGCTTAAGGTTAGGGGCGGTAATTTTCAATTTCAATGGAACAGCAAACAGTGTCGTAGCGCTGTTTGTTTCGACGAAGCCAGTAAGAGCATTATGGGCTTTAGAGGACAGGGTAGTCCCGATAGCTCATATTATGATGCTGTCGATGCCGTAGCAAAGGAAATTATAGGTGGTACTGATGTTGAGTATACCAAAATCGACAGATATTCAAGCACTTACTATCAAAACAATTCTTGGCACTATACGCCGAAAGAGTCCAGATATGGCCATGTACACGACGATGCTCAACATATTCTTATTCCAAACGACGTTGACAGAGATACTATTGAAATCAAAATGGGAGTGCCTGAGCTTAAAAATCCTTTGAACGGGAGCGTTATACATCGAAGTTCAAAGTTGTGGTGAGAAATATGTCTTATGACGAGTTTAAATTGCTGTTAGACGATATAACATTTAGAGAAACGCACAAGTTCGATGCGTTTCCAATTAGTTCTGACGAATGTGTCTTATATAATATTGATGTTCATACGACTACATTTATTGATGGGGACGAACTATTCGTACCTAAAATTGGTAGATGGATTGATATGGACGGCGCTGAAACAAGAGGATATGGAGACAAAATAATTGTTGTGACTGATGATTGGTTTTTCGAGTTTTATAAGGCTCGTAAGTACGACCCGTTTAAAGACGGTAAAGTGAAAGGTGTTTTTTCGTCGCTTGGAGATATACGCCCATTTACTGTTGATGCCTCAGTCATAATAGGCGGACGTTCATCTAGTCCATATCTAACATATATTTATTCTCCGCGTAGCACAGGAATGCTGAGCCGTGTTAATACAATAACCTCAACTAGCAGCACTCTAAATCTACGAATAGATAGCAATGGAAGAATCATATTTACATAGAAAGGAGAACAAACAAAATGAGAGTATTTTTGACGTCTGATTTACATTTTGGGCACAAAAACATCATCGAATATGAAAAGCGCCCATTTAGGAACGTCGAAGATATGAACGCTGGTATCATCAAAAACTGGAACAAGGTTGTTTCAAATGATGATATGGTATTCTGCCTTGGAGATGTTTCTTTTGGCGGCGCAGAAATGACCAAAGAGTGTGTAAGTCAATTACAGGGAAAGAAAATCCTTATCATGGGCAACCATGACAGAGGACGCTCTATTTCGTGGTGGATGGATAAAGGATTCGACGAAGTGTACCGTTATCCCATCATGTATAATGGATTCCTTATCCTTGGACATGAACCGCCCGATTATATGAGCGACGCTACACCATACTATTTTGCTTATGGACACGTCCATGGTAGTGAAATGTATAAGACGCTTACAAAGAGAAGTGTCTGTGTATGCGTTGAGCGTTGGGGGATGGCCCCGGTGGAGTTGAGCAGAATCGAGGAGCTTTGGAAAGTCTATTACTAAAACCTCGGTTCTGCTTGACAGAATCACATAATCGTGGTATAATATAAACATGATAAGGGAGTGACAACTAAATGTTCCAAGATGGAATTTATCAAGGCACATATCTCCCGCATTTTATTTGTGATAAAACTATGGAAATGATTGGCGAAAAGAATCGTCAAATATTTCATTCTAGACACTGTTCTGAAAAAATAGTAGAAAACTATTTGGAACACAAGAATTGTTTTAAACGCAGATATAATTTGACTGACATCGACAAAGAACTGTTGCTTTGCGGCGAAATAGTTCGTGTCGAAGTAAGACAGGGGAGAATAGATAAGGCGGTTCTTAGAGTTCCTTATGGTGATACTAAAAACCTAATCGTTGTTATAGGGTTTAATCATCCAAGATATAGATATCCATGTATTTATGTCATTACAGCATGGGTAAATATAAAACCCGAATACAGTGTATTCAGGAAAAAGGGGAGTTCTAAAGATGGGAAGAAAAGAAGTAAGGGAGTTTGAAAAATCAAAAGTTGTCCCATATCGAGAGGTTTTGCCGTATTCGGTAGCGAAGGTAGAGTTCGGTGAAAAGGGCAATTTTGTTCGTATTATCATTCGTGGATTCTCTAGACAGTCAAACGGAGACTTGTGTATTCTATATTCATGGCCGACCACTCCACGCAAAATCGAAAAGATGTATTCGATTGGTGGAAGTATGGATGAAGAAGTAGAAGTCATTGGCGTTTACGCATAGAAAAACATGTGTTTTTATTTGACACATATCACGATGAAGTGATATAATATAGATACTGAGGAACACCAAATAAAACATCGTTTTTATTTTACAGCGTTGAGTTCAGTATGTTATAATAATAACACTGGAACAGGGAAGCAAATCAAAAATAAATTTCTCACCTTTTATGCTAACTTGTTTCAGTGTTTCAAACTCCATAGGATTGACGGCAACTCCACTATACACGATTGAGCATAGCGGACGGGCGAACAATAGCATCGTGAACGCGGTGGATTCTATGGAGTTTTATATGGCAGGTTCGACTAGCGGTCTAGGTCGCCGCCCTCTCAAGGCGGAAACATGTGTCCGAATCACATACCTGTCACCAATATGGCCTCTTGGACAAGGGAAAGTCGTCTATCTCTCCGATAGAAAGCGGTGGTTCGCATACCACCAGAGGTCACCATTTATGGTTGCTTGGACAAGGGAAAGTCGCCCGCTTCTCAGGCGGGAGGCGGTGGCTCGTATGCCACCAGCAATCACCATTTACCCATTACACAAAGTGCACTGTGTAAAATCCTTACCATTCACGCAAGTGGGTCGGCTGTTCGGTGTTTTCCAACTGAGCAGTAGTGGTGGGTTGAGTGAGACTGGAAAACTCACAAGAGGCTTGGTTGTTTGTTTCCGGCCCAGCACAAAAAAAAGGAAGAAACTTGTAGCCCGGAAGTTTGGTGGGGAAGTTCCTCACGTTTTCACAGGGCATTTGAACACAAACGGTGCAGTCGCTCTGCGCTGGATACATGGATGCCTTTTGCCAGCGTCTAATAAACGCTGGCTTGGCATGGCCCCGTAGACGAATCGGATAAAGTCACAGCCCTTTCAAGGCTGAATTTGCGGGTTCAATCCCCGCCGGGGTCACCAGTTGGGCATAATTTTTCCTCTTAATTTTCCCCTTATCTTTGGGGTGGGAATACTCGCCCCATTGTGTTGGTGTAGCGCATAGGAAGCGCACTCACTATTAACGCGAGTTGACTGGGTTCGAGTCCCGGCACCGACACCATTATGTTCCTATTTTCTTGCAAAGGAGTGCTAATGTGAAATACTATTTATCAGATTCAGAAGTTTCCTACAACAAAGAAAAAGTAGACGCAATGTGTACGGTATATGTACCAACAGATTGTGATAATAATTGTTCTTTCTGTACAAGTAAGGCTTTGTACCAAAAATGTAGTATTGATTATGTAAGTGTTTTGAAGTGGATGATGAAATTCAGCCGCTCCAAACTTACAGAAATTGTCTTTACTGGCGGCGAACCAACAAAAGATATTAGTTTGTTAAGGTCTATGGTAACTCTTGTTGGAAAGAAGAATGTCTATATCAACACAGAGCTACCAAAGAAAAACTGCTCTGAATTTATTCGGTATGTAAATACCACACCGCAAATCAAAGGGATTAATATTTCTCGTCATGTTCTTGACGAAAAAAAACAAAAACCAATTTTGGCCGACGACAAACAACTTGAGGGATTTAGAGATAATCTCAACATCAGAATTAACGTCGTTATTGATGATAACTTTAATCCAGAAAGCATTTGTGAGTATGAAAGCCGATATAGTAAGCTCGGCAGAAATATCGACATCACATTCCGTGAAGATTACAACAGCGTTACTCCCGAAAATCTTCATTATTTATCTGATAACCATGGAATCATGGATTATCTAACAGCAAACTATCGCCTGCAATCTGAGGTATATTGCCATGTCTGCCACAAGTTTGAGTTTAAACGCAAAGACGGTAGAGGCTTGATACGGTATCACCGTGGACTGGCTAACACCAGAGTAAAAATTGGCAATATCGTAGAGATGCAAGAACTTGTGCTGTTCCCCGACGGCACGCTCCATACCGATTGGGATGGAACTGATGATGGGTTGGAAGAATACATGAAAATTTTACAAATTCGTTAAAAGGAGAGCAATAATTATGGTACTGAAAGAAGCATTTCACGCACAGAACGTACTTACCAAGTGGCTTACAGACGTTGAGCGTCGTATGGCTATGACCGACCTCTTTGTGAAAACCAAAGAGAAACATCTGAAATCCAAGGCATATTCAGAAGCAGAGGACGAAGAAATCGAAGTCCTGTGCGTCAAAGAGAGCTATCGTTTGCTCAAAGCTGATGGCTCTGCAGTTTCGGCGTCTGAGCTTCTTGGATTCGCGCTTCAGCTCGTGGATGAAAAATGCCGCCTTTCTGACGCAATTCGAGATGCTAAACGCACTATCCCGTTCGATTTGGACAACGCCATTAATATGGCGAACGTCAAACGTTCTCTTTCTGAGTATGTTACCAACATCACTTCTATCAAATCCTCTGCTACAAAGTCAGAGGGAATTGGGTATAAGATGGATAATGAGGGCAAACAAACGTCCTATCGTTATCCCATCGAATGTGTAAAAACCATTGACTTCGACCGCAACCACTTCCGCAAAATTCAGCGCACTCTTATCACGGAAGCAAATTCGACATCCAACTATGTGGACAAAGCGATGGTAACAACGGATGTAACCTACGAGTCGATTTTCGACTTCGATGGTTCTCTTTCTGATGCGGTAGAGACTTACTTTTCAACCGTTATGGGCGCTGAGAAGTAACTCCCGCCACAGGGCTAACCGCCCTGTTTAAAAGCAAATTGGAATATGAGTAAACCGGTTCAGACGCAGATGAACTATGAGGCTGCGTAAAAATTTTGCTCTTTGAGCGAAAATCTTATCTATTAAAAGTTTGACTGATAATCAAATTGTGATGATAGTTTCGTGTTGACTTTATTAACACTTCTAGGCAAGCAAAAGTCTCAGGCATCGTTACACCACGACTTCGATTATTCATCATCGTGTTAGCTCATACTTCAACACACCCATCAGACATTTCGCCAGTTATTTTATAATGTATTTGGACTACATTTCTTAGAAGAATTTCTGGTTTTGAATAATATATTAGCGATGAACACGCAAGTGGAATTTGCGAAGTATGTTAGGATAAACAAATTGGCTGAAATTATTTCAATTTGCTTTTAGACAAGGCGGCTAGTCAAGGGTTTAGTAAAAGGGGTTCAAAGAATGAGTAAGTTAGATGGAAAATTCAATGTAGGACAAGTATACACTTATAAAGATGTATACCGTTTCTTCCCAAAAGCATATTGCGATATTTACCTTGTTCGTGGAGAATATTTTTACCATCAGAGAGTGAAAAACGATGGTTATGATGTTTATATAGGGGAACATGAATTTTGCCCGGCTAGAATAAGATATAGGGGAAACGGGTTGTTTATTTCTACAAGTTCTGGGAATGAGTTTGTGTTCTATTTGACAGACTGTTGATAATATGATATAATATAGACAATGAAAACGACGCGGTGTGAAAGTAAGGGAAACGGCTGGGTTCATACCCCATGCCTTTCGAGTTCGAGTCTCGACACCGCAACCAACCGCCATTTGCTTGCGGTAGATTTGGCCAATCTCAAAATGGCTCTAGTTTCAGAGGTCTAGCCTATTATTATTAAAACCTCTGACAGGTTATACGAGGGTTTGGGTGGGGCGCAATATTGGGAGCGCAAAGGAGCCATAGCTTTTCCCCTGATGGCGTGTAGTATAACTTTGTGTGTTGATGTAGCTCAGACGGTAGAGCCACCCGGGTGCGACGATGGTTCGACTCCATCCATCAACATCAACCTCTGCAAAGAGGTAAACCCCTTTCTTTCTCTTTTCTTTGTCCCAAAAATCCGCCGACTAAGGATTCTTATGCGTTACCCTCTCGCATAAGTTATGCCAAATTGGGCATGAAGTCGGCAATTATTTTGTTAAATTTTTGTAAAATCTGTCATTAATCTGTTGACAAAATGACGATTTTATGTTATAATATAAACATCAAAATTTAATATTTCTGTACTGTTACATGTCACTTAGGTATCTCCTTTATGTATCAGCTTTTCCATGATGATTGCGTACAATTTCATTACCAATGATATATTCTTCGCAGAACTTCTTTTGTTGTGAAATTCGACAAATTTCATTCTAAGCACTCCTAAGTGGCATGTAACAGTATAGAGTGGAAGGAGGAATCAGTAGAATGAGAAAACTTTCGTTTATCGAGAGTCTTGCTCTGGCGTTACGAAGCGCGGTTGAAGCAACTGGCATGAGCGATGTGCGCTATGACCGGATGAACATGGGGCGATAAGCCCCAAAATTTGGGAACTTAGCTCAGTTGGTTAGAGCGATAGTCTTATAAACTATGCCAGCGCGGGGTTCGAGTCCCTGAGTTCCCACCACCAGAATCTTTCTGGCATTGTTTGTTATTCTTTCTCCTAAAAACATAGCCACGATGTTCCCTCTTCCTCCTGAGAGGGTTTTGTAGTGGCACGATTCTTAAATTAGGTGGTGTAAAGCATGAGATACATATACAAGTTTAACCCTTTAAAAGAACCCGTTATCAAAGGCCCAATCGAAAAGGTATTGAGCCTCAAGAAACAAAACGAAACCACTGTTGTGTATTGTTTAATGCGTGATACGATGCCAAGAAGTCGCACTGTTACGTTTCGCCCGATTGAAACCGGAGCTTACATAAAAGATGAAAGCCTTGGCGGATATACATTTCTTGACACCATTATGTACTATGATGATTCGTATGTGCTTCACTGGTTCTACAAAATCGAATAATAAGCTGTGCTTGCCAATGGTTGGCACTCGGACTTGAAATCCGATATACGTCTGAAAGGGCGGGGGTTCGATTCCTCAGCACAGCGCCAAGTCCCCAAAACCAAGCGAACATAAAAACGATATCTTGGCTCAAACTTTCCAGTTTCTCTTTCTCTTTTGGTATAAATGTTCGCAAAAATCCCCAAGTTTTTGGTCTTGGGGTATAAATGAAATATCACATATAATAAACCGAATAATTTCTGTCGGTACTACACTAAACGGGCGTGTGTGAAATCGTATAAGCACATAGTCTTATGTGTACTTGGGTTCGACTCCCAAGAAGAATGAATCCGTACCTTACGATGGTAAACCTCCATCACTTTGTTAATGGGAAATCGGTAGGTTGCGCTAAACCTTATGGTGGTAAAAAGCGTATTATATGTGTTATATATCGGGGTATAGCGCAGTTGGTAGCGCGCCTGCTTTGGGAGCAGGATGCCGGGAGTTCAAGTCTCTCTACTCCGACCACTTCCTTCTTTTATTTTCTTTTACGCAAAAAGAGTTATGGATATTAATTCCATGGCTCTTTTTGCGTATATATACGCATTTGATTTGACACATGATATGTTTTCGTGGTATAATATATACAATGAAAGGGGATGTAATGTCGATGGAAACAAAAACATTGTATTATGCGCACACAGACAAGAAAGCATATCAGAATCTTGTAAAAGAAATTATCACTCGTGGCAAAATTGCGTCTAAAGACGAAAGAGAGTATTATTATTACTTCTTTTATGAAACTGATTTCGGTGCGTTTAGACTATTAGTTGATAAGAGCAACCATATAGCATATACTGTAACAGCTTTTGTTAATACATGGAACAACATCTTCGCTTCTGGAGTGGTAAAATGAATCCTAATTTCGCAATATCAGTATTGACGGTTAAAGGACAATTTGTAATAGGGAGTTCTCACGGTGAGAACGCTTTGATAGCATTAGCAAGATTTCTTCATCGTGCTGGAATAGATGTAGACGATTTCATTGAAATCCAAATAGCAGAACGATTTGAAGATGGTAAACTTTCAAGTCGAATGTTAAGTCTCAGTTATACAGGGAAGTCTAAAACGTTTCCGACGATAGAAGAAATATTCGATAAGTGAGGGACAATATGGTACACAATGGCAAAAACGTAGAACTTGTAATTACAAGCGGCAAACTTTACGCATATGACAAATCCAAAAAATATTCCGTTTCTTTACCGAAAGGTACACAGATTTATATGCGACAAAAATTCGATTGGCTCAAGTATTTGAAAAAATACAATGAGCTTAGAATGAGACATGATGGAGAATGGAAAATCTCTCAAATTGAGTTGATTTCTGTCGCATTGGCATGTGAAAAATATCCGTGGGGATTCAAGTTGAAAGAGAACGGATATAAAATCAAGTATAATGAAAAGGATGAAGAATATCATATCAATATGATTGTGGAGGTAATGTGATGTACGATTTCAGAAATGTCTATGGACATATAGAGGTATATTATAACGGGAAATTTGTTTTCTCAGCTGACACAATTGAGGAAGCACAAAGGGAGTTGCAAGAGCTTTGAATCTGACAAAAGATTTGGCAAATATAATCAAAATTATAATCAGTGAATATGATATTGACACATCCTATGACGACGAACCATACTATGGAGGATTTTTATACGACATCAGTTCACGCAATTTTATTATTGCCGACAGAAAGATACGACATTGTAAAAGCCCAGAATTTAGTATAGATGAACTAATGGCACATCGTCTAGAATTTTTAGACCGTAAAGTAGTTACTATTAAGGGCAGAGGATGGTCATTAACCGATTATGTTGCTTTTTATCCAAGCCATAGGCAACCTCATGTGTATCAGGAAGATGGTAAGAAAAAGGGTTATTATGAGCAATGGGTTAAAAAAATAAACGAGGTGTTGATTTGAAGGTGTTGATTTGAGTGGATATAAGAATATTTTCCAGAGCAAACTTGCTGACATATTTGCTTCAACATGACATTAAAGAGCCGTTTTTAATTCTGTCAATAGTAACTCCTCTCGACAGAAAACCATTCTTTAAAAACCCACAAGCAATTATAGTTACTGAATTCTTCTATGATGAAGAAAACATTATAAAAGACGGCCGAGAAAACCCACGGTCTTTGACCGTGGGATGATAGGCCAACAGTAAAACACTTCAGAAAGGAGGTGGGCAATATGCGCACCGTAATTAAAACGTACAAATTCAAACTGTACAAAAGCAAAAAGAACAAACATCTGAATGACGGCATCGACATTGCCGCCTCCATCTGGAATTACTGCATTGCAATGCATCGACGGTACTATCGCCTGTACGGGAAACACCTTTCTGCCAACAAACTCAAAAAGCATATTACAAAGGTCAAGAAAACGCTGAATCCAGAATGGCAGGCTTTAGGAAGCCAAGCTATACAAGATGTTGTTGAACGGGTTGACCGTTCGTACAAAGCGTTCTTTGACCATGTAAAACAAAAACGGCATGGCAAAAAGTCTCCACCCTCGTTTAAGAGGCGGAGCCGGTATTCCAGTTTCACACTCAAACAAGCGGGGTACGCTTTTCATGAAGGCAGTAACTGTGTCACCATCATGGGACGTAAATACAAATATTTCAAATCCCGTTCCATTGAAGGTAGCATCAAAACCCTCACAGTGAAGCGCAATACGCTGGGAGAGTTCTATCTCATCGTTGTCACGAAGCAGGAATGTAACGACGTCCTTCCGCGAGCAGGTAGAGCTGTCGGGATGGATTTCGGTTTGAAACATTTCCTCAATTTAGGTGACGGTTCTGTGATAGATTCGCCACAATGGTATAAAGTTTCGCTCAATGAACTGCGGGCCGCTCACCGTGCGGTATCACGCTGCCAGAAAGGTAGCAACAACCGTAAGAGGGCGATTCGCAATCTCGGGCGCGTATACCAGAGTATCAGTAACCGTCGCAGGGACTGGTTCTTCAAGCTGGCAAACCGCCTTGTTGGAGAATATGCCATCATCTGCATCGAGGACCTGAATCTCGACGGAATGAAGCGCTTGTGGGGACGGAAGGTTTCCGACCTTGCCTTCGCGGAGTTCGTTCGCATCCTGGAATGGGTGGCCAGCAATGCTGGTACTGAGGTCGTCAAAATCGACAGATGGGTAGCGTCCAGCAAAACGTGCCACATTTGTGGTTGGGTCAATTCTGAACTCACCCTCAAGCAGCGCAACTGGGATTGCCCGCATTGTGGCAATCATCTCGACAGAGACGTGAACGCAGCTATCAACATCAAACGGCTTGGACTGGCCCAGTTGGGCATCCCAGCCTAAAGATTTAGCAAAACCTGTGGGCGGGGCGTCGTCCATTGCGGAGGGGCAGTAAGACTGGGCCAGCCAGCGTCCTCGATGAAGCAGAATCCCACGGTGTTCCCACTGTGGGAGTACGTCATAGGCTAATGATGAACGAGTATTTCGGTGCTTTTGACGCAGACGAAGCATATGACAAATACGTCAAAAACATGGAGATATACAAAGAAAAATTCAAGTATGATTTTGAGTAAGAAAGGTGAGCAAAAATGGAAATTTGTACAAAACTTGAAAAAGGCGATTTTGCCCGGTTCGCAATTGATGGGAACTTTGCCAAAACCACATGGGGCATCGTAACCGACCATAAGAGCATCATTAATCTGATGGACGGTTCGGAGTATCCGTTGGAAGAAGTTGGAGTTGTCAAGATGTGTCCGTCCGACAAGATGGGACTTGAGTTCTCTCCAATTGAATCTTTCCAATATGTGCCCATGGCTTCAAAAGTTTGACAAATACTTTAAGGGCGTATGTAAAATCATACGTCCTTTTCTTTTTGGGGTGTAATATGTTAAAAATAGGAGATTTCGTAAAAGGAACAAGAGAAGCAGATGGACGCTATTCTATCACAAATAAAAACATGACTTTAGCGATTGTATCTTATGTGTACGATTGTAGACTGGACGATAATGATGTTGAATATGTGGATATAGTTGTCCTAAAACATAAGGTGCCGACGTATATTGGTAGAACATATAAAGTTATATCACATTTTTTTGACAACATAAACGATTCATATAAACCAACAGAACATGAACTTATGATTCAGAAATTACTTCTGGAATATAGGTGCGATATTCCAAATGAAAATGTTTATCATAGGCCAATAACTGATATAATTTCAAGCGGAAAGCTATGCGACGTCGTATATATTTCCAACTGGGATTTGTTACAAAAGCATACAAATAATATATACAGAATTAGGTGATGTAGTGTATATTGGACAAATCGTTTCAATAGGTGACCATCCTTGTATCGTATGTGGCATATACAGTACCTCTATTAGAGCTATATATGTAGGGCCAAGCATTTACGATAGAACAACACAATGCTATATGCGACATATGACAAAGGTTGAATATGCCAATGTTGATATAGATGAAATTGACGATGAAATAAAAGAGGCATACAAATTCATTCGTGACGTACTTCGTTGGAGACGCGATTTACCACATGCAAATATGTATAATTCGTGTGTTTGCGACACTCGTAAACTGATACCTTTTATAAACGAATGCATAAAAAGCGAAACATATCCAGACACAAAATACAAATCAAAGTTTCTTCCTAAAGTATGCTGTAATTATAGAATCTTTTCAAAAGATATGTATAAAGTTAAACTTCCATGTGACAAATAGCCAATCCATGTTTGACACCATATAATATAATATGGTATAATATATGTATAGCAAAAGGCAACGCGGTGTTCATAACAAAAAAAACATTGGAGGGTTACTAATGCGTAAAATCACAAACTACAATTCGTTCTGCCGTGATTATCTTGGCGTTTCCGAAAGCGAAGTGCCGAGTTTCATTGTGCGAAACAAAAACACCATTGACAGGCTTATTGCCAGATATGGAATCCCTCTCTCCGAGAGAATGAGCACCGCGAAAACAAAAGTCGGTGTGCCTCTTATGTATGGCACAGACGATTATGAAATCATGCTGAAATGTGACTTCGGAAAGTATGGTGGCACAGAAGATGCCAAGGTGGTTGAAAGTGTAGGGGATTTTGTTGTCTATACTTTCAGAGCAAACAACAAACCCAAAGCTGCGACACCGTCTGTTAGGACAACCTCTTTTAATGCTCCGTCACAGAGTATGTTGCCGGGTATCGAATTTAGAACATACGTTGAACCGTCGAAACCCAAAGCAAAAACTTCAGTTGTCGAGTTCGACCCATTCGACGCATGTCTTGAAATCTGAAAATTCATGGAGTAGACAGAGCCGTCAGGTTTTCTTGACGGCTCACAATCTCCAACAATATTAAGGTGGGGAATTATGGATGTTGTATACTATGTACCCTATGAATATAGCGCAAAAATATATGGACTAAATCAGTACAAAATATATCGCGCAAGAATCAACAAGCGTGTCAAAAGTTCTATGTTTGATATAGAATTTGTCCTATCCCTTATCTTCGACAGTGATGAAACAAATGTAGTGGCGAGCAACGATGAAGTTTTCACATCTTATAAAGAGGCCCAAGATTGGGCTAAAAATAAAAAGGAGTGCCTAAAATGAACGTAGTTATGAGTCCAAAATACGCCAAATTCAAACAGGGAGACAAAGTATACTTTGTACCTACTCCCGCTATGAAAACTATAAATCTCAAGAACTTTGAGGTTTATGCGGCGAATGTATATCAGGTTGCCGCAAAGGTTGACAATGGCGCTGTCATTGGCTTGGCATATATGCTGGAAGTAAACAGAGGATACGACACACAGTATCTCGTGACGACTGGCGAACATATTTTCAAGAACGAATATGACGCTGGACTGTATGCTATTGGCTGTTCCAACATTGCCAAACGGGACATAACTATGAAAATGTAGAGGGGTGTTTGTTATGATGGGGATTTGGTTTGCTGTTGCTTTCGTTGTTTTTATTGTAGTAATTTCTCTGATTTCACGCACTCCAAGTGTAAAAGAAGAAAAGCCAAAACGTGGTGAATGGATTCCAAAACTTGCTCAAGATGCCGTAACAACAGCAAAAACATTTGATGAATCAATAAAACCAACAGCTGTTAAAGTCAAAGCAAAACAAAGCGCAAGGCCAATCATCAAAGATGATACGATTCGCTCCTATATGGACAAACAACTGATTCGTTTCCCTTTCTATATTCAAGAGCGTAAAAACTTTTATCTTTTAAATAATCAAGAGGATGTCAAAACATACAGCACCCTCATGGATAAAAAGATTGCTCTGATTGATTCTATGGATGGTTGTGTTTTGTTTATCGTAAGGACGGTGTGAAAGTGTGATGATAACAATTCTTAGTCTCATGGGTGTTATTACACTCATTGTGTATGCTTGCCTTGTGGTAAGCTCAAGATACGATAAATATGATTAACATTATTTTAACAACCATACTATTGGCAATCATAGCGATATTGATATATATGGTTATAGCAGTTGCCATTATGTTATAAGTGAGGAATGATTATGGTTAATGTTTGGCTTGGTATTCTTGTTCTGGTGGTTGTTGCTATATTGCTATGTGCGATTGTAGTCGTATTCACGGCATATTATGCGTCTTACTGGACGAAAAAGCACCCCGACCTTACAAAACAAACACAAGAATATACAAAAGCCGTTGCCGATTACAATGCTATAAAAGATAAGTTCCCGGCTGTACAAGAGGAATTTGAAAATTTCAAGAAAGAGTATGCTAAACTCAAAGAAGAATATGACTTCCTAAATGTACAGTGTAAGCATTTAAAAGATTATATGGAAACCGAAGAAAAACTCAGAGCTGAAAGGGCCGCGCATGACAACTAAAGAGTTGTGGTATAACCTAAGAGATACCACAGATTACCAAAGGGCCATTACAAGGACGATTGTACTGCCTAAATTTGGCGAATTTGACTACATTGACGCCACAATTGCTATCTATCCAGATGTGAGCGCAAAGCAAGTTTATATCACATATAGAAGCAAGTCTCTGTATCGCATTGCGAAAGTAACAATACTTTCGTATGACGATACAGAATGGGGCAAGTTGGTTGCGCATAGTATTATGCGAACAAGAAACAGAAAGATGAATCCATCAAGAAGTATTATGAAAAAGTATTTCTACGACGATGTAGTCACCGAAACGAACAAACGATTCTATGTATAGCTCTATCCCCGCATCTAGTTGACAGGTGCGGGGATTTGTGGTATAATATATATGTAAAAAGGGGCCGCAACCGCTGGTTGCATTTTATACATTTTATATGAAATTTGGTGGGCTGTATGGTAAAGAAAGTTTATGATTTTGGCAAAGAGGGAAACACAATGAGCTATATTTTGTTGTGTGACCAAATAATGGATTATCCACTTTTTGGATGGTATAGTTGCGGAAGCACAACAATTTTCTTCCGGTATTCATATACTGAAAGAAAAATTTATCTTGACTTCGCTGAAGCTGACAGCGATGATTTATCAGACAAAATCATAGAGCTTCGTTATGATGCTGATGAATGGCCAGAGATATACGGGTTGATTCCTCAACATCCAAGAAAGTTGTCATTCTCATATAAAACAGCAGTAGAGTACATTGGTATGTGGAGAGGGTAATTATGAACAGAACTACGATAGAAGCTGGACAGCGAGGATTCTTGGCTGTACAGAACTATGTGCATCTTTCAATGATGTTCGGCGTATACAATGGAGAACTTGGTACGTTGTATTTTTACTATGACAATTCACTTCGTAGAATCTACGTTGAGGGCTACTCCGATGATACAGCAGATTTAAATGGTTGTGCCGACTATATAACGCAGTTTGAATACAGCAAAAAAGAATGGCAAAAAGTCTATGAACTTATTCCAGAATATTTGTCCAGCATTTGTCCATCCGACGATTTGCTCTTATTAACTTTAATGGTAGGTGACATTTAAAATGATTATTGACGACTTGCGAGCAAACAAGAATATCGTTGAAAGAAAATATGGAGACATTTCTTCTTTCAATTTCTCGGCTAGTGCTTTCTTTAACAAAATATGGGATGAACAAACAGTTAAGGCTCGTGGGTTGTACATCAATACCAAAACGGGCGAAGTTGTAGCAAGAAGCTATGATAAGTTCTTCAACATTGGAGAACGTCCAGAAACGCAAATGGATGCGCTGAAACACACGATTGAATTTCCTGTACAGGCTTATGAAAAAGAAAACGGATTTCTTGGAATCATGTCATATAACAAAGAGACTAAGGATTTTATTATTACTTCAAAGTCGGCAATGGAAAGTGAATATGCTGGATGGTTCAAAGACATTTTCTATTCGACTACGAACGCAAAAACAAGAGAGGGAATTAAATTCTTTCTTGAACAACATAATGTTTCGGCTGTTTTCGAGGTTCTCGACCCTGTTCATAATCCGCATATTATCGACCAACCGAAACAGAAAATCGTTGTGCTTGATTTGGTGAGAAACACCATTGAAACCGAAATCATGCCATATCGAGTGACGCAATTATTCTGTTTTACCTTTGGATTACCATGTAAAAAGCTCAGAAAAACGTTGAACACATGGAAAGAATTTGAGGATTTCGTAAACGAAACGCACAATTCAATTCGACAAGTCGAGGGCTATGTATTGGTTGATTCTAACGGCTATATGCTGAAAGTAAAAACCAATTACTATCGCACTTGGAAATATCTTCGCACAATATCTGAAAGGGTGCGCACAGGCAAATACATAAAAGAGCAGGCATTATCTTCACAGATTATGAAAGATTTCTGTGAATGGTGTCGTAACAATGTAGAAGTTCTTGGAGAAGATATAACCAAACTTCGTTTGAGATTCTATGGGGATATGGGGGAGGATTACGATAGCATTTATTGATTATGGAGCAATCGCATTTAAAAACAGAAAAGAACAAGAAAAAGGCAGAGGACAAGAAACGCCGTAACTTTTGGCCAATGTCGCCTGTCACACGAATCAAAGAAAGCAAAAAGAAGTACAACAGAAAGAAAGACACTAAAACCCTTGGCCAATATCTCAAAGAAAAGAGCGATGTCGAATGATGAATCTTCTCCTTATCAACTTTTGTATAGGATTGTGTCTATATTCAATTATTCAGGTTGGACTTAGCGGATTTCTTGCTAGAAACCCAAGGGTTCATAGAATTGTTGAGCTGACGCCTTTCAAAAAGGTAGTCGGTACAATTGGCGGATACCTTATATGCTGTATTCCAATATTTAATATTATCAGCATTTTTTCTCTTATAACGCTTCCGACATACAAAGTTGATGAATGTTTCATGCAAGCACTATCAAAAAGTGATAATTGGAGTATATTTTGACGAAAAGCGCTAAAAAGCCCATACCGATTTGACGGTATTGGGCTTTTTGTGTTATAATATATATAGTAGGTTAGGTTACACACAATAAAACAATTTGGAGGGATGAAAAAATGACATTAAAGAGTATGCTAAGTGTTACATGCGGAGAAACCACGCTAAAAATCAAAGCAATCAACAGAGACTGCGATAGCGAAACAATCAATATTATGCGGTTGAAATCTGGTTTCACAGTGAGAGACACTTCAAAACGAGCCGATGAATTTACGGAAACGATTCGGAAGTATGGAGATTTCATCGTTTGTCGTGTAGAGGCCGTTGACGCATATACAATCAAGATTGTATGTGTGTATCCGTAATTGTATAATAAAGGAGGGAATAAAAAATGAACAATAACCTTGCCAAACTGCTTACACTTTCGCCCGGAAACAAATTTAGATACGGCGCACACAAGTATCTTGTTGTTGCGCCGACACGCGATATGTTGTACTTAACAGGACGTTCTTCAACGTGGTGTGCCGACCTTATCAGCGGAGAACTCTGCTATATCAATTCAAACGAAGTGGTGGTCGTAGAGGGGGTAAACGACAAGTGGTAAATATGATAGTTCTTGTAGGTATCCCCGGCTGTGGCAAATCTACGTTTGCTGATATTCTTTGTAGAAATGGCAATGTGGTTAGATTATCTTCTGATGAAATTCGCAAAGAGCTTTTCGGAGACGAATCTTTTCAGGGCGACAACAACAGAGTATTCAACACACTTTATGAACGAGCAGAGCTTTTGTTAAAGGCCAATATCAGCATTGTTATTGACGCAACAAATCTCAAAAAGAGTTTGCGGCGGTATGCTTTCGATATTTGTCCTATGGGCGTAAGAAAGATTGCGCTTTATTATACTCCCGACGTTGAACTTTGTAAAGAAAGAAACGCAACACGGGAAAGAAAAGTACCAGATGAAGTAATCGAAAGAATGGCAAAACAGTTTGAAACCCCAACAACCGACGAGGGTTTTGATGAAGTTATGTGTTTGAATGGAGATGAAATGGTATGAGCGTGTATATTCTTCAAAAAGAAGAAACTGATTGGTTCGGGAGAAAAACGTGCTATTATATCCATGATGATTTTGATAATGGGAATCATTCCATTGTTACAACACGATATGAAGCCGAAGCGAAGCGGTACTATTCATCGGACGATGCCTCGAAAATGGCATGTCGCATCATAAACGTATATGGATGCGTTTGCCGAGTTATACGGATTGATAGCTAAGGAGGACAACATGGAACAGATGAAGCTGAAAAAGTGGGCAATGGGCGGATGGCGGCATGATACGCATAGGCTTGAATTTATAGGTTTTGTCATGGCAAAAGATATGGACGAAGCGTTTCATATTGCGCGTAGTCTGTGGTCTGGTATCGCCTATATCTCAACGGCAAAGTTAGCAGAATAATAAACGAAAAGAGGGATTATAAAATGAACACAAAAACATACCGAAAATATAAGGTTGCCAAAGAGGGAACATATGTATTCACCAGATATGGTTTGGAGATTCCGCTGTCTCTGAACGACGAATACGCCATAGTCGGATTCACTCGACACAAAAACGAGACTTGTTGTATCCTACAAAAAGCAAACAATCCAAAGTCAACAAAGTTTCCGTTGCGGAAATGCGAGCTTGAAAAACATTTCACAGAGTGCTAATATAAAAAGTGAGGGTATTCATAATGAAAGCAGAGAGCATAGGGATTTATGAGTTATACCAAAAAATAAAAGAATATAATATGGACTTTTTCCCACTTAACAATGAAGTATACTATATACGATTGTTTACGAGAGAAAACTTTTTTTGTGCTTGCGGAGTGGAATACTGTTTATACTTGTTTAATGGCGACGACGAACATATTGCTACTATTCATTTTGGCGGAGTAGATAGTGATGATAACTATTTAATGCATGTCAGACTCAACAGGTATAAATATTATTTTGTTTTTGCGTATCACACTGAGGAACAATACCGCAATAAAGGTATTATGGCTGAGTTCGTTAGCTACATAACAAACTGTATTTTTATGTTTTATGATAAAGTGGCTCTGTTCATTGATACAAACAACATAAGATCTGAAAAGGTTGCCATCAAATGTGGGTATCAATTTCTTTGTTACACCTATAATTATGACGGACTTTTTATGAAAACAGAAAAAACGTTCAAAAACGTTGAATCACCTAAATACAACTATATCGAGCTTGATTCCAAAGCTGCTCTCCCAAAAGGCAACACGCCGATGTTATACAAACATATGGAAAGCAAAAACTTTATTATATTCGACAGGAATAAAAGAGAGTATTTTAGAGACGCAATAAAGGTTCTTTCGGATTCATATGACAACTTTTATGTGTTTACAAAAGTGTTGGATGGATATGATTTACCAGAAAGTATGGGTTTCAAGAAAATACCAAGGGATAAGCTACGAAATAAAAATATGAAATACAGAAGCGCACATTGGTATTACAAACTTATTAAAAAGGAGACAAACAATGAAAAACTTTGACTGGAAACTGTTCGCCATTATCGGCGTTGTAATTTTGAGCCTGCTGATTTTGTTGCTTGGGTATATGGTTTCTGTATCCAACACTGTGGCTCGCATGGAAGAACAAATCAACGAATCCTATTCGGGAATTGAGATTCAGCAAAAGCATCGGAACGACAGCATTACACAACTTGTTCAAGTTGTAGAAAATTTCATAAGCCACGAACAAGATGTTGTGGATTCTGTCACAAATGCTCGTGCCGCACTTCAGAATGGTGATGTAGCGGAAGCCATGAGAAGTCTGAACGTTGTAGTTGAAAACTATCCAGAAATCAAATCCGATACTGTTTATGAGAATTTGATGAATGAAATTTCAATCTGTGAAAATACAATTTCTCAGTATCGCAACAATTACAATGCGCAGGTAAAAGAATATAAAAAATATATCAAAATTTTCCCGCATAAACAGATTCTTTCTGCGCAAGGTTATGAACCGATGAACGTTGATTATCTTAC